GTAGCTAATCCTTCATTTGAGCTAGTCCACCGTAATGACTCTGGTTCCATAGCACCAGTTTGATTTCGTGGGAGTGGAATTCTTGTATCCACATGCACACGTTGACGTCTTGCTAATTTAGGGTTTACCATAATAGCTCCTATTATTGTCGAATTAGAGTTACTAATTCTTCATTGGTTGTGGTTGGTGTAACTAACGCACTAGTTAAACCATCATTAAAATATCCACCAGCTAACTTAGTGTATGTGTCATTTGCTTGAAATGCTACATTTGAAATACCAATGTACGCTGGCCTATATAACTTGTTATCGTGTCTATAGAATAACCGTTTATCTTTCTGTTGTCTAGCTGTAATACTAACTAACAACTCTATGATAGCTTGGTCAGTCTGTAAACTTGCACCTGCGTGTAATCTACAGGTTTCAAATACAGCTGACAGTTCATCGTAATCAAAGTACCACGGTACGTTAGCTCTACCTAAAAAGTCAGTGTATAGAACGATTAAAATAGAGTTCTTTTGCACAAGGTTAATATTAACCATCACCTTGTCACCAACCTCATAAGTCAACTCGTAATATTTACTCCCAGCTATAGTAACAACTGTAACTGAAGTGGGTTCTGTGATACACATCGCATCAGCAATACTAACCGAGTAATATCCACCCACAACAATTCCAAATATAGCCACCATAGACACTTTGTCAGATACGTTAAGCAGTTCACAACTTAAATAGTGTTCAGGTACATAAATCTTTAAAGGCTTAACTGCCACAAGACTATCACCCACTTCTTTAAGTGCACTATGTACTACTTTAGCATCACGTTTTAGATGACCCAATTCCATAGCTATACCAACACTAAGTCGTGCGTTAATGTTTTACAAATGAGCCTTACCATAGCTAACAGTAGTGCTTCTTCATAATTTGGATTCTCAACATTTACAGTTTGTGAATGTACTTCTAACAAAATATCTTTAACATCACTTTTGTTAATTTCAGAGGCTACACTACCTCTAGCTGGATATAGTGTACGTGCAACCAACTTAATTAGATAGGCTTCTAAATCAGCAGGGCCGTGGTAATCATGCTCAACTGCATATTTAGCCCGAGTGTGATACATTGTAAACTCAGCTTCACTTTTACAATACGTGTCATTGATATAACGCTCAAGTTCCCGATGTGCAGTTTTCTTAACTACTTCAATATCAGATAAAGCTTTTGATAAGTCCACACTGTGTTGTTTACGGGAATAAAAAGCTAGATGTCCATCAATGTCATTAGATAGCACTTTCTCGTCTAACACTGCGTGCTTTTCTTTAGCTGCACAAACATAACCAAGTAGGGCTTCAATACTTCCACCTTTGTTAACTGTCCAGTCTCTGTATAGTTCAGAGTATACATAGACTTTAGAGTCGTCAGTGCGCACGTTTTCTGATTCAGAATACAAACGGCTATCGTTACAGAACATATGCCCGTTATCAATGTCGTTTGTGTAGACGGTTAATAATCGATAGATTGCAGCACCTAAAGTGTTACGCATCATCAACACTTTACTCAAGGCTTCTGGGTTATCAACTAAAATACCCAGTTTATCAGTTCTGTAATTGATAACGCCGTTAAGTAACATAAACACTGTGATAGCTGCCCGCAAAGGTATGGCGTATGATGAAGTGTCATATTTAAAGTCTAAGCGTGATATTTCTTCACCATAAACTTCTCTTAACTTAGAATCGATTTCAGAACTACCAGTTAAAGCCAATTGCATAATCTCAGTGGGTGCAAGTTCATCATAGATAACTGAGAGTATTTCATTTAATGAATTTACATTCGGATACGTGACATCTTTGTATTCAGATACCATAGCGGCGAATTGTGCATCGTAAAGGATTCGTGGAGTAATCACTTGTACAATTTCTCTATACAACCCAGTATCGAACATAAGGGCTCTAGTGCGTTCCTCTTGAATATCTCGAAAGATTGAATCAACTAGAGGTTTAACTGTGTTTCTTGCAGCATCCACAATGTTACAGATTACTCGTGCATACACTGTGACAATTCCACGCTGAACTTGTTCATGGCTACCAATGACGGATAAACGTTCAAGTGAAGCACGCGTTATATCTTCATCACTACCAGCCTCTAGTACAGTCGGTAGCGTACCTAACAAAGTGGCTATTGGACCTTGTGGCTTAGCAGCAAAACCCTTGTTAGAATACGAGGCTGTAGCTGCAATGTCTCCAGCTAACTTTAAAATATCTTCTGTTAACATACCTGTCTCCTTAAGACAAAAGGTTTGAGTTAATTGCATTAGCTGCAATTTTAGGTACATCTGAAACATCGATACGATTAGGCATACTTTTACCTATAGTCGCATTGATAATTTCTGTAGCCAGGCTTATTGTAACCGCCATTGCTAATTTAGTGGTATGCTCTTTTTTTGAAACTTCAGTGTTGGATATAACGGTTGTTTCATTGGATTGTGACATAATAGTTCCTCTTGTATTATGGGAGGTTACTCCCAGTTTAATTACGATTTATAAATCTTTATCATTTCAAGTGTACCGACCCTTAGAATTTCATTCATCATACCACATATCTTTATAGCTTCAACAATACGGTTACTTACAGATAAATGCGCAAACTTAAGGTCAATCACTCTACCATCTTCACACGTCATTGGGTCAGTTGCTACACTACTAACTGTGCCCTTAAGCTGATGGCCAACTACGTATTTGTCACCACCTTCCATACCTAATAAAGAATCAATAAAAATGCGTATTACCATTTGGTTAGGTTCTAACTTAACTCCCCCTACACGAATAGATTCATTTATTTTACCAGTCTTTGCATCTGATGAATCTAACGTGGTAACTTTCTTACCACGTAGGTTATCGTATTTTGTAGCAATGACTTGTAAACTCTCGTGCATATCCTCTAGCTTACCGTAGTATACAACGTCCATGAACGTTATTTTACCATAGACTTTTGCTTTAGGGTTGTTAGCACCAATGGCAGTAAGTGCCTTTATTGAACTAGGGTCACGCGTATGTAAGTCTTCACTAACAAACCCCTCAAGAGTACACATGATGGTTTCAGGTTCCACCTCCATACCAACTTGAACTAAGTTGTGAACAACGCTATCGAAGTCTACAACTATGTAATGTGCTTTAGTCTGAGTGGTGTACATTTTCTTAGCAAACTCACTAGAAAACACAGCTCCATCTTCATTGGTTAAACTATTATCTACTAAAGCTACATTAGCCAGTACACCATGTTTATAGACCACGTTGTTCGGATTTAATTCACTTCTTTGAAAGAACCCCGCATCAAAAATTAATATATCAGACTTTTTAAATTTCTGACCAACTACCATGTCTGTAACACGGTTATGTGCAACCATTGTCCCACTAACAACACCGTGTTTAATACCAAACTCATAGTTGTGTTTTTTAGTACCAGTGTACATTACGGTTAATACATCTTTGGTAATATTAGACACCACCCCATCATCCAATGCACTAACTGCAAATAACTCATCAGCTCTAGCACCTATAATTTCCTCATACCCAGTTCTATATGGTAACGCCTCATAATTGTCACACGACACAGTGTGACTATTTTGTATAGAAATAAAACATTGGCGTTTTCCATCGTCATGTGATGCACCTGGACTCATCAAAAACGATGTACTTAAACTATTCACTGGGTTAGCATCATTAAACTCAGTATATTTAGTCATACCTCTGTTGTTTTCAAACAAAGGGTCTGCTGTCAAGGATGCACACACTCCCACTTTTCCAGAGTCTTTAGTGTCCATAGAGTCTATACCAAAATCCCCACGTTTAAACCCTCGGTCATCTTTCATCATAGTGTCACCACTACGACCACCAGAACCAGTATGTGTAAATGATTCTTTCTCCTTTAAGTTATGTATAGGGTTAGATTCTTCAACCAACATTATTGTTTGGTCTTGTTGAATACTCAATAATAATGCTCTAGGGTTAATGGTGAATGATGTACCCGAACTAGAGCCCTTAGCACGGTGGGTTCTCATAGCTAAAACTAACTCTCTATAAAGCATCCCAGCTATACGCTCATACCCCTTATATCTAACAGACTTGGTATCTGGCATATGGTCGTCGATTAGTAAGTCACTAGCGTGTAATAATAGCTCTTTAAATTCAGTAGGTTGTCCTTCAATCTTTAAAATAGCTTCTGAGATTGGGTCTATGAACATATCCCACATTAACCCAACCTCACGAATGTGATGGATTGATAAACCTAACGATGTGAAAATTGACGCATATGCTTGTTTGTGGTTATAGTCTACACTTTTGTAGCGATTAGAGATATCGCGTATTGAGTGCAAACCACCAACTATCAGCTTTCTATACGGGTTACTTATATCAATTACAAACACTGTGTCTTTACATTTAAACAGAAATTCATTTTGGTCATATGGTATACGGATGTTAGTTGGTTCTTGTCTGTAAGTAACGTGTAAAAGTCTAAATGTTTTTTCAATACCATATTGTATAAAAAACGCAAGTATGATTGGAAGTCTTTTAGAGAACATTTCGATTTCAGTGTATTCAATGGGACCGTTACCTAAATCTTCACTAATCAAATTTGGCACTGTGCCTAGATATATGACATTGTGGTCTGACATATTTTTATCAGTTTTGGGAATAACTACATACACTTTACCGATGTCATCCATACCTAATGGTTGTTTAGATTTAATATCCCTTCCACAAGGTATGAGTTTTAATTCACCCATAGCTGAAATTTCTAACTCTGTAAAACTTTTACTTATATTTGAATACGAAAAAGTAAACTCGTATTGGTTAGAGACAGTAAACCCCCGATATAATTCTGCAATCGCAGAATACATACGTGGAACTTTGTCTTTAATTATAGAAGTACCGTGTAGTATATCTGTAACATTACCATCTGGGTTATTACGGTTATCATTATTCAAAAGGACTTTATTAATCCATTTAGAGATATTTAAAGACGATGCTTCAGTGCGAGTAATAAACAGCTTACCATAGTAAGTGCCTAAAGCTACTACGTTTGGTTTAGTCTTAATTATAGGCATCTCTCCTTTTTGCTTATCTAAGCGATATTTAGTTCCACCTAAGGTAAATGTACCATCTTCTTCAACAATCGGCATAGTGAGCTTAAATGGTGCCGATTCACCTGCAATTGGAACTGAGGATACAGTGTATTCAATTGTCTTTGAAGCAGCATCTATTTTTTTCTTGGCTTTCATATCCTTAATGATAATTCCACCGTCCTGTAATTTCAAAACCATTTGCACAATGTCTTTTGGCATTATGTTCTTAAGATAGTCTTTTTCCATTGAGTCTAATGAAGAATACTTCATGCTATCTGGAATTGACCCAGCCGAATCGTTTATTAAAACGTCTCTACGGATAGTTATATCTTCGTCCGTAACCACCATTTTGTCGAGTGTTTTTCCACTACCGTGTGGGTCTTGTATAGATTTATAACGTTGTGATAACTTTAGTAAACCAGTTTGTTCCTTAGCCGATAAGTTACCGTTTTCACCGTGTTCATTTATCAATCTTACAATTGTGCTATTTGGGTCTAACCCTGTTGCATCAGTGTGGGTTTCTTCTTCTAGTTCTTTTAAGTCAACTGGATTTCTTAAACCAATTAAACTATCTAAGAACTTATGGAATGTAGTAATTGTAGCTTCATAATCTTCAACCGACCATTCGACCAAATCACCGAGTGATAAAATTATTGTTACACCGGATTCAATGAAAACTAAATATGTGTTTTCTAGAACAGACTCATCTATTTTAGACACTGGCGTTTCTACAGAAGGATGTAGTATCTGCCAAAGTTCAAGTAAATCAAACCCATCCTTAGTGTAAAATTCAGACATTCCACTGGTGGTAAACCCATGTAAATACTTATTTAGTTCGGCTTTGGTTGGGAGGTGAACTGGCATTCTAAACTTAATAAAATGTGAACGTCTACTTCCAATTTGATTGATTGTATCCCACATTGTAGAACGTATGTTACTCCAACTATTATATTCTGCTAAAGGGCTTTGTTTATATTCAAACAACTTACCTAACATCGAATAGTTTATAACTAATGGACATTTCTCCAATGTTAATGATCTATCTAAGTTAGACACTTCTTTTATTTCTAGGTGTCCTCTATGGTAGGCTATTTTTAGAGTATTTAAATTAACGGTCGTCGCACTAGGGTTACCTAAGTGGGTGTGTAATTTGGTAACGTGAAATATTTTTGATTCAGTGTAGTGGTTTCGTAGTAAGCTGAAACTTTTATCAACCCCTAACTCAGAACTCACTTCTGGAATAAAGTGTATAGCTGAATCCACTGGTAAAAAAAGTACACTCGGTATAATCTTTTTATAGCTACTACCAATTTTAACAATTGGTTTTGACACAAATCTAATGTCAAAGTCTTTTTGTTGAATAAGGGTACTCACAGTAATCTCCTAGGTTTAATGTATACAAACGATTTATATAATACTGTAAATAAAAAAAAAACATAAAGCTTACAAGAATTCTAATTCTGTCGAATTCGACAGAATTAGAAAATGTGTCTTTAATGTTTAAATTAACTTGTGTATCTGAATGTCCAACATGGAGTTAAGTTTGATGTGTCAATTAGAGTTGACATTCGTTCTTTAAAGTCAGAGGTGTAATGTGTCTCTGAACACACTACATCCTCAAACACACCTGAGATAAAGTGTTCATCAAATCCATCTATATAAAGGTTAGAACTATACATACACACTTCGATTTTATGAACCGTATACAGCGTTCCTTTTACTAAACCTTTATCGTTAGCAGATTCACTGTCACGTTACACCTGCCATTCGATTTTAAATTCTTCAACAGTTACACTTCTTGACGTAAAGTTATACGATCTGCCATCGATTTGGGCACTTGTTTCTTCACACACGCCTTGCTCCGGGACAACAACATCTTTGTATTCGCATAGTAAAATAACCACGTCCATACCAGGTGTCATAACCCCAGTGATTTTTCTATAACTGTACACTGAAATGGTAGGTGAGATACTGCCGCCAAGGCGATATTCGTATGCAAATGGAATGTCATCAGTTGGAGTGTTATCGGTAAAATGTTTGCAGTTCATGTAATCTAATAAACAAACACCACCGCCGACCACAGCAAAGTTAACTTCGTTTTCATCACCTTGTGTCAACTTTGACTTCAGTGTAGAAAATGTAGCTTCTTTATATGGTAGGTTTGTATTGATAACAGCCTGTAAGGTTTCCGTTATGTGCTTTACAGTAGCGTCATACTGTGGGTGGTTTTTAGAAACATACAAGTTATTTAAATTTAATGCGGCTGACCTTTTTTCATTTTGTGCCATGATATTTTACCTTTTAGTTAATTGTTAATTTTACCATTCAGTCTTTCAGTCTGAAGTTTATATGCTGCTTTAAAAATACCTAAATCCAAGTTTAAATCAGATAATAGTTTGGATAATTCAATTAACGACACAGTATATTTTTCTCCCCAGTTATCTAATTCATATCTTACAGCAAACTGGGTTACGTAACAAACCCAAATGTTTCCAGATGGAGATACCCACCCTGCACTATTTTCACTATGGCATACTAAATCATTAAACTCATTACCCATAAAGTATTCTTGGGTAGCAAGAGTGTATGGGGCGGCTAAAGTTGTTCGTATATACGCACTGGCTGCAACCTTCGATTTGAACTTTACAGATTCTAAATTTACATGATCCTGTACATGAAAATACTCGCCATCGCAAGTTAATGTCAATCTCTCATTTGAACTGCACCAGCTACGCAACTTACTCAAACTACCATTGTTGTGCCCACATATAAGCGCCTGCCAAACAGGACTATCTACGTCTGGGGCATACCCCATGACGCAAGCGTTATAAAATCGATGATATTCGTTAAATGGAAATGTAACGTTGTCAACCATATTACATTGCAATTCTGCTTCTACGACTGGCACATCTAACGGTTGTGTTTTATAAAAGTTCAACCACTCTTCATTTGTACCATGAAAAATAAATTGCAATTTCCCATCTTTGTATATGTCAATTTGCATAATAAGTCCTCCAAAAATATAGTACGAATTGTACCACTTAGATAATATATATTTGTTTACAACGTGAGCTAGAGTTTACTTTATGTCGTTACAGCCTACACATATGTGTAGGCTGTAACGCTAATTAATTATTTTCCTAACCCAACGAGTTCACCTGTGTTTTCTACAACTTGAACACATCTATCGTCATATAGTTTAACCATGTGAAAATCTTTTACATTGGTTATCTCCAACTCACCAAGACCATGAACAGTCAACCACTCTTTTACAAAAGGAATTGCTTCATCATCACAGGCTCTGGCTGTAAATATCTTTACGTTTTGACCATCACTTAAATACTGTTTAACTCGATCTACCATAGATGGAATCGGTTTACCAATAAACTCGATACCTTTCCACCCATCGTATTCGGCTAATGTACCATCTAAATCAAAACCCACCCAAGACTTATCAACTGGCTTCGATTCAGACCAACCTAATTCTCGCATAGTGTTATCAAAGGTGTCTTGAAAAACATTTCCTACGCGATGTCGTTGTTCGTGTTTAAACTCTAAAGTGTTAACGTTTCTACCATTCAAATATGGGTCTATCATATTTTCATTTCCAAACCCCAACTTAAAAGTACCTCGTACTAATGATAGAAAATCAATTTCTTTTAGTGATTTAGCATAGATAGATGACTTAGGTTTAGTTGAACCTAATTGCATATCCATCTCTAAAAGTTTTTCTTTACCAATCTCTAATAGTTTACCATTTGGTTTAAACCCTAGTTTGTTATAAAGTCCAATAGCCCTAACGTTTTCTGTATTTACGTATAGGTAGAGTAGACTAATACCATCCTCTTTTAATGAAGATATGAGAGTGTTAATTAATAACGCCCCATAGCCTCTACCTTGGTGTTTAGCAAGCACACCTAACCCAAAGCTAGCTTCACTCTTATATTTGACAACAGTGCACCGTATAGCCCCCACAATTAGACCATCTAAATCCAATACGAAATACTTATTTGGTTCTTTAGACATTTCATTAAATTTATTAGTTTCAAATGAAACTTTATTTGATTCAACAATGTCGTTTCGTAGATAGTTAGTTTCAGACACTAAGGTTTTCCATAGCTCGATTAACTTAGGTAAATCTTTCTTTGTAGCAGAACGTACAACTGGTGGTTTGTACACCTTTAGATCTTCTGTACCATAATGAACACTTTCGTCGTTTAAAATAGGTTTAGTGACTTTATCTTTCTTTAGATGTTCTTTAAATTCCTCCATTGTAATTTCAGTTACTGAACCTAAACCTTTCCAGTCTTTAGTAAAGTTACTTTTATACGCTTTAACAGCAGAGTCTAAAGTAGTAAATCCGAGCATTACTTTATGTTCATCAAATTTAAGCGTATCTGGAAATATCTGATTCACAACAAATACATCCTCTGACTCTGGTGTATCACCAACATATACATCAACGTGGTCACCATCAGCCCCTAACGAACCTTTAACATACCCATAATGATGAGACATTACACGAGACCATTCTTTACCGTCTTTATCAACCCCCTTTCGAGTAGACCCCTGTGGGTTTTCAATAGATATTCTTAAACCTTGTAAAGCGATATGACCTTTCTTATAGTTACCGGCTTCATACATTGGAATCGTTGGCTCTGGTAAATCGTTTAAGTGTGACGTTGCAGCTTCATGTGCAGCTTCATCTATATCGTCTTTTAAATCCTCTAAGCCAGCTTTAGATGGATAAAATCCAATAGTCATAGCCTCAACTACTAATTCAGAAATTTTATTATTAATACCATATCGCAATTGCCCAGTTTGATTTAATAAAGATTCTTTACTATTATGAAAGTCATGGACTTCTTTTCTAGCTTCTTTAGATAAAACAAACTGAATACTCATTTTCCTACTGTCCGGTTAGTGCGTTAAGCTAACCCGGTGTGCTAAGACACCCGCCTACACTCTCGTGTAGGAGCAGATCATATCTTCACCCTGATATATCAGGGAGCTTCCCACTTCTTCCTCATTTTATAACTAGAGGCTCTACTCCCTGGATAAGGGATGATCGTTGAACGTTCTCCATATCACATAGTGACTTAGGAGCTTCGCTGCTAAAGGGGACTTATGTCCCACGGTTGACTCTACCTAATCATTTTCAGACATTCATAGCCTGTTTTCACGGCTATTGTAGTTGATTAGTCTAACGAGTTATTCCAGCAATTCAAGAAGAATCTATCACACAGTTACCTGTGTGTAGGACTCAATTATACACTGTATGCGTATTTAAAATTCCAGCTTGACGAAATTGGTAAACCCTTAAGGCATTTGGAAATAAGTTTTCTATTTAAAAAAGTTCTTACTTCCGCATCTCTAATAGATTTAAATTCTTGTCTTCTTCCATCAGTTCTAATACCCATCTGTTTTAGGTATTTGTTTGTACATCGCTCCCCCAAAGTTAATTATAATAAGGTGCACATGCGTTGTGTACCGTATTATATTAAAACCGTAGGGCAAACTATTACAACAACCTTATAAACCTATGAATTACGCACATTTTAATGTATAGTAAAAATCTCCATCGTGGTCAGCACCTGCCCCATTTTCTTTATTAGGGTGGATACTACAACTGTCAACAAATGGTTCAGATTTAATTGGGAAACTAAATAGATGCACATCTCCCAATAATGGTTTCCAGTGTTCATCTAATTCAATCAAGTTATCAGCTTTTACTGTAGTGACCAAATACGTCTTAGCTCCATAAATAGAACCTAAGTCAGCCACTGGGTATCGAGTGTCATAGTTACCAACGTCCTCAGCACTTCTATAAACTGATAAATAAAATGCTTCAGCCCAAGTGAGTGGAGACACTTTACTTTTATCAAACCCGTGTGGTAAATCTGAAATATCATAAAACACTTTAACATGTTTGTCATCTCGATACACTAATGCAGCATAGTTACCATCTATCATAATTGGTTTATGTCTAGTGGTATCTTTAGCAAACCCATTTATTAATTTTTCAATTCCTTCTTCTGTTCCCCAGTTATCCACTGTGAATTTAGATGGTGTAATAGTTTTGCGATTTAAGGACTTTACATCCACTACATACGCCATAGTGGGCATAAACTCTAAAACAGGTGCCATAGGGCCTTTACGGATGTCGTAGATAGTTAAATCAATAGTGCCCTTAAGGTATTGATGTAAACCAACTAAAGTGTGGTCAACGGTGATTGCATCTTTAGCACCTAGTTTCTTAGGGGCGGCATCCATAGCAGTAATTACATTTCTCGTACCGCCAGATACGTTTCTAGATGCTACCTTATCCATTAACCAACCGTGTTTACCAGACATGATAGTTTCAAGGTAATCGTAGATATCGTTTGCAGCCTGTTGTAAAGTCCATCTAGCTGTATCTAACATAGGGTCATTTACATTACGACTATGTATAGATATTGTATTACTAGCGCGAATCATCTTCCTATACATCTGGTTGATTTCATCTTCTTTAGGACGTTCTTGGGAATTCATTTCAATATCACGTAAAGCGGCCGGTATCACTTGATAAAATTGATACATACATTTGTCTTTACTCTTTTCCATTAGCTTGATTCGTAAGTCTCTAATGTTAGAATCATTTGTAGCGTGCATCATTTCTAAGAAATGACTCATAAAGAACGCATAGCCTGTTTTACCATCAATGACATTGGATGGAACAAAGTCTTTCAACTTACCATCCCATAGAACGTAAGTCCTACCAGAGATAATACCTCCATATAAACCTTTTAGTTTAACTAACTCCTTAAAGATTTTAGGATGCATAATTTCAGTACGTAAATCTATATAGCCGCATCTACTTTGACGGTCGTACGTTCCGACTTCACCAAATGCAATTGAGCTATACAATCCGTCTACATTGAACTGATTGTCGCTAGAGAAAATATCTAGTGAACGAACTGGTAACTGACCAGCTATTTCTGATCTATCGTTCGGTAATAAAAATATATTAAATGGTAACTTATCAATACTCATAACTTAACCTATTAGGTGAATAAAATGGCAAAAAATAAAAATGATTTAATGGATTCTGGTGGTGATTGGGGGGACGATGACGATTTTGACATGGATAGTTTTGACTTAGGTGATGATAATCTAAACGCTAATCGTTCGGCTACCTGGAAAATACAAAATGGTCTTAGGCAAGGTGCAATTTCAAAAGCAGGTGGTGGTAATTTAGCTAAAGGATTACTATTTGCGACACTACCAAAGTCCTACGAAAACGCATTTACTGAAGTCGGTAGAGTTAAGAGTGAATTAGATAGTATTTATTCATCACTTAAGAAAGATGCAGATCCCGTTATACGTTCATTAAAGTCCGTCGCAGGTACATTCAGTCCTATCACAAATTTTATACTCCCTAAAAAATTAGCTAGTAAATTATTAAGTGACGACGGATACGACCCTGGTTACGGAAGTGAAAGTTCCTCAGATAACCAAGAAGACTCAGAGGTAGCTAGTGCAATTTCTGGGGTGTTTGGAGCTGTGGCTGCACAAAACGACTCACAACATAGGGAGCAGTTAGCACATACGAATTACGATAGGGAAATTGGTAAAAAACAATTTGAATATTCAGCTCAACACCAAGGTAGTCAATCTGAACTGTTATCTCGTTTAGTTGGGTATCAAGACTCCGTTTTAAATGCATATCATAAAAAATCATTAGAGCTCCAGTATAGACAACATTATTCTTTAAAGTCATTATTAAATGTTACAGTTGAAACTGCTAAAGCTTCAATTGAAGAACTTCGTGCCATTGCTAAGTTTACAAGTTTACCAAATGAGGTAAAAGTAACTGACTCTGAAATTTTACAAAATAGAACTAAACATTTACTAATTGGTAAAGTTCAGGAGAAATTTCACGGTGGAGCTAGTGCGTTCTTGCACAAATTTCGTAAAGGTGCAATGTCTGAAATACAAGATTTTTTAGGTGGTGTGGGTAACGCGTTAAATACAGCTGAGACATTTGGTAGCATGAGTTCTGGAATGGGCGACACCACTACTATGTTGAGTTCTGGTTTAGGCGAGGAATTAATGGGTGGCGCTGGTAGATTAGCCGGTAATATATGGGGTACAAAAGTACGTAACGCCATTGACCATCACGCACCAGGTTTTAATAATGGCGTTATTAGTCTCGGTAATAAAGCTGCCAGAATTCAACAGCAGTGGCCGGCTATGATAATGGATTATCTACGTGAGGGTAATGGTCAGGGGTGGCGTGGTGTTGGACATCGAATTATGAATGATGAAGGATCTGGTACAACAGATATAATTAAACACGACTTAGCCAACGAAGCACATGAACAAACCAGTTGGGATGCTTTATCAAGAAGAACGTTGATTGATATCATACCCGGTTACATGAGTAGACAATTACAAACACAAGACAGCATTTACAACATACTTACAGGAAACCCAGATAGGGCTGATAGAATTGTTTATAGTGTAGATGCCGAAAGATTTATTACCCACAAAGAAAGAATTAAACGTACAAAGCTCCAGTTAAAGCAAACGTTAAATGCAGGTTCAATTAAAGATGAAACTAGTAAGTTAGTTGGCCATATAGACGATGGCACATTGACTGACGAAGAAAAACATATCCTTGGTTTATTTATGGCTAAAGAAGCAGATAAAAGTTCTGCATTTTCTGTTAAGAAATATTCCGATGAAATGGAGTTACCTGCTGAAATAGCTGAACGCGTTGCACCAATGATTCGAAAAGCATTTGGTATTGAGGAAACCGAAGATTTAGATGATTTTGGTAGACGTAAATTTAAAGTGATAGACTCACCAGAATCTACGGATAGACATACAAAAGCTGCAACTGCGTTTGGTAATTTAGGTCGTAGTTTTACTAATATGGATTCTGTACTTGGGTCTAAACACAACCTAGGTGAAACAGAAGATCTATTTGATTTAGGTGTGGTTAATGATAAAGGTGCTAACTCAGAATACAAGTGGGGAATGACCGATAAATTACTCAGAAGTAAAAACCGAGAGGACTTTTATAAAGACTACGAAAACGTAGCTCCTACAAAGGCTGAGATATTAGAAGTTCTTGCTAACATGAATCGTGGTAAGAAAGGTAAGAAAAAGAAAACTGTAGAATCCGATAGTCTAACACAACGGTTAATGGGTATGCTTTCTTCTTCCGATGATAGTCCATCCCTCGGAATGTCGGGTGGTATGCCTACAGAAATAAAAGTGGATTTTAAAGATGATTCGAATAGAATCATTGAGGCTATTACGAATAACACTACTTTGGTAAAAGAGTATTTAGAACGTATAGCTATCGGTGTGGAAAGTATTGAAAGTGTGGGTGATAGTAGTGCATTTGGCCCTATTCAACCACTCTATGATAAACACCGTGATAAAATTGACAGTGCTAAAGGTGCTATTAAATGGGGTGCTGATAAAGCATTGTCAGGTGCTAAAGGTGTACTCACAGTAGGAAAGGGTGCTTTAAGTGTAACTGGTAAGTTTGGTAAATTCCTTTATAACCATACTCCAGATGGACCACAACTTAAAAGTGTTGGTGAGCAAATAGTTATCCTTAGTAAGAAAGGTTTTAGCGTTGCTAAGTTGGCTGGTATCTACGGAATGAAAGCTGTTAGATTAGCTTTAAGTGGCGGTAAGTTTGCTGCAATAGAAGGTGCTTTACCTGGTGCGAAATGGGTTGGTGGAAAGGTATCTAGTGTATTTACTCGTGCTAAAGATTACTTAGGAGAACATGGTGTTTTGGATGGAGGGAAAAAACTCTTAAAGAAGCATGGTCATTTAGCTTTAATGGCAGCTGGTGGAGCATTAGCTATGCATGCTGGTGGAGCGGGTACTTTAGCATTAGGTGCTTTAGGTATACACACCTACATGAATAAAGATAAAAAAGGTGGTTTATTTAGATCGCTCAAAGCTGTGTACACTAAAGGTAAACGTGGTGTACCAGCGTTAGGGATAGAAGGGTTGTTGCATGGTGAGTATATTGATAAGCTTACTGGGGCGGTGATTACTTCAGCTAAAGATATCACAGGTGCCGTAGTTAATAAGTATGGTGAAACTGTAATTACCACTAAGGAGTTTTTAGATGGTCTTGTTGATGAAGAGGGAAAACCCTTTTCTGAAAGTGTTAAAGACCAAGCGATGAAACTGAAAAAACTTTTAACTAAAGGAAACCTTAAAAAAGTTTTTACTAAAGAAAACTTAGCTAGAGCAATGAAAGCTAAAAAATGGTTAACTGATTCTTCACCTGCCGCAAGGTTAAAAAAGATGTGGACTAAAACCCATGTTCAGAAAGACTTAACTACACATGTAGGTGGTGACCCAATAATTAAAGCTGAGACTATGAAACTTGGACTTTATGTAGATGGCCATACAGGTAAGGTAATTAATTCAATTTATCAAATTATTGGTTCAGTTAAAGAAATTGTTGGAACTGATATGATTGAGGTACTTAGTGACCTGGATGTTAAGAATGGTTTATACGATTGTATTACTGGTAAGAAGATTAAACTTAAAAGACTATCTAAGTTAGCTATGAGTAAAATCACTGGGCTAGTTGGAAAGGGCATTAAGGGAATCACAGGTAGTGGAGTTTGGCAGAAGTTAACTAAATTAAAAACTCCAGTGCAGGGTATTGCTTCTGCTGTAATTGATAAGTTAGCTGATACGATGGCTAACAAAGATAATAAGGTTGAAGAGTTACTTACTAAAATCTACGACTTTTTAAAAGAAGCTATGCCTGTGGAAGATAGTGAAACCAGAGAAGCTAATAGACCTGGTGGAGCTATGGACCAAATGCGACACAAGCCTGGTGGTGGACTTATATTGCCGGCTGAACGTGGTAGTAAGGGTAAACCTGCTGCCACTGGAGTAGGAGCTTCAGCAGCAGGTGCAGGTCTAATTGCAGGTGGTGCACCTAGTGTCATGCCACCTGGACACGATGAACCTGAGGATGAAGAAAAAGAAAGTGGTGGTACGATGGACACTATGGCTAAGTGGGGCGGATATGGCGCTGGTGGATTAGCCGCTATAAAAGGTGCACTTGGTTACCTAGGGTTTGGGGGAACTGCTGCTGAAACAGGTTTAGCTGTGGAAGGTGTAGGTGCCGCTGGTGGGGCAGGTGCTATGGCTGTAGCCGCCCCACTGTTAGCATTAGGTGGAGGTTTAGCGTTGATGAAATCAGCGTTTGATGACGTTCACGCTAGACGTATGAAAGCTGAGGGTAGAGAAGCTGAGTTAATCGGTGAGTCTGCTATGCCGTCCACTTTCGACAACATGAAAGATAAGTATGTAAATGCTAAGTATAAATCGACATTATCATCATTAGAGAAATTGCGATATTTACAATACGGTATACCTATCGACAATGAAAAAGCAGTTAAAACACTGCGTTATTTTGAAAGCGAAATGTTAGACATAATCTCGATTCCAGATAACAAACCGCCAAACATAGGTTCGTCAATAGATGACATCTGGAATGACTATGGGAGAGTGTTTAATAACAACCCAGCTGACACTAATGCTAAAAAGAGTTTTAGTGTCTGGTTTATGAAACGGTTTGTACCGGTGTATGTTAAACACACTCTAGCAGCAAGAAAGTGGAAACGCAAATTAGATAAAGTGGATGAGTTACCCAACCTTAAAGCACAGTCTGAATTTGTTAACTTAGTCCAATTTGATGGAGATGCTCGAAAGATGGGACTAGATCCATTTTCAGTTCAGTCATCACCATTTAGTAACATTCCGTTAACAGATAACATTGGGTTAGCTGATACGCTATCTAATCAACTAAGAGACCCTAGTAAAATCAAATACGATATATTAGGAAATACTGAAGATATTAAAGACCCTAAAGATATACAGGGTCAAGCAGCCAAATTAGCTGAGGAGGCTAAACAAAAAGATATTGAAGATAAAGCAAAAGACCCATCTATCATTGATAAAGCAAAAGGTATTATATCTGACGCCGCCAGTTCAGTTGGAAGTGGTATAGATTGGCTTCGTGATAAAACAAGTCGTGGGATTGAAAATGTAGCTAACGCTGGAAGTTCTGTTATTGACACTGTTAAAAACATTGTAGGTGATGGGTTTGGAGGCGGGGCTGATACTGAGAAGTCGGACTTTGTTATTTCATCGTTTATGAAGTTGGGATGGAGTAAGGAACAAGCAGCTGGTATTACTGCAAATTTAAAAGAGGAAAGTCAATTTAATCCAGATTCTAAAGGTGATGGAGGAAACGCCTACGGCATAGGACAATGGCATAGTGACAGACAAGAAAACTTTAGGAAATTTATAGGCAAAGATATACATGGGTCTACATTAGAAGAACAAATTCGATTTGTAGACTGGGAACTGAAGAATACAGAAAAAGGAGCAGGTGATAAATTATCTGAAACCACTACAGCTAGTGACGCTGGTGCAGTTGTATCGAAACTTTATGAACGCCCAGCTGCTATCGAGGAAGCTGCTAGGAATAGGGCAAAGCTAGCTAATGGGTTGTTCGATTCATATAACGGTGCTAATGGAAGTAAAAACTTTGTAAGCGCTTTAGGTAATTACGTTAAAGGTGGTAATGGCAAGGGTGTAACATCTAGTGATTGTGATAAAAAGTATGGGGACCCCAATGCTAAAAACAATATTATTAACTGGAATATACCTAGTGACTTACGTATTAAACCGTTTCCAAATAGCTTAGAGTGTAATAAGGACCTAGTAGGACCGTTATCTCAGGCATTTAAAAATATCATTAGTAGAAATCTAACTAACCAAATAAAGACATTTGATGGGTGCTTATGTATTCGTAAGAAAAGAGGTGGAAACACCATGTCGTTACATAGTTGGGGCATTGCACTTGATATTAATGCAGCTACTAATGGGTTTGGTGCACCTCCCACTATGTCACATGAGTTAGTGGCATGTTTTACAGACTCAGGCTTCGATTGGGGTGGCAACTGGTCAAAACCAGATGGTATGCATTTTCAGTTATCTAGTTTAAATGGAGCTAGTGCACCAGCCGGGTTTGTGGTCCCTAATGAAAAATCTATTTCAGATACAACGTCTACGACAAGCGTACAATCTCCAACGGACACATCGAGTTCACAACAGGCCGCCACATCTACAACACAAACGTCACCAATGAAATCTTTTTCTATGGATGATTCTAGTTCTGGTGGAGCACAGCCGATTGGAGCTATGTCTGCAACATCTACCGCTAACACCACTCCGTCTACACAGACAGAAACAGCCGCAACTACACCAGTTAGTAACGTTGGAGCAATAGGTGGAACTGCATCACCAATGATAAGTTCTGATGTAACTAGTGCAGAAAATAATTTGTTAGGTATTAAAACCCAACCTATTATGACACCAGCTACACCATCTGGACCAGATGTAGCTTCTGTAGTTGAATCCACAGCAACTACCGCTGAGAAACAACGTACTATGCAACAACAAACCCTGGAGTCTATTAATAACACATTACAGTTAATGGTGAAGAATTCAGCTACCCCTGGTGAAGCTATGGCGGAAGCCGCGCGTAATACACTTCAACCAAAATCACCTTATCAATCGACAACTAAACCAGTTACGCCAATGGTGGATATGTCAATGTAATACCAACCTCCCCCTAGGATATAGTGTGTACATTCACTATATCCTAGGGGACACTATTATGGCTACACTTACCTCTGGCTCATCGCTAGATAAATTAAAAGATAATGACTGGGTGCGGCAAGCTTTATTTACGCCACATCGCACCCATATACAAGCAAATGCTAGAGATAATGACGGTAGATTTAGCATAGGACAATTAATGTTTGAAGATACAGCGTTAGGTGGTGGTAGGTTCATGAACCCAAAACCACAACCGTGTAGGCTTTCAGACCCTAAAGTGAAATCGTTAATAGCTTCCGTAAAGACTGATTTATCTGTCACTGGAAGCTCAACTGATAAACTAAACCCTGCACAGACATTTGGTATGGGTAGATGGTATGCTGAAAAGATAAATCAACATCAGCAGTACATTACAATCCAAGTAGGTATACCACAGTTTAACTCTATTGGAAACTTTATGAGTTCATTCTACGACCCTGGACAAGCTATTTTAGCTAACACTGGGTCTTTAATAGATGCGATGGCTGTTACTTTACTTTCTACCGTAGGTTCAGTGACAGTGTGGGCGTTATGCCCTATATTTTCATTATTGTCAGTTGGATTTAGTACAGGTAGAAAAGCATTTGCGGATTTACAAAACAGACCACTTAGTAAATTTTACTATATAAGTCCACAAATGACAATGTATTGGAGTACAGTTCAAAACATTATTAATGCTTTAGTGGTGAACCTAAAATTACAGGGTGGTGTAGCAGAGGGCGATTTAAAAAGAAAGGGTACTGGACCAACCACTGTAGAAGAGTCACTAACAAAAAACGATGTACTAAAGGAACTAGGTAGAATTTTACCAGATATATACTTAGCAGATGGAGGAGGGATAGATGTTAGAGTAGTTGCAAACAGATATGAACGTTTAGCTATAGCACATCAAAAGAAGTTACAAGGTATTACTGAAAGGACTAGAGGTGACGCTCCAGAGTGGGAAGATGTAGCTTCGGATATGGTAGAGTATTTTAAAACTGGGTTAGCGGGTCCAGTCGGAACAGTCGCGTTAGCATACCCTACTTTAAAATCACTTATAGATGGGTATAGAGAAAGTGGTAAGTCAGCAGATTTACATTTGATAGATAAGCTTATGGACGCAGTGTCTCCACAATCTGCTCCAAATAAAAAAGCAGACACAGTGACAGTAGATTCCACATCTATAAATTCGCAAGCGGCAGCTACCACCGGTGTTACTAGCGACGGTTATAAATTATCAACCAGTGTATTTGATTACTGGCAAGAGAAAAAAGAATTCTGGCAATCAGAACAAAGAGACGGTGGGCAGTTTGTAAATTTTGCAATTGATTACGAAAGACATGCTCAGGAGTCATTTAGTAATACACCCAAAGAATCTGATTTAGCTGCTAAGATGAACTCTCGAGCTAGAGCCGGTAGAGAAATGTTATTCAACACAGCTAACGGTAACTTAGGTGACGGCATATTACCTAGTGTAGTGGAAACACTTCTTGGTGTTGCTTCAATAGTTATATCTGGTGCAGCTAACGCAGTGGGTATGTCTGGCTTAGCTATGTTAGGTGGTAAAGCATTTGTAGACATTCCTGAATTTTGGGATTCGTCATCTGTAACATTGCCCAGTATGTCGTATACGATTCCATTACGTTCTTGGTCTGGTCATCCAGTTGCTCTATTGCAAAATATATATTTTCCAATGGCTATGTGGTTAGCATTAGCCGCACCACGTTCAGCTGGTAGAAACTCATATACCAGTCCATACTACGTTAAGTGTTGGCAAAAGGGTTATGCACAGTGTGCATCTGGTTTGGTTACATCGTTGTCTATTACTAGAGGCGCAGGTAATGTAGGGTGGAATGCTTATGGGAACCCTATAGCTGTAGATTTACACGTCACCATAACAGATATGTCAAAAATGGTACATATTCCCATAGGTGCAGATTTTTCTGCAATGGACGTATTTTCAAATGCGTTAATTGATAAACCTATATCTATGTTTGATGAGGATACAGCATTCACTGACTTAATGGCAGTGTGGGCGTCTGTTGGTTTAAGTGAGCAGTATTATGCTACGAATAGATGGCGTATACGAACAGCTAAAACAAAAGCTAATATGAATACGTTCTTTTCAATGAATCACCTACTGTCAACAATTAGCTCTAGTCAATTAGGTCAATTAAACTCAGCAATATTTTATAAACAGAGCGCCTCATTATAAAAAAAAATAATGTGTACAGGTGGAGCCTTTGCTCCACCTGTACACTACTTATCAATTTCTTTTTTTAAATCGTTCTTTAAAAGTATTACGAGGGTGAGTTGATTTACCGTTATCGGTTCCACCATAAAGCATTGCTCCAGGGAACTGATGAACAAATACTTCTGCTGCTTCGATAGAACTGCAAATTAACACGAACTGTGAGTATCCAATATTCCAATCAAGATTAGTTTGTATTTGTTTAAAGTAATCCGCTTGGGTATTCTTTAAGGTCATCTTCCAAAATATCATCGTTTACTATCTGGTCTAACATGACTATCTCCTACGAATATTATTATGCACCAAGGTGTAAAAAAAAAATAAAATATATAGTACCATATCGAGGTTAACCTCGATATGGTACACTAAAATAATTGTGTAAACTCCGTACATTAATTCCAGTTAAAGGAATTAGCCCCTGTTAGGCAGAGGCGCCCTCGGAGGTTTACCACATAAAACTTTTATGCAACCACTGCTACAATCTCCGATATATCCGGGTTGTTTCTCATTTGTACTGCTAGTGCAGCTTTAGCCCAATCGATTAAACGACACTCCAAACCGATATCGTGCAACACAGAGTCGTGTAGAATACATTCAGATGCGCCGTTGCTAGTGACTTTTATAACGGTTGACTTTCCGTAGCCGACAACTTTACGAACTTCTGTTATCCACGATCTACCGTGTGGGACGTTACCTATTAAGAGTTTAGTAGTGGTTCCGCCACCAGACACTACTGAGTCGATTATTTTCAGTGAAGATTTGTTACCGTGTGCCGCCATACATTGGTTTAAATTTTCCATAGCTATTCTCCTAAGTTAATTAAATGATGGTAAAGTATTTAAGTTTACCATCAAGATAATGTATGCCTGAATAATTAATGAGTTTTGACTATTCAACAATAACAACCCGACGGGGTACAAACGTATGGTCTAATTTAGGGACTACTTTATCAGTAGCTTCATCCACATGTAAAAACTTACAAATATCAATTAGCTCATTCTCATACACGTGTAGTAAAGGTAGCGTTTCAGGATACGTTTCTAAAACGTCATTAAATATAGCTAAGTTATCTTCACCTATTGAGAAGTAAACCATAGCTACCTGAATCTGAACTTTCATATACAAAATAGACAATATTAATTCTTTTGTTTGTGCAAGTGGTTCTGTGCGATACAAGCCCATAAAATACTTAGCTTCTTCAGATTCAGAAATCCCAACTAAAGATTGTGTCATAATTCGACTATACACCGAATGATATACCAGTGTAGCGTTAACAGCCTTTGTAAAGTTTGGAAAGCGTTTGATTATCTCCTCACCAATTGCAACAAACCCAGGTCTGTTTTCTGGTGAAACCGATTCCACTAAATTAACTAAGTTCTGCACGACGTTGTCGTGAAACTCACCTTTTTTGTTTCCACCACCAAATAATAAATTCACAACAAATGTCCCTGCTAAGAGTAATAAAAAAAGTTCTGGGTACATAAATAATTCCTTAATGTAATAAGTACGGCGGAATTACATAAGAGTTATCTGATTGGAGTATTGCATCCACACCTAAAGTCGTATCCGCTTGCAATAGAAGTAAAGAGTCAATGCTAGCATTGATAAAAGGTTTGTGGTTATATACTATTTCAGATCCTCTAGTCGTAAGCCACCAATTTGGTAAGATTGCACCTATACTGTTTACAAAGTTTATTGACGCTAACTTTGTACCCATACAGATGTCATCTTTAGTTAGAGTGTAATGTTCAAGTAAAGTTTCAACTAGATACCTTAAATAATCATTGGTTAAAATATCTGGATACGTTCCTATTAAATTTAATATAGTTTTCTTGTCACCTACTATAGCTGCTTGTTTTGTAGTTTCTTTTAATAAGTGTTGAAGAGACAAACCATCTATCTCGTACATAGTAATTATCGTTGAAACCTCAGTAACGGATAGCTTGTTCTGTATAATGGATAGATTCTTTGGTGTAATTTCTAATAACGAAGTAAACGTTTGTTCTAATTGAGAACCTGAAAAACTCCCAGTTAAACCCACCACTGTAACAATGGCTGTAATAGTGGCTTCTAAATCAGTGTTATTTGTAACAATGGAAATTAACTCAGATAGAGTAGTCGTTAAAAGTGTAGGGCCGTAAGTGTCAATCGCAGATAAAGTCAGACTAAGTGAAATGTCTGATGTATTGGATAGTTTAACCGCAGTAGGAACACCAACGCTAACCATTACTCCGAGTAAAATTACTATTCCTGAATCAGTAAGTCTTTGTGTACCATCAACCCGATTTATGTTAGTTATAGCTGTTAATGAAATATCAACTATTACATTTCCATATTTCGTTACTAACGCTATCTCTGCTGTAAATTTATTTGGGTTATCTAACGCATATTGCGTAACACCTTTTTGTGCCACTTCAGTTTGAAACTGTTGTATTTCAGAAGTTGTGTGTGTAGCAAATTGGGATATAGTTTCGTTTAACGAAAACGTAGGGTCTAAAGTGTATATGTCACGAATAATAGCTAATTTAGCCTCTGTGTAGCACGATAAGTTCTTAGTTGATACAGATACAGCGGTGGCACCATATTGTTGCGTGAGTGAAGCGTACGTGCGCACACTGTCAAGTTTAGTTGGATTCAACCCAGTTAATAAATTTACGGTGTCGACTGGTAACTTAAGGGCAGACCTAATGTAATCGGAATTACCTACAAAGTTTAAACGTGGAGTTATATATGCAAGTTTATTAATGTCACGTTTTCCAATAACATTAAGGTTATTCACTAACTGTGTAAACCCATTAGAAGAAAGTAAATTAGTCACACCAGTTACTGAGGACACAGAACTAACACCTAAGTTTTTATAAGTGTTATTCATATTTACCTTATATCCTACAATGGAACTAATAGCCCCTGATACCACCGCAGTCTTCATAGCTATGTCGCCTATATTAGGTACAGTAAAACCTAAGCTAGACAATATAGTTGTTGCATTTGAATCGTTATTACCAGCAGTAGAATCACCACTACTTTTAAAGCCATCTAAGAATGAAAATATTGACTTTAAACCATCTTGACTAAACGATGATAAATCGATACCCAGTTTACCGGCTATGTCATTAATAGAGTCTATGTTTTCGATGACTGACATAATCGGCGTATCACGAAGTAGCTCTGATAAATTTAACCCATTTGGTATTTTATCAGCCAACTCCATAACTGTACCTACCATATCTTTACCTTGGTCTAACAGATGTGTAGCAAAATCTTGTAACGACGATAACTCCTCAACTAATTCAGGTGGTAAAAACTTACCTAACACATCTCCAATTTTATCAACTGCTAATAAGTCCTCAGTAAGAATAGCTAGCTCCGATGTTTTAAATGGGTCTATCAAATTTATTTCTGAAAATGGAGTTTTATCAAATTTAGTTTTAGTTGGTTGTTTAGCTTTAGGCGGAGTTGGATACGGTTTGGTTATGTCACCAAGAAATGGAATTTTAGGTATCTTTATACCACTTAACAAATTACCTATCTGTGGTGGCTTAGGGAGTGTTATTCCTCCAAGTGGACTTAGTTTATTTAACATTAGCGCCTCTTTAAATTAAAAAAAAAATACGTTGATGGCAGTGTGCTATCAACGTATATAGTTACTCTTCTATGTCAGATAAATCGTCAGTTTTACTATACTCTATTCCTACATCTGGAATAAGGATATCTATTTCCTGAGTATCATTAAGTTCACGCAATCCGTTTAGTGTAGATAAGTTTGTTATCATCTTGTTAGTAGTTCTATTAAACCACAACTCATACACAACGCTATTATCTTCAAAATCACAGGTTACAGAATATATGAGTATTTCTCCCCTACTATAACCTTCTCCATTGAGTAACGCTTTATATGTTTTATTAACAGTATACACACCTGTGTGCACTGAGTTCTTTTTAAGAAACACCATTTTTATATAAACTTTGGTATACCCCAATATGTCTATACCTTTCATAAACATCCCCCATGATAACCTATCCTTAGCTAAAGCTCTAGTGACGTTTCCATTGATACTACATTTTTTTCTTGGTGTAATGTTTGTATAGGTTCTATCTATCCACAAGTTCATTCGTGTTTGAAACTCGTGGGATTTACCATTTACTACTTGAAATGTTAATTGTCTATAAGCCTTCGTTAAAGATAACGAAGCTGCTAGAATGCCATAGCTACCAGATGCTAGTAAACTAGCCATAGGGTTTACAGATTTACTCATGTAGTTCTTCCTCCAAAATGAATTCAGTCAGTTTTAGAAAAGTGTCTAATTCAAAAAATAAGGTTCTATTAACGTAATTTCTATGGACCCCACTTTTAGTTAACTTATTTATTTCTTGAATGTAAACTAATGCTCTTTTCCATGCCACAATCAGACTGATGTAATTGTGGTTTTCCATACCAGATAAACACCATGTGTCTAACCTGTACGTTGTAGCCTCTTGCATAACGCGATTTGTATTGTTACACACTCCATCGTTGTCAAACATCCAATGTAACTGAGTATTTAAAGACGTTAGTAAATCAGATAAACTACTTATATGAAACTCGTACTTAAACTTACTCAACCCCTTATAACTTAATGATGTGTAGCGAAGTTCCCCCACTAATAAACCAGACATAGCCAACGCTTTATCTAAATTCAACATATCGTTATCTAAATGTGAAAAATATAATTCTTTTTTACACTTTGGATACAGTTTAAAACCATATCCGTTTAACCAATTTATAACTAGTACAAGGAATTTTACCATGACAGACACTCTAGAATTAAGTTTACCGAACGTTAGTAACCCAGACGATGTACTATCGTTTACACAAAATATCCTTTGCGGATTTGCTAACGATAATAATACTCCGACTAAAGATAGAATTGCAGCTACAACAGTCTTGGCTAGAACAGCACTTACACAGAAAAGACTTAACCAAGATAACTCCAATGCAACTATACAAAATGAAATTGCTAGAGGTGTACTACAGGCTTTTGCTAACCAAATGCCAAGTGTACATCATGATTATATTGATGCCCCTGTAACTAACGGTAGAGCACTAGGGTTTACAGTTGTATTACCAGATATACAAATTCTTCCTGGTGAGACAAGTACCATGCAGGAAGAATTTACTTACGCTGAGATTATGGGAGAGTATACTGATTGAGTTACTGTTCTTCAGCTATACCAAATGTGCCAGGTGGAAGAAGTTCGAGTAACACTACAGTTAAAATCCAACGTTCTTGTAAAAAGATATCTTCAACGTAACCACCAACCGCAGTCATGTCAACCTCTTTACCAGTGACAGAGTAAATTACATTTTCCCATAGATGAGCAAACATTTCTGGCGTCATACATGACAATGTAAAGAAATCCATTGTTATTTTTTCTAATTCAGAAAACACATTGGACTTTTGTATATCAGTCAGTAGTCTTGGATGCACTTGTGTGACAATCGGCATAGTGTGCATTTTATCTTTAATCGCTTGCCACTGTGATTCCGAAGTGATTAAGTCGTATTCGAAATTGGGAGGATTTACGGCTAATAATACAGATTGTGTTTCATGTTTCAGCTGGTACATTTGGAACGCACAGCTTAGATAGCGTACATCTTGTCTAACGATAGTGCTAAGTATATTTAGTAGGTAATTAAACCCAGAGTTTGAAATTCGTGACATAGTTGACTCCATTAGGTGAAAAAATATTGATACAATGTATGTTACCTGTATAAACAATAACTGTATTAAATATAAAAAGATGATAAAATGTTACGTTAATAACACATAGTTACTTTAGTAAATTGTTTATACAACTAGATAATATATGTCTTTAAAGAAAATGAACATGTACAGTGCCTACGTTAACGTAGGCACTGTACATGACAATTTAATTTACAAATTAACTTTTAGCATCGTACTAAATTCTACTTCAGACATAGTACCGGAGTGAGTTTCAACTAAAACCCCATCTTTAAATAACATAACAGTTGGAACACTTCGCACACTGTAATTTCTAGCAATCACACTTTGTGTAACATCAACCACCGCAAGTGTAATACGACCATTGTACGAGTCAATTACTTTATTAACAATTGGTTTAAATACTTTACATGGAGCACAGTTATCGTGCATAAAGTATAGTAGTGTTAAACCACTATGCGTTTCTAACAAGGATTGAATCTCTTCATCGGACAACATAAACTATTCCTTTTCTTTACTTACAGCTGAATGTGGGATTGTCATTGAGAAATCTGCTAGTGGACAGAATTCTAGTTCTACATACTTCGAAGTATTTCTTTTTAACGACTCAAAAACAACATCGAAGCATTTGTTGTAATGGTCTTTATCACCTTTATTATCTGCATCTATAATGTCAGTAAACTTTACGGGGTCTAGTATACACTTCGGTGAGATAATTGTAAACAGTGGCATTGGGTCTTCTATTAAGTTTACCTGATGTACACCTAGCCATTCGTTTAAGTCGTGTGTTATATAACGACTATAGTTTTCACGTAAATATTTCGGTGTTAGTTCTTCGGTAGGTAAATGTACCCGAGTTATCTTTTTTGTTTTAAACACTTCTGATAAACCATTTGCAAAAGCTAACACTTCTTGTTTTGATATAGAGTACGGATACGTGTTTAATATAATCGTAATCTCTCTGCTATCGGGTCTTGTATCACCAGATATTTGAGATTCGACTATACGTTCAGCTAACAGGTGCACAATATTTGTACTACGAGATAGTTTCACCATAGGCATATCGCGTTCAGCAAACAATGCTTCTACAGCTTCATCGTTAATCTCAGGTAAAATCAATGATAACTTGTTATGCATCCGTTCTCTATATCCGCGTTTTAACAATGGTATTACGTGGTCTGGATTTATCATACCAACACAAACCAAGCGTGTATCGAGTAGACTATCTAACCCAACTAATATTTTTAATGGACGCATTTGTACACCTTGTTATAGATTTGACTTATACATCATCCCACGAAAAATCATATTAGCTGTGGCTAGTGATTCGGAACGAGTACCTAGTTTTTTAATATCTTCTAAACTATACGACCCATTGTTTATAAGTGTGCGTTTAGCTTCACGTAAACCTTTAGTGTTACCACCACGAACTCCTGTGAATTCGTATATAGCGTGGACTTGACCTTGGTCTTTTAATACACCTAATTCAGGTTGTGATATCTTAGCCGTTTTAGATATGCCGATTGCTTGACCTGATAAGTTATCCGTAAACCGTGTGTTTTCAGCTACAGACTTACCTTTAGTAACATGTTGTGACTGTCTACGCACTTGGGCACGTAATACAGGGTATGCTACAGGTGACATCTTTTTAACCCCAGTTACAGGGCTTGTTTCAATTATACGCTGAAAGAAGTTTATCTTTAAACGTTTTGCAATCTTGAAACAAGTCTCAATCTCTACATCCGGGTCTTCAATATTAGGACAAGTATAAGGTAGTGTTACACCACCCTTTTCACAAGTTTCTAACATTAAATTACTGAACTCTTTATCAGATAACCCATTGAGGTATTTATCGTATACAGCAATATTTCTATTTCCTGGTTTACACTCTTTCATTAGAGCTAACCAGTACGCTGTGGCTTCTTTTCTTTTAGACATAAGTGTACCTTAGATGATTTTTAATTCACGGAGTGTAGGGGTTACATTTTCTTTAAACATTGATACATACGCTGGGACATCAGCTGTATCCTCTAACCAAAGTCTGGTTTCTGTAGTATTGTCAAATTGACACAAGATGTCAGTTAATGTAGAATTTAACCAACTAATTTGATGACTTCCACCATTAGCCACTCTAAGGGTTTCTCCATTAGACGTAGCGTTTATTACAGCCCGTAATTTATTTACACTGCGACTTCCGTATGTTTCTTCAATGTCTTTTTCAATAAGACACAATACGCTATTGATGTATTCTTGTTTCATTTTATTTATCTCTTAATTGGGATTCAGGAATTGTACTTAAAATTTCTTTTAAGTATCCGCTAGCTTGTTTAATGTATGGTTGTTTTAACCAGTATGGTGTATACACACCACCTCTCATACGGAGTAAATCCATAGTGGAAAGGAACGGTAAGTTATTGTTATCTTCTTCCTCAAAAATCCAGTATCCTCTGGTTTTATTAAGTAGTGTATCCCAATCGTAACCCATAGCTATTAAATCGTTGTAGAGGTCTTCAGGGGTACATAAATATTGCTTTCCAGCAGGAGAAAACAAATACTGCATTTGTAACATTTCAGATGTAATTTCTAACGCTCTACGTAAAGCATAATTTTCATTTATTTGCTTCCGTAAAGTAGTCCTTTGCAATGAAACATCTGGTAGTAACATAGATGAATAATGATGACCTTTTTTAATTAGACCATAATCATCTTCTTTAAGTAAACGAAACATACTGACGTGTGGTAAATACCCTTCACTTTGTGATACTACCAATTTTAATACAGTGCCACTAGCACCTTTTTTGTTACGGGTAATTACAGCGGTGATTAGATTTAAATCTTTACAACGGTCATTTCTTTCAGAATCATCTAATGGGTACTCTGGACACTTATCTTTATCTTCTAACTTCACTGAACTTTGTATATCTAAAATCCATTCGTTAATTTGCATAAATGCAGTACCAACACCTTTAATCTGGTAATCTTTTTTACCGTGTGTTAATTTTGGTTTCTCTGTGGCGTATTTCCCTTCCATGTTAACACTTTTGTCAGTGTGTGCGGTCATGGTAATTCTAAGTTCACCAAGTCTACTTAAACCTGGCATTTCATTGTTCATCTGAGTCTTTAATCTACCCTCATCTAATGACACAGTGTTACGTTCACTATCACCGATTTTATGGTCATCTTTTTTACCCTCTTCAATTCCTGAAAACTTCATCTTTGAAAAAGAATCGTATGACACAGTGGTTGGTGCACGCATCATAATAGGTTTAAGTCCTTCTCTGAATGGAGTGGTGTACCAGACCGGTTTCTTCTGAGCATACACTTCTCGTGCATACTTAGCTACTTGCTCATGGAATCTATCACCGTATAAAATCTTACCATTTCCATCAATCGTACTAGACGATGTAGTCATTACGCGATTACGTCTTTCATCAGCTGGATTACAAAAATCAATTTGACTTAGATTTGGTAAACGTTTACATAACGCCATAGTGCGCATATATGTGTGAACATTTTCCGTATCGTAGTTTATATTCTCAGCTTGAGCAATACGCTCTACTACGATTAAATGAATTGCCGCCACGAGTGTAGACTTATAACTATTACCAACGCCCACTATAGATGCGCTATCACCGAAACCACCATTGAGAACACTTTGTCCGTATTTACCAATGTAATATGTTCCAGTTGGTATATCTAACATTCCGCCAACATTAAATGCTGGTGCTACTGTTGGGATTGGTGTAATTTTATCTCCAAATCTCATATTTCCGCCTTTATTATTATGTTACTAAATTCATTACCACTTGCATGAGAGCACACAATGGACACGCCAACAATTAATTTTTTTCCACCAGTCCCACAACAATTTGAACTTCCAGAAGAGATAGGTTTGGAAGGACTTAATATACAGGGTATGTCTAATTACCTTAGTGGATATGTTTCTAACTTAGCCAGTATGCTTAGCACAAAGGTGCTACCGGTTGGATTATTAAAATCCGATACAGATGTAGCGGTTAAGATATTATCGACCTTAAAACGCACTGAGTTAGAACACTTCACAATCTATACGCCAGAGTACATAAGTAAAGATTACGTTAAGTACCTGGAGCACCTACACTATATCTTAACTTCATTAAAAGATATAGATGTTCGATTACTTACGCCATTAAATGTATGGGCTTTAAATATGGCCACCACACCTGGGTATGGTGAGAAAGTTTGGATACTTCCAGCTTTTAATAAAACTGTTGAGGATAACAACAAATCGTTAAAAGTATTTTTTAATAGTTCACCAGGTACAGGTCTTGCAGAAAGACGTTATGAAGATATATTTAGAGATGTTACTACATTAAAGAAAGTAAATAATCTGATAGAAGATTTAACTGGAATGTGTTACAAGCTATTAGAAGGAAACTTGTATCAGAAATCTACAGACTTAGCTAAGAACATTAAACGCTTAACTGAGTTTAAAGGAATTGAAAATCACATGGATTCACTACCTGTAGAAAAGACAGAGTTAATCTCTGCTTTAACTTGGCAAGCTGCTAAGGAACTTGAGTTGTTAGCTACAACTATACATTTAGTTAAAGTGGCAGAGAATGCACAAGATGAAACGTTAAAGAAAATAAAAAAACAGTTAGGGTAAAAAAAAATAATAGTGTACACCCAGGATTAATCCTGGGTGTACACAAACGATGGTGTAAGATTTACACTTTCTGTAACGCTAATAAAAGGGTGTTAATATTTTGCGTGCGTTTATTTAACTCATTTACATTGCGAATTGGAACAGTTAGTAGTTTGAGAATTTTATATGGATGATGACGTAACACGTGGAACACTTTATTTTGGTCAATGGATGAACTACAAAAGGGACGTGTTCCCAACAAGTGTACAATTTGTTTTAATGCCTTTCGATACATTCTCCACGATACACGATCTGAATATGATAGTTTGTCGCCTAACGCCACAGTACGAGAAGCATTATAATAATGGCTACCGTCGGCATAAATAACGAACGATAAACGGTATAGGTCACAAATGTGGGTTATGAGGGCGGCTGGTAAATAATGCCCGCGTATTTGCATTGCCATAGAGTACACATATTCTGCCCATTCAGGTACACTGCCGCGTAAATTTTCGTCAATCAAAATAGACTCACGCAAAGTACACATAGTGGTGTAATATCGTTTTTGTGCTGGGGATTTAAGGGTATTAAATAGCACATCGTTAGCACGATCAAGTATGTAACGTTCGTTGTAATCACCGACGACATTTAGTGCCCAATCCAGAACTGAGTTTTTGGATTGACCGTTAAGTAGCACTGATGATGGGTGATTGTAGAAGTGTTTTAAAACAGCGTGTCTATGAAGACTTTCACCGAATTCTTGTCTAGGTGATAGTGGTCCACATGGTGCACTTTGTGTAGCCAGAATATGTTCATTTTGAACTCTCCCAAACAAACTGTTAGTTGAGTGTTTAGTTCCAAGAATACGACTAGTCATAGTCTTACCTGACTCAGAAGCAATCTTATACTCATCATTATTCATAGGTTGGGTATTTTGATTTTGATTTTGCATAATGTTTCTCCAATTGAAATAAAGTTGTTGTTTATTAAGACACTTTGCCATAATTGACACAGTGTAAAACTATAGATTACATGTCGTGTAATAACCCTACTAAACTCCTATCTGGTTTGTCTGAAATAGAACCTGAGCCGGTGTCATCAGATACAGTGTGTAAAGTTACAACATTGATATTTTCAGGGTGTAATGTAATTGTGGTGGTTAGTACACCAGCTTTTGCTAGTTTACGCAATTCAGATACTACGGTATTCATTGGTACTACTTTTGAATTTAATTCCACGGTAAGTTCCTCTTGTTTAAATAAAAGATGTAGAACGCGCTACATCCCCTAGATAATATATGTTTAACTAAATGATGAGTTTTATATAAAACTATACTATATTTACCCAGATATTACCAATTTAAATCGGTCGTTAATTTCTTCCGCCGTGCCGTAAATTTTAGCAAATTCAGTGTAAACAATCTTTTTAAATCCAGCGCGTTTATTAAATTGAATCTTTGGAACACATCCTTTAATAATGTCAAACCATTGTTTCTTAACCCGACGTTTAATACTTTTGTATTGCACGTTATTATTCCTTCCGAGTTAGTGTTAAATTTAATAGGCACCAACCGACAAACTTTACATTTGTAGAAATTGGCAGCCTCAGGTATGAGCCTTTACCAAATCTAAAAGGTATTCGTTTATGTGGATTGTCGTTGTTTCTAAACCGTTCTAATTTAGGATGTCGGATGTACAATTTGGAAACTCTACTCCTATCCAACTTTCTTTTAAAACTGTTACTAATTCGCCATTTATGATTTAAAGATTTCATATTACCTCACTTAATAAGTGGAGTTACACCTAGGTGTAACTCCACTGTAACATCATTAAACTAACTTTACGTCTGGTCGCGCCAGATATTCGTTCAGTCGCAATTTACTTTCTTCATCCAATACCCAGTCTGGACTAGATGTAAAACTTCCTTTGTCCAATGGGTACACCACCACTCTATCTCCCATCACCTCTTTTAACTCAGAATTTTCCTCATCGGTTAACGCTACATTAACACTACATGAATCTAGGCTGATAAACGGTTTGTGTAACTCGGCTTCCGTTACGTCACCTAAATTAGGATACACTTTAACAGAACCGCCTACAGAGTGTATATATTGCGGATCTAAAACTTGGAGCTTAAGTTCATCTAACACTTCTTCTGAAAGAACATAATGTCTAGGTTCGCTACATACCGCGATAGAATAAATACAACCGTACAGTTTACTTTGTGATTCGGGATCCAGAGACTTACCTGCGGTGGTAGCATAACTTTTGATTTGTTCAAGTGTGTTAACAGTGACAATTCTACTGGTTGTTGTACGGTGTGCAGAAAATAGACCTTTTCTTTCCCAAACAACCATATCGCACATTGTGATAAATACGTCTGGAATAGACTTAGTTGTATAAGATATGCTATTTATGTCCCAAAATACATCAACTTGGCAGTATGTATCGTATAAATAAAGTTCTCCAATATCACAGTTTGGTAACCCAACGGTTCTGAGTTGTAACTTACGTAACAAATCTGGGTCTAAATGAAATGAGTTGTTTTCGGCACCGTTAGCACCATTCATATATTTGTACAGCTCTAAAAAACATTTCAGACGTCCTACACTAATGTCACATAGAACGGTATCTATGTCCCCATCGCCAACCACATAGCTAATAACACCTGCACCGTTAAGAAATGCAAACCCAACACATCCGCTTTCTAAAATAATAAAATCGTGGTTATTATCTGCGTCAGTTAAGTTTATATCAGCGGCAGTTTCAAACACTTTAAGGTCATGCCAGTCTGGAATACATAAATTGTTTTCCAATACAGGTTTTTGTTTACTAGGTCCACCGATGTAGTGGATATCTATATCATCTAAGTTAATGTCCTGTACTAGCATTAATCGCAATTCCATCACCCAGTGTTTTGGAATGACAATTGTTTTATCGTTTAACGTAGTTGCGTGTTTAAATTTGTCCCGCTTTGCTTTTTGTTTAAGTAAAACCCCTTTTATATCAATGGGTTTATTTTTATCCAGTAGAGGCATTGCCTCATCCCGATGGTAACAGTGGTGAATATTTTGACTTTTGTAAAAATCACTTTCGTGTAGCCACCGTAACGTGTTTACAAATGTGACCATATCCTCATACAAATCGTCACCTGTATAAAATTCCACATTGAATGACCGGGTAGATCGTCTACCTATGTAGGCGGTTAACATTACTGCGCTCTGTTCATCGATTCTACACTCTGATATCCAGCTGTAAGTGTTGGATAATCTTACAGTTTCAAACGTATCACAGTTTGAATGATCGAAAAACATTGGTACAATGAACCCGAGTTTCCGATTTTCTAAAATGATAAACGGATTACCGGGGCCAACTAACTCAACACGTACATCTTCTTCTTTGACAAAAACAACGATATCCCCAAGATTAAGGGTTTCAGCTATACCTTCAAATCTTAGCTTTAAAGACACTATTTCTTCAGGGTGTAATTTAACAACGTTTGCCATGATAATTCTCTAATTGTTTTAATTTATTAAATGTTAGCAAAGTGATTCACTTTACCACATAGATAATATACGTCTGTTTGTTTAAAGAGTTATGGGTTTACGTTCTACGTAATTGTATATGAAAACTTTTAACTTGCGTTTCTTTGCTCTAGTTATCATATCTAGTGTACCTCGAGATTCACCGTCCCACATAGCTATTAAACCATCTACCTCTGGTTCACAATAGTCTGCCATTTGCTGATTACGAATAAACCCAGCCGCTTTCTTATTTGGCCCACCCCAATCTGCTGGAAATGGCTCTATGTGTATATCGAATAGAGTGGCATAAATTTCACCAATTGTATCAGCCCCTCTTGCTTTACCAGATACCACTTCGGTGATGTTATAGTCGTTATCAAAACCACTTAGTTTAACGGCTATACAAAGTGTCCTATAATCTGTAAAGTTTCTACCGCCTGCAATTATAACTTTCACTACACACCTCCGTTACATATATAAATTGCAAACGGCAATGAAAAAAAAACATTAGTAAATGTAGGTACGAGACACATATGTGTCTCGTACCTACCTATTACATAGACCTAAAAGAAATCATCTGGTTCAAGACCAGAATCAATTAAACGCTGCTTCTCAACCTTTTTAAGACGAGTTGCGATGGCAGTGTGAATCCATTCCGCATATTGTACGTTTTCATTTAAACCAACTAACCATTCGCGTAAGTCAACGGTGTTGTTAAACAACTCAATATCTAACTCCTGAGCGCACACTAAAACTTTGTTACCCGCCATCCACTGGCGAGAAATTGTTACTAGTGGTGAGAACTCAGAATCACAAGAATACCCAGTGGGCACAATTTCACCTTCGTCATTAATGTACACCAGGTCATTAAATTCAGACATTGTATTTAGTTCGTCAACCAACTGTGCAGCTACTATGGCGCATTCAGTATAAAACTTCTTAGAAGCGTTATACGTTGCGTCTAACACAGCGGTGTTTAATAATTTTGAAACTGGAGGGGGTTCGGGTAATGTTACTGATAGGTTAGAAGCATACTCTCTGAGTCGTTGTATGTCATCTTCGTTGAGTTTATGTTCTGGAAGCACTGCCACCTTTACACCAGAATCTGTAACGTAACCACTTACATCTGAGAACACACCCCGCTGATGACGACCTACAACACGACACGTTAAAGCCCAATCTAATAGAATAAAACTGAATCCAATATCGGCATCAGTCAAAACAATATCGTTTGCAGTGCTAAACAACTTTACCTGTTCACGAAAGGAAACATCCAGTTTAACATACACGTTGCTTTCAGTACGAAGTGTTTGAATTTCATCAGCTGAGTTAGGGATAGTGAAAACGTTTGGCATATAGTTACCTCTAGGGTTATTGAAATTAGTAAAGTGAAATACTTTACCATAAAGATGATATAAGTCTTAAATTTTAATGAATATCCTATTTCTTAAAGCACAGATTGACCACCTGAACAGCACGCGATAAATCACTATCAACGTAACCAATTCCGCCCACTATCGCTAACCTATCTAACACGGCTTTAATCTCAATTAACTCCAGAGGTGTAAACCCATCTGGAACTACCTGAATAATTGTTATTTTACCTTTAGTGTATGCACTAGATATCATATCTAATACATTAATCCAAGTTACCTCACAAGTTATACAGTAAAGGTGTATATTACACAATATGTCCTTCTGTCTAGTTATCTCGGTGATATCAGTTGATGATAACGAATCAAAATATGGTACAGCTATACCGTCTAAGATATGCGTATGCCAATCTATAGCTGACACAGTGCCACCTACAAATATTTTAGTTCCATTAAACCCAGGTGGTGGAGCAGATTTTGCTGTGTATTTAAAGTTAGAAATTTTACTTAATTCTGGATTAGCCGCCAATAGGTTATTTTGTAAATCTTCTACACGATGTATTTGGTCTTCTTTTGTTGTCATGAATTTACCCCAATGACGTTATACGTAAATAGACGGCAGAATGATAATTCTGCCACAAATGATAGCGGCTAGTATGTCCACTGTGTAGTTAACTACACAGTGGACATACAGTTAATGTTTATAATTACCTAGAGGTATACTACCAAGTGTATCAGTTTTAATATCTCCACTATTTTTAACGCCTTTTGTCGTAAGCTCTTTTGTGACTTCAGTTACACCATTTAACACAATCCTTTCAAAATCTAAATGTAAAGTCCCCCCTTTTAAAACTACGTCTTTTCCAACAGCAGATATCAAACCGCCCTTAGCCGTCTGAAAAAGTATATTGGCTAACTTACTATCAATACTGAAATGGTTACCTAAATCATCTTCAATTAACCAATGTCCTTCCTTACCATCCATTTGCGTAGTATACTTACAGTGTTCACCGTTGTCTTTTGAGGTGGAAACCGTTATGTTTCCACCTTTTGGGTTTACATCAACTGTATACTGGTTATGTGGGATTATAGGTTCATCTTTACTAGTATCGGCACCACTAGCATTAAATGCATAGCACACTCTTTCTGCTCTACGTAAACCTTTCTGTCTACCCATCTCAGACCAATAAAACTTATCGCCATCACCAGCCTGATAAACTTCAACTTGTTCACCTTGACGAATGTCCGGTGCAGTTAATCTATTAGGTACTTCTTTCCAAATACACTTAACTGACGTGTTATGTTGTAGAGTGTGTTTATATTCGTTTCCATGTAAATCTTTACCGACATATTCTGTAGATTGATGTAGAGGAGAAATTTCCCCCTCCACAGTTGGAAAGTCTTCTTGTAAATGTACCATGAGGTTTTTAGACCCATCGTTTTTATCACTTACAACTGTACCCACACCTATAAACTTTAATGCGGTAGATGGGTTTTCTTGAGCTTCTAATCTATCATGGTGAGATGCTAATTGTTCCGTCAGTTTCCCAACTGCTCTTTTTAGCATCTCTAGCTCATCTTCTACATTCATGCATCCTCCTGTAAAGCTGCTACTTTAGCTTTATGGTGTAAATAACCGTACACATAGCACAGTACACAGAGTAGCACTAAAGTAACTGGACTCAGTGTAATCTGATACGATGTGAGTTTATAGTAAAAGTATTCACCACAAATCCACACTAGTGCTAATAACACCACTATGTATACACTAGAAATAACTACGTTAACTGCTACTTTAAGCCACGAACTAAGTGGTATTTTGTCTTGTGTATCTGACATAAACTCTCTCCTAATACTGAGGGTTGTACTCCTCATTAAATGTTACATTCTGGTTATATGGTTGTGACACTGTTACATTAGCAGCATCTAATACAACCGTATTAGTGTTTCTGAATGCGCTGAAAACACTATCGTAATGGTTAATAAAAAACATTTGACTACACTTACCCGAAGCAATAAGTGATTTCATATAGTTTATAAGGTTGTGTCTATGGGTGTCATCGAATTTAGCTCCGGTTTCATCAAAGTACAATGGATACTGACCAAGGTTTAAGAAATCTCGCATTACCATAGTGAACGATAGGTTAACCATTTCCTCCTGACTCTTAGAAGTCTCTACAATATCTGGCACTATAGTACCTTTAACACTTAATGGAAAAACATAGTTTAAAACACCATTATTTAAAGAACAAGGGGATAACTCTAACTGATACGTCCACACCTGATTCGATACTTTATTGATTCTGGAAATATAATTGGTAATAAAACCTTTCATCTGAGATGCAATAAAACCTTTATTTGGAGAGATTAGTTCTTCTGCCGTGAGTAAACTTTTAAGTTTTTCACTTAACTGATGTTGTTCTACATCCAATTCTTCAATAGCTGATGTTAAATGATTTAACATATTTGCAGATTCATTTAACTCACCTAGTTTACCGTATAGCGAACTTAATCTCCTTGATGATTTATTCTTAATAGAACGGTCTATTGTGTCTAATACGTTAGCTTTAATAGCGACTTGTAATTCGTCGTATGATTTAGAAATGTTTTGAAAATACCCAATGTATTTGTGTAAACTTTTACACTCGTGTAATTGATTTTGTATTTTAGAAAGATGTTTACGTTTTACTTCGAGTGTGTTAGTTAATGCACATATACGTATACTAGCTTTATTTCCATGTAAGTCGTACAACTTCAACACTTTATTACACTGCTCTAACTCAGTCTCTATACATGATTTTTCATACGAGTATTTTACATCTAAGATATAGCCGTGTAGTTTACCAATGGTAATGTCACGCTTAAATAAGATATCGCTATCGTCATTAAACATAGTCCAAAAATTGAAACATTCATGGGTACTACGCTTTAACTTAAGTAACAGTTGTTCAGCGTTTTCTATAATTGAAATACGTTCAACCAACACACTGTACGTTTCTATTAATTCAGGAAATTCCTTTAACTTAAATTCTGTCTCCTGTATTTGTCTTTTAAGACGAGATTTAATCACCTCTACATCTTCACCTGATTTACTAAATACAAAATCACATTTAGGGCAACCTACCATTAAGTCTGGGTCATTGTAATGTCCTAGCTTTTCAGTTAACCCATCTAGTTTTTTTAACAGATGTGAATTGTTAGAAATTACATTGGTGTGTCTCGTACGGATAGTCGGACGGTCTTCCACACTGATATATTCATCTGGTATCCATCCGTACATCTCGTTTAAGGAGGTTTCTATGTGTTCTAACCCACTGATGAGCCTTAGATGGTCATTGAAGTGTAGAGCAGCAATTTGGTAGTCGTGTTTTAATTCGAATGTAAAATGTTTAACTTTAGTTTCTAACTCAACTTTCGACATTTCACTGTTTGCTAACTCAGCACTTACTTCATTTAAAGAATATAGTTCATTCGCTAAAGTGTTTATTTCAGATTGTGTAACGGCTAAATCTTTATCTAAAGAATCGATATAGTCACGTAAGTCTTCAATTGAATTAATGTTTTCAACTGGCACTCTTCTATTGTCGTATTTTTTAGCAAACTGTTTTCTATATTGGTCTGCTTGATATAGCATTTCAGATAATGGCATACCGCCTTCTCGTTTAACATCAATTACTGAGAATGGTAACATATCGCTAATTTCTGATTCAATATCAGATTTCACTTCTGTTAAATTATCTGGTAAATCTAATTCTTTTAATTTAGTTTTAGCACTTGCGTTTTTGATAGTGATATGTTTCAGTATCACTTTGGTATCCCTAATTTGTTCTTTTAAATCATCGTGGAACGCTAAGGCGTAGTTTAACGATAATGGGTTTATCAACGTTAATATATCTTTACGTTCCTGTGGAGACATCTGCGTAAACATCATATCTCCAATTAACAATTTATGAATGTTATTGGTGTAGTTAAATTCTTCAATTACCCGTTGAGTATGTACACGTGTAGTAGCTAAAGAATGTAACACTTCTCCATTTTTTACAAATGTGTGCTTAGCACTTTTACCAACGTATGATGATAAAACATAACTATTTCCGCCGTAACTAATGTGTATATGTTTTTCACCTTTATCCATAAACATAACTGGCGTTGCTGGTAGAGGCGTTAACTCTTTCAGTAAAAAAGATTTACCACAACCGTTAGTTCCTAAGATTAAAGTTAACACTGATTTAAAAGCAATTTGTATAGAGTTTACATTATTCAACACTAAAGGTTTATAACCTTTTAAGTAGATTGAATCAATTACCATTGAGTGTGACATATCAGTTCCTATTTTTGTAGTATACACTATCGTTGACACCTATAAATAAAAACTACAATGACACTGCCAGTTAACTGGCAGTGTCATTGTCTATTTATAAAAGGTTTATGTTTACGGTGCGATGTGTTATATTTCCAATAGAGTCTCGTATTTCGTATGTAAATGTATCGTCTATATGAGGTGTGCTAATAGACGGGTTATTAATATACGTAAATCCGCCACTGGCGGTAAGTGTTAGTGTTCCATACGAAACGTTTGTTACAGGTGTTACATTTACGCTTTGTGGTAAATTCAATGTGTTAGTTACACCAGATAATAATATATTTGGGTTTGTCATAGTGTCACCAATATTAACTGGGAACCCAAAGCTTGGTGGTACTATAGTGAATATATTTGTTGTAGGTGTAAGGTGTGATACTAACTTTTGGATAGCGGTAAACAGTGTGTCGTTAGCTGTAATCCCACCATTTGGAATTAAGTCTATTAACTGTACATTAAGTGCATCTGCTAAATGGTAGTTGTCAACTATTCCTGGTGGTCCAATTGGACCGCGTATACCAACCCCTGGATCACCCTTAGGCCCAGCTGGACCTTGCGTACCGACACCAGGGTCTCCTTTAGGACCAATAGGACCTTGTACACCAATCACAGTTCCACCACTTTGCACCAGTGTAGACTGGACAACCTCCATGTCATTTAGACGCTTTAGTAACTCAGCTATCACTTTATTCTGATTATTAATCATAGTTAAAGCATTTAACCCAGATTGAATTGGAGCACGTCTACCTGACAAAGCTTCAACTATATCTCTCGCATAATGGACGATTGCAGTGACTCCATCTAAATCCATTATGTCATGTAGATGGTCAGCTGGAGGAAACATATCTGGTAGATTAGTAATCTGACTATATTCCAATTCGGTTGGTTTATGTTTTAGCTGTTCTACTAAATCGTAAATTAGTGAATTGGAAGCACCTATAAGTCCACCTACGGCTTGATAAGTAAGTTCTACTGTACCACTCAAGGTTTCATTAATTAACTGTATACCAGCGTGTACTTCGAGTCCAGTGGTTTCTGTAACTGTAGCAGAGAATCCAATTAGAATATAATCCTTTCCACGAATTAACATAGTGTTAGTTGGCATCGATACCACTTTTAACGACTGTGTATAGAAGAACCCTTGTTCTGTGGCTATTATAAAACCTGGTGTTAGATTAACAGGATGTGATTCGTTTGGTACAAAATTAGTAGAAGCTATTCCTGTACGGTCGTATTTAAGGAGAGGCATATCTGTATCCTTGTCGTGTGTAAAAAAAAAAGAAGTGTTTAGTCCACACGATTACGATGAGTGACATACACAGGCGTGTATGTCACTCAGTTGTTAACGACCAGATTTAATTGTTGATTTGGTTACCAGACACACATCTACAGTTACACTCTTAAGTGGACCAATTAAGATGTCAATCTCAGAACTTAAATAGTCAAGTAAAGCGGTACAGTGCCATTCACAGCCGAAATAGTTTTTACAGGGGACAAATGTAATGTCTGTAGCAGTTTTAACGTTGCTACTTCCTAAAGAACCAGTTTGATATTCAAGTGGTGCATTTGGATAACCTTTGGCGTACGATTGACAGTATGTGTACTTTCCAATGTGTACCTTAATGGAAAGCGTACTCGACAAAGCGACAGCTGCTTGTAAACAATAAATTTCATCTTTTGGGCTACTGAATCTATTGGTGGTAAGCATTAACTCCGCCATAGACAAACCAACTGATTCATCTAACTTCACAGGTAACGTGCACCCGTTGTCATGTATGTGTATGCCGTCATGGTTTAACGTAATTGTAATTTTCAGATCGTCCATATCATGGTTTCTTAAAACTGAATGTTCAACTACTCCCATGATAACGTTTCCAACAGATTCATATGATGTTGTTGGACCGACATACATATCTGGTCTGGCTTGTATAGAGTTTATTAATGACATATATTAACCTACTTTACGGTTGTCTTCTTCATAAAACGAATACACGTTTTCAATGAAGTTGTTTAAATCATGCCACACGATTTCAGGATTCACTTCTGTTCCAGATCGTATAGCTTTTTCTGTTTCATCAAATAGTGAATACACTGTCGCTACTAACTGGTAGTTTATTAACCCTGAGGTTTCAATGTGAACGTGTATCCCGACTTTATCATTCGGTGTTACAATTGATTCACGGGCTGCTGCAATTACATCCATCTGCCACGTGTACACTAAACCACGAAACAAGTCATAGTCTTTATCAGAAATATAAGTGCCGTCTAAAAGCTTTTTAACATTACTTTTGTAACTAGCAATGGATCTGTTAAGTAGTCGTGTTTTCTCACGTACTGTAAACCCAACTTCGTCTTCGATTTCTTCAAGTTCAATAATCTTTCCAAACTTGTTATAGAAATTAGTAATACGAGTTACATATTCATTTACTTCATCCAATGACTCTAACTCTAACATTAGTTGGCAAGCTGGTAAATAAATGGAACTTATGTTCATTGTTGAACACACCGATATATCGAGTGAATAATGCACTACACTTTTGTTATCTTTCATTACACGCATTCTTTTAACAAAACAGACTAGCTCTATATCATTTTTTGACATCGGTTACCTCTTTAAATGTTGTTATTCAAGTTTGTTATTTTGTTTACGTAATACTTTATCTTTTACGTAGGTTACTTTTTTTCAAAGTAACTACACCACTACATAAACCAGTGTACATTTCTACGAAGTCTACACCTGGATATGGTAATGTTGATTCCATTCCGTTAGAAGATTTACTAGTTTTATATATTCTTCTTTCATTTGCACTCTCCTAAAAAAGACACCGGTATAGTGGGGACATTGCTGTCTCCACTATACCAAATACCGTTATTTCTTTACTTCAACAACTGAGACCACTTTACCTGTCTCACCAATGTCCACAGTAAATGTTTTGTTACTTAAGCAAGCCATTGCATCGATTTCTCTCAGGTTGGCCAGAAACGCTTTCTCTGGGTCATGGCGTAATCGTGATGTGACCATGAACTGTTCAAATTTTGCAACATCGTTACAATACGAAGTGTCTTGAAATGAGTCATAATCTTTAAAACTACTGACCTGTGATATACAGTCACCAGTTGTAACACCAGATGGGACTATTAAGTTGCTCCCATCACCAGAATATAATGCAAGGTCACTTACAACGATTGTATCCCCTGCAATAGTTAGCTCGTAAGAATCACAAAATGTTACACCACAATACAACCACCCACCAGTAAATTCAGTGTTATACACTTCACCGTTTAATTTAATGGAATACTCTTCTTTATCTAAATTTACAGCTTCTTCGAATAACCAGTGTTTGGAATCTAATTTATTAGCATACCACGAAGTGTAGATATACTTCTTTTTCATCTTTGCATACACTAAGTGTACCATACCGTACTTATCAAAGTCACACTCAGATGTAACAGTGTTACCGCTTACTTTCTCACGAGTTAGATATTCAGAGACTGGTATTTTGCAATCGCCAAAACTCTCACTGTCGCAATTTACACCCTCGCCATTAATGAAATGACTTAATACTCCACATGGAAGAATTGGAACTTCATTATAAAGTTCCAGTAAGTCGTAGTGGTTAATTGTTGAGAAACTTTTGCATACACTTTCGTAATCGCCAGCAGCTATTAAAGATAAGGCTGTTTCACGAACAGCTTCACGAACACCGGCCCGTATGATCGCCATATTTTCCTGTTCGTTAATTAACTTATCTCGGTCCGGAAGTCTAGCTATAAACTTCGCAGAGTCTAAATGTACAACGATGTTAAGTTTACTATCGTATTCAGATCTCGTGTAGTAATCTAAATTAGGGGTATCAACAGGAAGCCCCTGTAGATAAACTACAAAGTTATGGTATCGGCGGTAGTACATATATTCCGCACCAATATAATTTAACGGGACATGAACATCCCCAATTTCCGTTTTGACAAAATTAGACCCCACTGCGTTGGGACGAGGTAGTTCTGTCCCATTAAACGACACTGGAATCGGAAACCCCAACGCAAGATGTTGAAGTGCCTTTAATAATACCGTAGTAGCACTTTTCTTAATCGTAGTGTCGCCTTTAAGTGCTGTGCATCCGACCATTAAAATTGAAGTGCCTATAGGTTGGCGAATACCACCTTCGGGGATAACTGTACATGGTTTAAATTGCAACAAATCTTCGGTAAGACAATGTAACACTCCACACTTTGAAACAATCTGTACCTCTTCACAAGAAAATATAGCAGACAGAAACCCAATACCAAATGGACTTTCCGCTTCTACTACTTCTTTTGACCAACCACTTTCTGCAACTGTTAAAAGCGTTTCAAAGTTATCCAACCCACAACCATCATCTTCAATAGTTAGTGCGTTATGTTCTTCGTCGTACTTAAATTTGATTTTTGTTGCACCGGCACGACGTGCATTTTGCATCAATTCACCAAGGAACGTTTCCTTATTAGTAAATGAATTTTTCAATGCGCCAATCATGTTTTCTTTGTTCAACCCTAATGTAACTGTTTTTTGTGGCATAATAACCTCTTATTATAAATGTTTTATTTAAGTTTTGTTGGTGGTAGAGAATACTCTATACATTTTTCACGCAATAATACATCAAACTCTTCACGTGTACGAAATGGACACTGTACTACGTACATGTACACGCTACGACCTAGTGTGTTAATTGACGCTTCGGGTAACATACATTCATTGACAGTTAATTCACACTGTATATCAATTGCACCAGTGTATGCAATCGTAACACGTACACTAAATGCACCATTGTAAATATGATAAAATTGATGTTCTAATGTAACAGTCCATTTATCAGAAGAGAAATACTGTTCACTAATTACACAGTGTCCTCTTTCAACAGAGGGAAACATTAAACCAAAACTTTTATAAAGTGTATCGTGGTATTGAAGTGGAACAGCTGTTGTGGTTTTAAAATCCCATAAAACTGATAATGATAAAATGATAAACAGACTAGCCACTATGTGACCAAAAATGAAATACCAACTGTGTGATATTCCTTGTAAACCACCGGCATTCAATATACTAGATTGCCAGTAACATAGTACGACTAACGTATACAGTAAGGCGATTGTACGAATAGATTTAAACATGGGAACTCCTTTTAAGAAATGGTTAAGTAATTTATTAAGATTACCACTTAGATAATATATATTTGTTTTAATGATGAGTATCACAGATTCCTGTGATACTCATCAAGTTAATGTAGCTTATGTGGATTGTGCTACTTTGAGTTGTTCTTTTAAAGATATGATAATTTTAGAATATTTATTTATTGTGGTTTTAGCTATAGCTAGTTCTTCATCGGCAGATACTTTACTAGTGTAAAACGACACATACTCTGTAATTTTAGCATTACGCTCCATTTCAGAAGCTACATAATCTTCGTGGCTATATACCTTTGAAGCTGGTAGAGTGTGTAAGTTAACCAATGTATCAGAACCAATTGCTCCATCAGTGATAGACTTTATATCATCTTTCATTTGAGACAAATTGATTTCATCTGGTAAGTCACCTAAATCCACAGATAAAATAACGTGAGAATATAACACTGCTGGCTCAATTGGAGCTAAGGCTATATACCCACTAGGTACATTAATCGTTGGACCGTCATCAGACTCTAAGGTCACTATAGCGTGACCATTAAATGAGTCTTCATTAAACTTAGTTAAAGTTATACCAGCTGGTGCATAATACGCATTGTAAACATCCACACCAGAATTTAACAACGGCTTAATTAGATTGAGTTTAGTAATGGTGTAATTTACCTTACCTATCGTAAATGGTGGTGATAAAGTAAATATCCCAACTGTACCAATTAAAATTGATAACGCCATCTTATTCTCCAGAAACTAATACAGCAAATGTAATTCTATTTACAGTACCCAATAAATACGATTTACCATTCTTAATCTCTAACTCGTATCCAACTGGAACAACGCTTTTAACTGTTGGGTCGCTAGCGTAACGAACTAAGTTTGTTAATAAGACAACTGCATTTTGAGTCTCTACAGATTGTCTATTGATTAATACATCGTTTGTTGGAACTAGGAAGTAATCGTTAAACTTTTCTCTGAATGGAATACGACCGTCTGCATTACTGATGTCAGGAACAATATAAACACCATACGAACCAAATTGTAAAATTGTGTAATCTAAAAAGTTATTTACAGCTTCTGGTAATAGTTCTGGAAAGTATGTTTCGGCAATAACCACACCTGGGTTATCAAACAACTTAATGGTAGGACTACCTATGTTAACACCTGAGGAAACAGCTACGTTATTCCACGCTGGTATCACGTAAAACTTATCAGTGGGTAGTAGAGATGGTATAACGGTTTCCCACTGTGCTAGCGTGATTGTGCTGTTCTTAACTAAGTAATCAACAAACGCTTGTAAAAACGAAGTTGGGTTATTATGCACTGTTCCACCATGATAAACAAAGGCAACTGGTAAATCAAACCATAAGGCCACATTAGCTCTGTTGTTTACTCGGAATACGTTAGTGTAGATCCCAGTTTCAGGAATTGGTAAACTTAATGTAGCAACCTCGTTAATTATGGACATTGGTGTAAGTTTATCAACTACGGCTTTACACGCTGCAAAGTTGTTAAATAAATCACTAACATTTACAATTGGTGTTACTACTGTAATATCCCCATCTGGGTACTCATTCATAAAGTTGGTATTAGTTAACCAAATTTTAAATGTAGCAGAGCCAATAGTAGTGGTGTATGTGAATTGTATAAATGCTGGATAACCTTTACCATCAACTGGATTCATAACCACATCACCAATTGTGACGTTAGTAAACCGTTGACCTAATGCAGTAATAATGTTATTTAACAAAGAGACTTGTGTTGTTGTATAGTTTACAACATTACTCAATTGTGTTGCTAAACCAGTCATCCATTCCACAGTTGCGATAACTGGTAATATATTTGGACGAAAGATAATTAATTGTGAATTAGAATTATCAGCTGAATATTCGGAGCTGGTTCCAAAAGTCATACCTTTTGGGCTTATTTGTCCAACTGGGTTTATTCCAGCTTGTCCATTAAAGAATCGGTTAATGTTTAAGAAACCGTATATTGGGTTTGTCATTTTATTTCCTCACTGAAACAGTCAGTTGTGTAACCTTTGGTTTCATTAAACCTGTACACGTAGTTACAATTTAGTGGTATGGATTTAGATCTAAATCCATACCGTGAGTTATTATCGTTAGTTACTATCCCACTCCACAACGGTTGCGTTTGGTAAATATCTATCGATTAGATTAGAAATCTTTTTCCAATCCCCGCCAGCTAAACCAGCACCAATCATAGGCATACCTACTTTTTTACCAACAAATTCTTCTCTAACCTTTTGTAACACTTCACGAATAGCAGCATAATCTGCACTATTCGGTCCGTATCTAAACTGTGTGTAGCAGTTAAGCACAATTACGCCATTTGGTAATTTTGCTCGGCTATACGAACCTAACTTTCGTGGGTCACCCCTTTCAGTTTTGCAATCAGCCGCATACACCTCTGGAAAGTGTTGTTTAAATTGAGCAGCAATTCCTTTCCCCATAGTGTTATAACAGTTACACCCGTGTAGCACTACATCGAATTCACCAGCTTTAGTTAACTTAATTAAATCGCCTCGCATTGTAAACATCTGTAAACCTATAGTGTTAAAAAATTAATAAACATAATTTACACAACGCTAATACAATTAGAATTGTGTAAAGGTATTTTGTATCTTTCTTTTGAGCTTTCATTTTTTTATTCTAAAATTTGAATCTGGGTTATAATAAATACAGATGTCACTATCCACTTCAACTATCACATAGACTCTACAACTACGCTCTAAACTTTCTGTGACCATCAGTGTAATTTTAACTGGATTTTTTGTTTGTTTAAGTAATGCAGAAAATGTATTTCTAGTCGGCATATCGATATTAACAGTTAATCGAATCACATCTGATGTTTCTGGAGTAATCAAACCATCGTCTGATGTGTACGGTATTACAATCGGTATATCGAGAAACTTAGTGCTCATTGTAAAGTCTGGACTAATGGCCAATTTACCCTTAGTGTCAGTTACATAAACTTTATTGGTTATATCGTAGTAGTGTGCACCTTGTTTTCCAGACTTATATTCCTTAATGCAATTGTATCCTAAAGTTATTATCTTAGGAACTTTACACGCTAGCTTTGGTGGGAAATGTAATTTACCAAGTAATTCGCCACCAACAGTAATAGCACTACTTCCTTTATACACCAAATATTCATCGATTGATTCAACTAACTTAGACCACACTTTAGCACTTTGTATCTTCGTGAGATATGTTATAATTGGTAAAGTTTCACCCTCAAACTTTTTATTAAAAGATTCTCGGATTGTATCTAAAACTGTTATACGGGTATCAGTTAACAATAACACATACATACTGTCTGGAGCACGTTTACCTAAGTTACGATTATTATACTCCTTTTTATCTTCGTATACAGAGGCAAAATAAAATGGTATACCCTCAATCTCCTCAGGTACATTTGTAAAGAAAAACCAACGTTTAGCTGAAAGCAATTTATTTAAAGGAGCAACCGCTTTATTAACGGTTTTAACCTTTAACAATTTAGTAACTTCAAACTTGTGTAAATCCGTTAGTTCAAAGTGTAAGTCAATATGTGATTCTAACGCGATTAAGCGCCCTTCATTGGCTTTTAAATCAGCTAGTTCATTACCAGCATTGCCGTTATGTGCTTTGACCCACTGCAAGCTAATATCGACACCTGCATTTCTGGCTTCCATAATTGTAGAATCTAAAAACTTCCACACTTCCACATTAGCTACGGGACGACCAGTGTCAGTCGTCCAATCGTTACCAATCCATTTAGGTACAGATTTTAAGTTTTCGATTACATATTCACTATCCGCAAATATTTTAATCTTACCTAAGTTGTTCACAACACTTCGCATTCTAATAATGCCGTATGCAACCGCTAATAACTCAGCTACGTTATTAGTAGACCTACTAGCAACAGGTCCCCATCCAATGTACGAGTTACCAAGTGAATCGGTTCCATTAAATCCATATCCAGCAGAACCAGGATTTGGTCTCGCTGAACCATCGGTATACAACTCAACGCTAACTTTAGATTTAGACACTTTATCTAAATCGTTTAGTATAACTGATAACGCATGAGCTTGATTAACTGGCGATGTAGCAAATGAATCTCGTAAATAAAATTCATTACTTATAGCTAGCTCTTTAAGTTCTAAAAGCGAAGCGTAGTTATCACCAATGTTACACCACCGTTTCCATAAATTCAAATATAAAGGAAACATCTTCTGTGTTGTATCTAAAGGCGGTTTACCTTTACCTAACTTCCAATTTGTTCCACCAGTATCATAACCTTTAACATCACACTGGTAATGTTGCTCCAAGGTTCTACCGTCTTCCATAATTGCATAAAAGGCAGAAAACCTAGTATCTCCATTAGAGCTACACTCATACCCTTTTGCTTTAGACCAACTTATTTTTTTAACAGACATTATCAATTTATCCTTTATAGTTTACCACCTACACTATCGCTAATGTGGTTTATTTTACAATACATAAATCCGTTTTAGCTTTGCAGTTTGATTCTCGTATGCTGAAGATAATGCACCTGTACCAATTACACTCTCGTTTAAAACATTTGTTGTGTCATAAATCGCATCATACACTCTAGGTTTTGCAACAGATATAACAACCGCCTTATCAGATAACATCTCATTAGCTATGTAGTATCCTAGTGTTCCATCCGATGAAAATATTAAATCTGTGGTATCGTGATTGGTAAAGAACGTTAAAGGAAATCCAGTTGTGACTAACGGCAAGGTTTTAACACTTACGCCTTTAACAGATAATAATAGAAGTCTATTAGCTAAAGAAGTAATGTACCGCATAGGGTTAAATGTTGAAATATCATACCCGTTACTATACGGTGATATTCTATCTATCCAGTTTAGTGTAGATGGCTCAGCATACATTGCTTCTTTATATACATCTTGATGTCGCACCTGAATAGCCACGGTGTGTTTATTAACTAGAGTGTACACGTCGTTACACATATGTAGCTTACCGTTCACCACGACCATAAAATCGTTCACAATGGGGTCTTTTAATGTAACGTGGTAGGTAGTTACTTCAGTGTCTCTAAAAAATACAATTGTGTTTTGTTGTGTAAATTCAACCGGTGTAAATCCATTAAAATTAGAGAAGTCAATTACACCTAAGTTTTGTTCTTCGGCTGTATCTAATTCTAACCCACCATTGTGAATTATCACCCTACCATTAGTGTACTCAGGAAATACAATTACACCATTGATTACAAATAACACTTTATCTTTTAAGCTGTTTATCGTATCAGTAAAATATTTAGATGGTGTAATTTCTAAGTCTGGGGTATCGTTTATATTAAATGACAGAACTGAATTGGATGTATTAACTCTAGTCGCATCTAGTTGATAATCCCAAAGTGTGTAATACGATAAATATTTCTTTTTTGTTATATCTATCTTTGGTAGTATTTCTGGTGGTAACGGGCCAGTGTACGTGGCAAATACATCACTGAAAGTTGCAGCTGGAAAGTGTGACACTAGCTTGTGTATGTTTGGTATCATACTAAAATCATGCTGTGTTTCAACACCTGTATTCTCGTCAATCACAGTTATAAGCGTTCTCCACGTCCAATCTAAATTGGATAATAGTGTGGTGACTGGGAGTTCTACCCAGTCGTATTTTACTCTTTGTACTATACTAATTGCTCTTAACATAACTTAATTCCTCACGAGTTATCTTTTTACTACATTAAAAGTAAACCATTATGTCTAATCCAATAATTTACCCATTTGATGGGACTGGTACATTACCAGACAATTTTGTTTCTAATGAACAACACAATATTTCTAACATCGGTCCAACTAACGCTTTTTTATTTGTTCCAGAGGCAACCCCATTTTATTCAGCTGGACTTTCTATAGTCAACTCCGATGGAATTACCCTAACTGAAAATGTAGATTACTATTTAAGCCATTATTGGTCTCAGGCATCAAGTGATACGGCTATAGGTTTACCGGTATACGGTAGCATTACTATGCTAGGTAGAAACCCAGTTGGTAGATACCATATTAACTATCACACTATCGGTGGCGAGTATGTGGTTAATAAAGCCAATGCGATTGCCGATGGGTATATGGAATTAGCCACTACATATCTTTCAGTTGATTGGGCTACAGCCCCAACTAGTTTTCCACCGACTCCACATTCACTAAATACAAATGCTGTAGCACAATACCCTTTGATTTGTGAAACTATAATGCAACTAGCATCAGCAGTTAGACATAAACGTGATAACGTAAGTGTCAACGAAATTGATGGTTTTGTTGGAGTTTGGGCTAACTCTACACTAGTGCCGTTATTAGAGTTAGCGATATCTATGAACAAAAACAATAACGCATTTGTTGACACGTATATAGCGTTAACCAGAGATAAAAATAAATTAGTTAAACCAATTGGTTTACACCATTACACTATCACATTAGGTTCATTTACTGTAAAGTTTGGTTTCCATGTATTTACATCTACGTTTAGACCTAGTGAAGTCAAGTTTGTAGGAGACCCATTTCTTAACGCTTGCACATTAGCGCATTGTTGGGTGTCACCAGATGACCCACTAGTTGCACCTACAAATGACCAGGTGGTTACATCGGCTCCACTCACAGATAGAATTAAAGTGAGTGTGACATTAGACAATAGCTACACTGGTGACAGAAGAATTAGTTATTTTGCAATTGGCAATTAGTGGGTGGATAAATGGATTCTCAACTTAATGATAAACTTAATGAGATTATAGCTAAGTGTGGGGTAGGTGGATTAAACGTAGATGTGGTTACTTTGTTAACTGGTATGTTGGCACAGATGTCGATATTACAAGCTAAGGTGGATGCATTTTCTTTATCACAAAACGATATAAATTGGGGTGACCAAAATAACCCGTTATCTTATACTCCCGAAAACGTAGCAAATAAAATAACTGGAATTTCTACATTAACCCCACCATCCAATGTACAGTATCCAACAGAAGAAGCTGTGGTGTCATTTGTAGATACACATTACGCTTCTGGTGAGGTAGTAGATACAATACTCTCTATATTAGAGCAACAAAGTTCCGATTTTAAAATCTTAGCACAAGAAGTATTAATTATTCAAAATGCTATAACTGGCAGGCCACCAGTGTAAATGTAGATGAGTTAAATATAAAAAAACTACATTTCTGTATTTGTCTATTATGTGGGTTAAATATAACCTAAACTTGTAATTACATCCTTAGAGGTATCACAAATGTCAAACGTAGATTCACAAACCCGTGCAACAGCAATTTTAGCTACATTAGCAGCACAAGCAGCTTTGGTTTCAACAGTAGGCGGTAAACACCCAGCACATATCGTCAAACAAACTGTTGGTTTGACTGACGTTGATAACACTGCTGATGCAGTGAAGATTGTTTCTACTCCACAAGCTGCTGCAATCGCTGCCGCTTTAGCTTCTGCTAATTCACACTCAGATGCAAACGATACCACCACTTTAGGTTCTGCTAACAGTTACACTGATGGCAAAATCACTTTACTGACTGCATTGGTCGGTGACGGTGGTGCACAAGTGCTGCTAGACGCTGAGGCGTATACAAACCTGACCGTACAAAATGCAACAACTGCATTACAAACTTATGCGAACGACGCTGTTGCTGCCGGTGTTGTCGTTGCAAAATCTTACGCTGACACACAGTTGGCTGCTGGCGATGCAGCTACATTAACTGCTGCTAACAACAACACAAATTCAGCTGTAGCTAACGCTACAAGTGCCGCAAATACATACGCTGATAGCGCGGCTTCTGCTGCACAAACTGCTGCACAAACATATGCTGACGCGAAAGATGCTCTGACTTTAACTTCTGCTAACAGCACTTCTGCTTCTAATGCACTCGCTGCTCAAGCTGCTGCTCAAGCATTTGCTACTGATGCAGTTGCTACTTCTGCTACTTCTGTATTAGCTGCTTCTGAAGCTTACACTAACACTGGCGTTGCTGCTGCAATCGCTGCTGCCGAAGCGTATGCTAACACTCGCGTTGCTGGCTTGTTGAAAAATCGTGGTGTGTTCTTACCTGTTTCTGAAGGTACTAACTACCCAACTGATACTTCTGGTATGGGTGGTTCTGGTGCAGCTGGTGCAGTTAAAGAATCTGATTTCTGGTTCGTTGGTGAAGACATTACTGTTAACGGTAAACTGTACACCGTCGGCGACATCATGTTTGCACTTACTGATGCTCCTGGTCAAACTGATGCAGATTGGGATGGTTTAAATACTCCGCTGTCATATGTTCCTGTTAGCATTGCTGACCGCACTTCAGTTATCGACGGCACTAACATTGCATCAGAAACTGTATTCCCATCTAACAAAGCTATTGTTGACTTCGGTACAGCTAACTATGCAACATTAGCGACTGCTGACAGTATGATGGCTGCATTAGAAGCACAAAACGCCATTATCTTGACACTTGTTACACAAGTAAGCGCACTACAAGACGCGTTGGCCGGTATCTAATATCACTCGGATTTAAACGGTGGCACACTTTAGTGCCATCTATAAACTTATTTTAAATACTTTTATTCAAAGGATAAAAAATGTCTTCTACAAATCCTCAAATTAAATCTCGCGCTGATGCGTTAATTGCAGATATGGATTCACATAGTGCCGCTGTAACATCGGTTGCTGGTCGTTCAGTTGGTGGTGTTTCAAACTTCATGCATGGTACCTTTACAGAAGTTACAGTGACTAATGGTTTGGTTTCAGCTATCGAAAACTTAGTTGCCACTGATGGTGTTTTGTCTCAAGCTGTATCTGAAGTGCAAGACGCAATCGCTACAATCTAATTGTTAGTGTAACGGTCAAACCTCACGCAAGAAATGTACCTAGGGGTGTGTTGGGTTACCCTGCACACCTCGACAGTATGTTTTTTGAAACCAATTTTTACATTACATTTGGTAAATAAAAAATGTCTTCTACAAATCCTCAAATTAAATCTCGCGCTGATGCGTTAGCAGTAGGTCTATCCGGCGCTGGTGCCGTGGTAAATAAAGTCGCAGCAACATCGTTCCCATACACCGTGTTAGATACGGTTAACGCTATATTCACTACAACTCCTGTAACCGACAGTCTAGTGTCGGCAGTAGAAACATTAACTGCAAACTCAGGTATACTTGAAATCGCTATCTCTGAAGCACAAGATGCAATTTCTACAGTTAGTGCGGCTAAGTGGCAGTCTGGTATTTGGATAGGTAATGGTACTTTATCTGGAACTGCCAATTATTACGATGGCAACTACAACCCATACAGCGTTGAATACGGTCTAACTACAAATACTGTAGACCTACTTCTAAACGGTGTAGTTCAAGCCACGGTACCATTCGTAGTTCAGGAATCTAGAGCTGGAAACCCTAGCGACGGCGTATTAGGTGACACATATGACGTTATCGTAATTGAATACGGTAAAACAGTAGCGTTTGACCAAATTCAATTCACCGGTGTATCAAATGCGTTGGCGTTAGGTGGTGCAAGATGGCATCCAACTGACCACTACTGGTTGTACCCAGTTGACACTAATAGTTCGCAGGCGGTAAACCGTAATGTTTCTGGTACTAACCTTGCTACCAACCCAAGATTTGCGATCTCTTCAGCATTTTTGGCTGCAGATGCACAAACGGTTTAACGTTTTACATTAGTACCGTATATGGTGTGGTAGTCAGTGGATATCCACTGACTACCACATTCATTAAACACGTTTATTTTACTAACTAAGGAATATAGAATGTCCACACAATTATTCGATGGTGATTTTGATGAGGATGGAATTGGTGCTGACCCAGGAGTTACATTTGATCCCACTGGGCTACGAGTAGGTAATTATTTTCCAAATGAAGTAACCGACCCAGTATCATCACCTGTAGTGTTTTCAAAGAATGGTCCGTTTTATAGTGACGGGCTATTGGTTAAAGGTATACTTATAACTGAAACACATACACTCCGTACACTAGTTACATTACAACTAGGGGTAGATTATATTTACTCCCCACAGTTTAATTTAATTAAACAGCTATTAGGACTTGACGCATTTAGTTATGTAGTCTTAATAGATAAAACTAAATGGTCATCTATCCATCTATCGTACCATGCCGTAGGTGCAGTAGTTGACCAGATATTAATGTCTGAAATAGGTAGTCTTGGAACATTCGACCAGAACGACTTAACTATATGGTCTAGTCTGATTGGCGACTCTCAGGCTTTTAATAAGTTAAAGATTAACGATTTACTTAGTCAGACATCAAACGTATATATACTCTCGAGAGAGTTAGAATTAATCAGTAAGAATTTAGATGCTCCAGCAGAATGGTTAGAGTATATTAAACAAGAGTTTGATGTGATGACAACCGCTGTAAGCGGGTTTCAATCTAAGATAGATTCTTTAAATGCCACAATAGCACAAACGATAAACTCTATATCCAATGTAGACCTATCGCCGTATCTTCTAAAAAGCGATCTTCCAACTACACAGGAGGTTTCCGATGGGACATTACCCCTAGCTAAATCGTGGAGTCCAGCTTTAATAAAACAAGCTGTGTTGGACTTCTCAACTACATTCAGAATGGTTATCGTTACAGATGGTGGTGTGTTACCAGTAAGTATTAAGGATGCAAGTTTAATAATTAAGATGGCTAATTACACATATGCCAACTCAACTATTACTCTACCAGAAGCTGGTGCATTTGGTATTGGAAGAGTAGAATTGGTTAATGTGGGTGACAGCAATTTAATTAGATTAAATCCTGGTGCACTAAATGTATTCAAGGGTAATAGCGGTACTGTTGGGACGTTGTTTTTAGGTGGTGGTGAATCCGTTATACTGGAATGTGATGGTGTCAACACGTGGTATATCGTTGGTGGATCTATGCAACTACAATTCTCACAATCTTACAGCTGTGTGTTTAATGGCGGTAGTCTTAGAATTGGAAACACCTTAATACAATGTGTACGTGGGACTACCACTAATGGCATAGGGCAGTTTGTGTTTTCTGCAACCTTTCCGAACAACATACTACACATTGGGGCACAACTTTTAAACAACACATTTATGGCACAATGCCAATTAACAATGGGCGATTATACATTGAGTGGAGGAAGAGTAGTTGCCGGTAATGGCAATGGTAATCCAACCGCATACGGTGGTGGTGCAGTTGGGTATAGTGTATTTGCAATAGGAAATTAAAAAATGAATAAGTTTACTAGATACAGTCCTTCGAAGAATGGGTTTTATCCATACACCGAAAACTATAGCGATTTACCAGACGACTTAATAGATATTGGTGAAATTGAGTTTATTGAACTACGCGATTTACAGAAAATTGGACACGTTATAGAACCTGATGAAAACGGTATCCCATTAGCAAAAAAAACAGACTTGTTAACTAAAGACCAATTACGAAATTTACTTAGTATACCCAAATTACAATTTTGTTTAAACCTAGACAAATATCGCTTACTAGACATCGCATTTGCTTACATCGACACACTACCAAGGTCTAACCTATTTCGTTTAACCTGGGAGTGTAACGGGGCTATATCGTACTCAGATCCAAACGTACAAGAGTTGTTACATACCACTCTTAATTTAGACACAGTTATGTCTGACGATATGTTTATGTAAATTATAATGGGTTAGCGTATGTTAGACTCCGTAAATGATTTAACGGCAATTTATACATACGCCTCGGTTGTTCAGTGCGAATGCAATGAAGCACTAGAACGAACTGAGTGTTCAGTTAAAGTATATGTCGTTGATAAAACAATTGTCATATCTATACATCTAGACCAAACACACCCACACGTCGAAAAACTTCAGTTGTTAACCAAACACAACTACTCAACACTTAGAAAATTAGATATTTCAGACAGTGATATTTATACGCATTTAGATGCGTATAACATTTACAGTTCTGTAAAAGAAACAAATTTATACAGTGTACTGAAAGAAATGCGACAAGATGACTTTGCAGCTGTAATCACATACTCCAGCGGGATTGGCTGCTGGGTATCGTGCTTATTAGCGATTGATGTAGATTTCCTCGGGTGTATTTCAGCTGACCTTAAAACAGATGTGACACTGGTGTTATTCGACACGCCAAACTTTACAAAGTGGGGCTTTAGTAAATTGATAAAATTGGTTTCATCAAGTAGCCATGTTTTATTTCCAGATACAAATGTAAACTTTCATTTGTATAAATTTCCAAAACTTTAATTATTAATGAGGCGCTAATGAATATAATTGATACAATAGAATCTGTAACGGATAGTAGCTCTACTGATACTGAATCGTCTACAGCTAAAATTAAACAAATTGCAATTCATGCGTTAGCTTGTTACAGTCGGGTTAGTTCTGGTAATACTGTTGGTGGTATAATAGATGCCACTGAAGCATTAGCTGAATTAGTACAGCTAATTAACACTACACTTACAACCAAAGGTAAACTAGATGAGATTAATAAAACAATATCCACTATGTCTAATTATGATCTTGATATTGATCTTGAGCGGTTGCGAAACAATTGACTGTTCTCGTGGGATGACAATACCACCTAAAGAAGCAACAGATACAATGAATGTGGTTGAGAAACGAACACTGGTAATAAAGATTGAAGACTTTAAAGTCGAATGTCCAAATGGTAAACTGGTAATTGAATAAAAAAAAAACGATTGGAAGAGAAATCTAATTCCCCCGAATTCGGGGGAATTAGATAACTTAACGTTTTAGTAGCTGCGTAGTTTTTCAATACGCATATCAATTTCACTATGGGTTCTACCACGTGCATCATTTGCTACTAGAGTTTTACAAACTTGTAATGCTGATACACTAATGTCTAAACCTAAGTTATCAAAAGCGAATTTGTCAGCTTCTAATTCCTCTGGCATAACTAACCCACATTTAATAAACTTTGAACGCGCCTTACCAGCGTTTTCAGTTGGTGTAGTCAAGAAATGTTTACCTCGAATATGTCCTTCCTCATGATATAACATGAAGAGTTTAAACCCTTCTGGTAATTCATCCCAGTGGTCTGGGATAATTATGATATTTTCACCTGCTGATGCACAGGCGTTGTTCATAGGCGAGTGGTAATCACCTAATCGTAATCGCATCAGGTGTGTACTTTTAATTACTGGAATTCCATTCCAGTCAGTGAATGATTTAAAAGTCATAAATCTATTCACTTGAATATCCACCATCCAACGGTAGGTGTTTAAACCTACAACAAACGACTCTTTTAATAACTTAAAGTAGTTCATTTCTTTTCCTCCAAAACAAAGGTATAAAGGTTTGGATAGCTTCTTGAACACGTGAACCCGAGTTTTAGAATCTCGGACCATTTACTGTCCCATCCAAAATTACTATCACCAGCTACCACTATGGTGTGGGTTTTTGGCTGTACTGATTTTATTGCACAGTACACTTCATTGTTCCACCCGTCAACACGAGTGGCAATTTCTAACGCGCCTAACATCAGTTGATCTTTGTTCATTTCATTCTCCAACTAAAGTGTGGTCAACTACTAACGAATATGGCATTAACGCCATAGCGGCAACCACCTGCGCATAATTGGGGTTTGACAACAACGTCTCATCGATAGAGATGTATTCTGGGGTTGCAATAAACCCAACATCTTTATACAATGTAAGAAAGCTATTTATCATTTCAATATACCCTTTAAACGATTTAATGTATAAATCGTTTAAAGGTGTTGTTGGCATATCTTTTAATGTAAATAAGTGTTTCACGGTAAATCTCCAAAATATAATTAACTATTAAATTGTAATAGCAACAAAAGAAAACATTATTGTTTACTCTACTAGATGATATATAAATAAGTATTTATTGAGTTATCACAAGGTTATCATGTGTTGCATAACTTAACCTTAGGAGTCTTAGATGCCTACACCACCAACACCCAATGCGATTACTGTGGTCTATGACCCTAGTGGTACATTAGTGGGTAACAACATAAAAAATGAAGTAGTGTTTCCAATCACCCAATGTGCTATCTTTCCAAAACAAGGTGCATTTTATCAAAATGGATTCACTGTAACCGCCATACGTTTATCAGACAATGTAACTGTTCCATTGGTTCCAAATGTAGATTTCGAATGGTCACCACCTTACAGTAAACAAATTGATGTCATTGGAGCGATTGTATATAGCTACATCCTTTTAAAAGACGTTAGCCTATGGTCTAGTGCTACAATTAATTATCAAGCCGTAGGGTGCGAAAATGACGCTATTCTATTGCAACAAATTGTTGACTTAGGAAGTTTTGATAGACTAGATCTTAATTCGTGGAAATCGCTTGAAGGGGATTATGTCGTAAGTGCAGATACTGTTCGTCCAGATATATTTAATAACGGAAGAACTATATTTCTACTGAGTAGATTACTTGGAAGTATATCACGAACTACACTTTCTCCAGCAGTGATATTTAATGATTTAATGGATAGAGTGGATTCTGTAGCTAACGATTTAGGGTTTGTTCAAAGTAAAGTCGATTCTTTAAATGCTAGTTATGTTCCACCTGACCTCAGCGGATATGTGTTAAAATCTAGTATCCCTACACAAGCTGTAGCAGAAGCTGGTACTGACACAACGCCTAGGGCTTGGTCATCGTTAGGTGTAGCACAAAATGCGACCGCTGTATTTAACAAACTTATAGTCGCAGTTAATGCACTTATAGAAACTAATCGAGCTGTATTAGATGCTAAAATCAATACAGCTGTAGCTACATTAAACTCTAAAATAGATAACGCTGTAGCTACATTAAACACCACTATAACGAATAACTACAATACGACGTACGATAGAGCTACCAGTTTGTATCAAACGTTATTTGATAGAGACGCTACACTGTATAACGATTTGGTTTCTCGTGATAACGCTATTAGAACTGAGATATATAACTCGTTTGCAGCTGTAGGTTACCCTGCTGGAGGAATAAAGTATTTATACGGTGGATGGTGTTTACAGTGGATTCAAACCCCGTACATAACGTACCTTGATGGACAGGTGACCATATGGTTTAATTTAGCATTTATATCGCCGCCATTAGCGTGGTGCACTGGTGGTGTCATTAGCAATGTAGATGCTAGTCTTGGGTTGGATCAAGAATACTTTCCATATCCAAACTCCGGTATATATATAGCCACTACTGGTAACCATAGCCTTGAAGGGTGGGTATTCTTATTAGGGAGGGTGTCATGACTGATGAAAACACTAAATTAGTTAAAGAAATTGGAGAGGAGTTATTCTTCTCTAAGTCTACATTTGGATTTTATAGTTCAAAGATACATAAGTCTTATCCAGATGACGTAGTACCTGTTACATTAGTCGAGTATCTAACTGTGCGAAACGGGTTGATAGCTGGGAGAACACTTGGGGTTTCTGCTGACGGTAAACCTATAACAAATGAAAACGATCGTAGTCATTTAAAGTTGGCTATGGAAATAGAAACGTTCATTGTAAAGACTGTCACGAATGATACATTCAAGTTTAAAGATGTAGACGAGGTTAGTAAACTTGCACTGTTTAGTAATGAGTATCAGGATGAAGCGGTTATATTAAACAAGTGGGTAATTGATTGTCAAATACGCGCTTATAAAATTAAAGAGAAAGAGTTGTCATATCCAGATATTATCACTGCGTTAGCTGACTTACCAATTCCAATAATTTAAAATGTAAAAAAAAAAGACTTATGTAATAGGGAGCATTAATGCTCCCTATTACTAGGTTCTATTCGTCTAACACTTTACTGTTTTCAACACAAATATTATATTTTAAAAACCCGTGCTCATCCGTGAGTATTAATCTAACTTCACCATTGCTATCCCTATACCAGTCAAACACAACTGAAATAACGGTTGGGCCTGCTGGGCTAGTGTGTGAAACTCGTTTACCTATTAACGAATTTAACCCAGCGTGGTGCACAATGTTATTACTAGGTTTATCGGTCACAAGTGGTGCTTCGAATATACACACCGATAGGTCTTGTTCATGTGTTTTGTTATCCACATCAACTAACACCAACGTTACACATTTGTCGATGTACCAGCCTAACACCCACATCGGTTCGGTTAATTTCCAGTAATTGGCTGCATCTTTATACCGCACTAATCTACCGATTAAATTATCCAGCCCACCACCATTTATCTTTTCCATGTCGTTCTCCTAATTATAAAGGTAGTTTTTTATATAGCTCTTGTACAGAAGCTACATAGTTAATTGTTTCTTTTGCGTGTGACTTAGAAGTTATCTTAGGTAAACACTTTTGTAACACTGCAAAGTTGGTACTATTACATCGCTTAGATGCTTTCTTGATATTAGTTGGCCCTGCGTTATAGGATGCTAAAACTACAGCGGTTTTATTTCTTCCCTTTGGTAATTTTTTCCAAGTATTTGCTGCATCATCAATTACTAACGATGCCACTTCAATAGATTGACTCGGAACTTTTGTGTCATGTGCTGGTAAAGTTTTATTTTTACTCGCTATGTATTTCCATGTCTTGGGCATAATCTGACAGATACCACTGGCTCCCTTCTTAGATTTTGCTTTTACATCAAATTTTGATTCCACTCCACATACCGACTTTAACAACTTTGCATCCGCATAATGTTTATTGTTTCCATGTTTCTTAAAATCAATATCATATTGCGTGTTTGTAATAACAGCTTTGTAAGTTTCAGTTAAAGGCGGTTTAATAGATTTGCTATAACCGATGTGGCACTCACAATTAATCAAAATAGTAAATATAATTAATAAAGTAGTTTTCATGAAAATATCCTTTTAAAAGTTTATAATTCGTTGGTGTAAACTATTGTGTCAGTTGAAGTTAATTCTTGTAAACGTTCGGTCATAATTATTTCGACTTGTTGTAGATAGTTATTAAGTCTTATAACGCTTTCTTTATCTAACTGACTAGTCCGAACGTATCGATACGTGCCGTGTGCACTAGAAATGTGTTTGCGCTGCGCTACACACTTCACAGTGCCAGTTGACCAAATGACTATGTAGTTACCAATGTCCCCAGATACTAACCCACATACGTCTTCCTCTGATGCAAACATACGAGTTGGATACGCCACGTCTTTATGATACATTGACAACTGGTTTATAACAATTGGTAGACTGTGTCCATTTGTAGGATTTGTTTTTAAGTTTAACTGTCGTGTTATATCTGAGCCAACTACTAGCTTTTTAAATTTGAATTCGTTTTCTGCCACGTGTGTCTCCATTGTAATTTTAAATGATAGAGTCATGTAATTTCTTACATGACTCTATCAGATAATATATGTTTAAGTTTGTATTCGGTTACTTGTCTTTTGTATCCTTATCTTCAGTTGTATCATCGTCACTACTAGCAGTATCGTCATCTTCGGTATCCGAATCATCTTCTGTATCATCAGAAGTATCGTCAGCACTAGTACCGTCATCCACAGCAGTGTCATCCAATGATGTATCGTCATCTCCGCCATCTACATCTAAATCTGCATCATCTGTTGCCATGTCATTAACATCACCATCATCAGAACCACCCTCGTCACCAGCATCACCATCTATAGCACCATCGGTTCCAGCATCATCTTCTGGTGCTGGTGGGTTTAGTTTATCTGCCGCCTCTTGAATTTTATCATCTACTTTCTTCTCTTCTTTTGCTACCATGTTTGCTAAATCTCCAACTATAGAGACATTAGTTTTAACGTGTTCTTCAAGAATACCCTTTAACGTTTTCTCTGGGTCACTCACCAATTCAAACAACTCTGGTAATATGTTTCGTGATTTTAAATATCTACGTCTCAACTCATTAATTAGAATGGTTTTAACTCCAGCTATATCAGAAGATACATTTTCACCTTTTAACAAACTACCTAATTCAGAATCACTAACCACCGAATCCATCACATCGGTTATGAATGTAGTGTAATCGGTAAACGCTGTGGCTTGTGCTTTATGTTGAGCATAATCTGCTTTAGGAAGAATCAGTGTAACACTTTCAATTATTTCTTCCATAGTAAGTTGACATTTAGCACTATCACGTACCGCTTTCAACTCATTATAGAATTTACCACCACATCTTAAATACGTTTTAATAAAATTAGCACCACGTTCACACGTTACGGCTTGCTTACCTAACATACGTTTTGATTGTAATAAATTAATATTATCAATCTGTCCCATGAAATCAATCTGATTAGCTTTTTCTAATAAGTCCAATGATAATCCCCAACCTTGATATTGCATCTCTTTAAGCATATCCTGGAGGTCTGTAGCTGGCGCAGATACATCTCGTTTACTTTCTACTAACTCCACACTAGTGTTTGGATACTGCGCACCATTGACTGTGGTTTGCATACCAGCTTTAAGGATACTGTCAATGATGTCCTGTGATTGAAATTTATAAACAGGAAACCCATCAGCTTGTAGATTAGCCATTTCGTTTCTAACCATCTCGACCGTACCACGTGGGTCTATCTCTTTATCATCCAAAGTAATAGTTAAGTGACTACGGTTAATTGAAGATTTAACTGCTGCCATTAACTGAGCAAATATTAAAACTGCTCTAAATGAAGAATATAGTTTAGTCTTTTCTATTAACGATATACCAACTCCCTCTGGTGAATAGTTATACGCCATATATGACAATCTGTCAACCGGTACATAAATTACTCGAGTGGCCTGTTTCTCTAACTGGCGAGTAAACATCATTCTATAAATATCTGGCACTTTAGCTATATCTACCTCTGCACCTAAATCACCATTACTAATTACTTCTTTTAATTCTCTTTCAAATCTTTCTTGGTATGCGGATAAAAGAACAGCAGAATTACTTCTCTCGTTCATAGCTACTGTGTTAGAACCCGGATACGATACGCCGAATGTGTAGTTGACGGTCATAGCTTGATCGTGAACAGTTTTATCCAATTTGTCACTTAATTGTCTATATCGGTTCTGATAATTACAGCAACGTAACGGTTGACCATCTAAATCTGCAACTAGGTAGTATGCAATGTGCTCTCTTGTAGTGGGATTTAAAATCGGTATCACTGACTCAGATGGCCAATGAATTACAATTGGATTTAATGTATCAACTTTATCCTTATTGAATAGCAGTTCCATATACGGTAACATTTTGACACTTCTATCACGGTATTCTGCTAATGGACTTTTTTTATCTTCAGCAGACTCTAATCCCCAACCTAAAGCTAACTTTGTTTTAATGTTATAGTCTTTAATCGACTTAGAAATCATACCGTGAAAAATATACGCTGGATTGTCTGTAAGTTCCACAAGTGTTTGGGTTTCATTAAACTTAGACATTTCACTTTTAAGTTCATTATAGGTGTTAACTAGCTCAGTCGCTGTGTTATTATTAGCTAAATTATCGGCACCTACACCTTTAGTAATTGCGGCTACAGTATCGTCTAATGCACTTTCTAAGGAATACGATTTAATCTTTTCTGCTGTTTGAGAATATAAGGTTTGGGTTACAGTTTGGTTTGGTCTTATATTAGCTAATGTACCAAGGGGGATACAGTTGTAAACCCCTTTGTTAAATCTATAAGTTCCACCTATATTTTCTAAACCATATGTGTTGTCATGAATGATTTTACGTATAGCACTTGGTGGAACTGGTAATAGTGCCACACTTCCAATTGTCACTAAAGCTTGTTCAATAAATAAAGGTTGTTTCTTATTGTAATTGTAGCCGTTATCTGAACTAAAATGTACTCGAATCATTTCGTTCATTTCAGCAGGTGCTTCTTTGTGTAACCCTATACTAAGGTTACCCTCCTGTAAATCAGTTGGAGAAAGAATATTATCTACTAAAGTTTGTTTAGCTATTTCTAAATCAGGTAGTAGGTGAAATATATTTTCTGAATCTGCATTCTGTTCAGAGTGCTGTTCTACCATACTTCGCAAGTGTGGGAGTGCCATGTTCACGTTACTACTTTGTTGCCGTAGTGTGGGCGTTACCATGTCTGTAATTGGAAGTTTAGCAACGCGACTTAATCGATTTAAAGAATCTTTTGTGGACGCTGTATTGTCCGGGTGTATGTTTGTTTTTTTCATACGTTTTTCCTTTACTTAAAATAAAAAAAGAGTTAGCCATGTTAGTATCAACTGAATACTTTAACTATGTGTCAAACACTATCCGGTTAGTGGATAGTTTTATTGTAAAATCTAATTACACCGCTAAGGCAATTAATACGGTTTTACAATTAAATAACGAAGTTATTCCGGTGGAACGCACTAGCTGGAAATATTACTTAAATCTAGCTGGTATAGCTTACGTTGGTCAAAATAATTATAATAGTGACCCAACTGATATGGTTGTGTATTCATTGGACTTAGATGAAATGATACCGTTTAATACACAATCGTTAGTTAACAATCCAGAAACGTTATCAGAATTACGTACACTAGGTGACACATACAAAAACATATTACTGAAATACCCAAACGATGACATTTTAATACGCGGTATAATTGACCCCATTCCATTGGATGTGTCTATTGAAGCTGCTGACTATCAAATCCTACATTATAACCGTTTACTATTAAACTATAATGAAACAAATGTTATACCGAAAGTACAAGGTTACATTGATCGTTTTATATATAGGTTTGATAACGTTAACTACGGTTTAACAGACCACCTGTACCCAGCTGCAATAATTGGGATTCTATTTGTTACATTACCGATGGAGATTGTTAACATTAGATTGGAGAATTGTAAAACACCGTATGTTAACGAATGGCACGTGTGGAACTATCTAAGTGGATATTTTGATTTATCTAAACACAAAGGTGTAATACCTTACGGACAAGCGTTATTCCTTTATAGAAATATTGAATACATTATTGCTAATTCTGGAACTACTAAAATTTTAGACTTTTTAAATGATGGATTTGCTAAACCGTTTAACTTAGACTTATCTGCGTTTACAGTAAGAAAAAACTTTATTACTGCACATAAACATTTAAAGTCTGGTAAACTGACAGATTTAGTTGGTGATGTTGGAGTTTATAAATTTCCATACGGTGAAAACGTTTTAGAATCTGGACGAGTGACTCAGTTAACACCTGGTGATTTTGTCAACCTATTAGCCTCTACAGGCGTCGATAATAAGAAAGTAATAGAGTTGGATACCTTAGCCTTAATAAATGACTCTAACAGCTCTGTATCGAACGATATACTAACTGGTGTAATTGAAGGGAATGTTGCAAATAATGTTGCGTTAGATTTAGTTAACAAGACACTGGAACATGTTAACAATTGGTTTTATTTAACTAGCATCGATTATATTAAGTTTAAAATATCTATCGACTTGGTTGACGTTGGTATAACCAATTTATTACTAACAGCGAAAGACGCTGCTGTATTGTATCTATACGCCAATGCTCAGCTATCACTAAGTGATACAGTTAACATTCCAGAGTTTTGGGTAAAAGACATAATGGTTAAACCCAACTATCCAGAATCCACAATACGTGGTTTACTGGAAGCTAAATTTCAATATGGGGATAACTTTGATGTTTACTCAACTATAAACAAGTTCCAGACTGTGGCAAAGAAAGCGTATTCGCTATCTGAGTTTTCAAACTATATGGATGGGGTAATTTCCAATAAGTTTTTACATTTAATAGTTGTTTCACAAGAATCAGATTACATAGCTAGGTCTGAAGCATTGTCTTTAATATGGTCGTTTTATAATGATGTGAAATGTACATTTTGTGCAGAGACCAAGTATAGTGATTTTTTAAATCGCATTAGGTTGAACTCTAGTAAGTGGACGGACTTTACATATAGAGAATTAATTGTGCAGATTTCAAATAAGTTTATGGCAATTGAAATAGAGACTGCCACATTACAATCTCCGTACTCAAATATGTTAGATATTCTAAGTCAGATATGCAGTTACACTGTAACGTTTGTAGCTGGTGAAGCAACTAATTATAACACACCTTTACCTGCTAACTTACCCGACTGTCGGGTATCGTATGTTGATATACGGAACACTACGACCATAGACGATTCAATAGATGTGATGCCAAAAAACACACACGTTGAAGGCACATCTAACTTATTAGATAGTGGAATTATCTATACGATAAAATCCACAGGTGCACAATACAACACATCTGTAGAAAGTTTTATTTCTTTAAATTCTAAATTTAATGGGCACCACAAATCTTACATTGTAGGTAACGGTCCACAAATTACAACACTCACCGAATAGGAAACTCAGATATGTCTAAGGCAAACGCTGTTACAACAATTTATGACCAATTTGCTACATTAGCAAGTAAATACAAATTACCATTTACACCTGCTGCGGGAACTACTTTAAACGATAAATTTGGTATCAATTATGCCACACCACCAACCGAAGGATATCCTGAAATAAAATACCTCGCTGTAGGAAATGGTGGTCACGCTGTGGTAACTGGCGATAACTTTGTTTATGGTTTAATGCATAGTTGCACCGACTCTGCATTAAAGAATCAGTTACCGTGGTTGATTGTTCCAGCTAATAACGATCTGACTTTAGTTGAAATGTCAAAGTATAGAATACGTGTACCTTTGACTATACGCAGCAACCAGTACATCGCTTACTACTTAAAAGTGTTGGATTTTCCACCTATGCAAATAGGTTATACCACGTTTAAACTAGAAGGTGGTGTGGTGGTTAACCAAAACACATATGTCCCAACGTTGGCTACACAGAACCCAAATATGATTGATTCCTCAAACATATCTTTAAACCTTGTTTCAGGTAATCACATTGCTACAACCATAGATACCAGTATTCAGTTATCTGAAGCTGATTTAAACGGAATTATTGACGCATGCATACTACTGTACGGTACTGCAAACGCAGCCACTATATCAGAAATGGCATTAGTTCATGGGTTTGATGTAGAAGCTCCACTATTAGTAAACGGTGTACAGGCCACACACACCGAAGTACAATGTGCACAGGTGGCTAACTTTATATCAATTGTCTATCCAGCTAACTCTAACCCTAACCCAAGCTTAACCGAAGGTATTAACATCGGTATTGCTCAACCTCTATTGGTTTCAATTTAATTCAATGATAATCTTATCTATAGATCCAGGACTACATAAATGTGGGGTTGCTATATTAGAACTCGACGAACTTGGTGAACCAACCATAATACACGCTGAAACTATATTCACTGATGAACTAATAAAGGAGTCCGGATATATAGTCGATACACACGGTGAGAGATATGCTAGGTTACACGCTTTAGCTATAAAGTTTACTGAGCTACTACAGACTTTTAATCCCACATTGGTTGGATCTGAAATACCATTTTGGAACCCTAAACGCCCTGCGGCATTTGAAGTTTTAGTGGCAGTTTTAACAATGATAGAGAATACTGTGTTTCAGTATGATGAAGCGATGTTGTTCGAGCGTGTCCCTGCGGCATTAGTTAAAAAGAACTTAGCTGTGAGTGGTGGGTCTGGAGATAAGTCTTTGGTAAGAGCAGCGATTTTAGAAAGAAACATAAAAAACGTTATCGGGAATACACACTTATTAGACCCCGATAGCATAGACGCAGTTGCTGTGGGGTTATATATATGCGGGGTGCTTAATAGCATTTCATAACGGAGTGTTGTATGGATATCGATAAGTTATCATTACCGCCAGATAGTTTAGATCATGTGAAATCCAGTTTAGATTATGTACATGTAGTACATGAAACAATAACGGACAATTACCAGTTTGGTGAAGCATCAGATGTACTTAAGTATGTGGTAGGTATGGTTTTAGGTGTTGCTCAATTGTACAGCGGGTATAAGCGGTTTACAGCATGGTGGAGTAAACGTAAGGACGAAAGAAAGATTAACCAGATGATACAAAAGTTATCTGGTAGTAACAAAAAAAATAAGTAACAAACTAGACGATACATACACTCATCACTGAGTGTATGTATCGTACTTTTAAAGGGTTAGCTTTTCGATTTCATAGAACACTTCCGTCGGGGGTTCATCACGTAACTTGAATGTTCTGTACAGAGTTAAGGTTTTATCCACAATTAATAACTCGTGGTCATCAGGATCTGTAAATCGACCAAATACATTTTGAATCAATGCATCTATAGCATCGGTTTTTACACAAGGTTTAGCTGAAAGAACATATAACGATTTGTTATTAATTTCAAGTTCTTCATTTCCATATTTGTAATATAACGCCATGATAGGTAGCGTTAATATATTCTTTGCATATCGCAATACAACTGTGGTTAGCATTACATCACCGTCACCACCTTTCCCAACTCCACCTTCAGCATTTAGTTCGGCTATACCAGCTATTACGGGGTCTACCTGATGTAAAACTAAAAATGCCCAATCCTTAAACAGTTTACGGAAAGTGGCTAGAATCTGATGTACCACTTGTTCTTTAATACCGAATACGGCTAACTCTTCTAATGACTCAACTGGCTTTCGAAGATATGACGTACACATTAGTTGGTCTGCGCAGTCATAGTTTCGTTGAATAAAACTTAGAATTTCATCGGTTATGCGATTAGATAACCACATCACTATTTCATTTTTACTAAGGTTTCCCAATTCCCGTATAAGGTCGATTAGTGTATCGTAGTCATTCACTGTGGAGAATGAATTAAATATAAATGTGACACGTTCATCTGCTTCTGGGTGGGATACACTAGTACCATATACCATATGCTCCTCAACCCACCATTTATAAAGTGATGGTTTATCACCATTAACTAACTCGCTAATTGTTCCCAACTGATAGCTAACTACACTTGGCTCATGTGATAACTGATCTATATTTGAATGGTCATCTTTTTCGAATTCCATTAATCGATCTACTACTGGTGGTAAAATTAATATGCGTGTAGCACCAGCTACTGGTTTGGTTCCACCAACTGCGGTTTTTAATGGTGCAGAAGTGTGCGGTAATGTAGTCCTTCCACTAGTATAATGTTGTTTATCGTACATCTCTGCCTCATCTCTTTGTACCAAACTTGGTTTTTTACTTTCCATTCGACGACCTGAACTTGTCGAATACGCACTGCCACCACGATTATGGTGCTGCTGCACATTGCGTGCAATACCTACATTGGACGAGTTACGTCCACCAGAATGCCCATTAGACCTTTGATTATGACTAGCATCCAGTGCATTAATCATTAGGTCTGCTTTATAAATACCATCGTCAAAATCTGGACCATTGGTAAGAAATGCTGGTATTGTAGTACCCAATATACTCAGACATAACTGTTGCATAAAGTTATCAATATCAGATCCAACCAGTGGTGATAAATCACGCCAATACGCATCAAAGTAACGGTCAATACCCGTATAATACAATTCGCACTCATCAGCATTTAACTTAAAATAAGTAACGATATTTAAAACCATATTTGATAATCGGTTTTTTAAAGTGTCCTGACTACCAGTATTATTCATTCTACTAGTATTACCACCCACCATTCTTTCTAGCATAAATTAACCTCATTTAAATGTTTTCCTCGTTTTAATTGAGCACCAAGTCTATCTAACTGACTCTTAGTATCTGATGCCTGTGATGTAACATAGCCGTTTGAAAACTCCTGATACGGGTTGGCTATAGATCTCCCCGTAAAATCTTTGCCTGTACATGCGTGTATAGATGCAATTTCTAATAAACTCTGATGCATCAGTAGACCTCTATCGTTTAAGTCTACCATTCCGTCACCAGAGACCCCTGTTGCTTTACGATGTGTAATTAAATCAGCAGATGGGCCAAATACCATACAAGACGATGCCACGCTTACAGGTTCTAACTCACCATGTCCTTTCCAATCTAAAATTCTATCTCTCTTTATATTTTTAGAGATTATGCTATTTATCTTAGCTTCCTCCAAATAGATATCTGGAGTTTTCTGCAAAATATACATAGTGTTAAATATATCCTTTCTAACACCAAACGTTAATGGTTCAACTGTACACAATTGTAAATCGTACATCGTCCCATAATCGTAATGTACGCACATATCCTGAAAGTTAAGGGTAAGGTGACGGAACAATTCAAAAATCGTACTAGAGTCCACTCCTGCTCGTCTAAACGTATCAATTGTAATAGAGTCAATGGTAGATTCCATCGACTCTAAATGTTTTGTCATTCGCTCTTTTAATTTGGTTTCTCCACAACGTTCCTTATATATAAAAAAGTCTAATAACCGTAACCATAGATTTGGATTATTTAATTCATCCAACTCCGCTGTTGCCTCAGCCGCATTATCGAATATATAAAAGATACTAGCTATGATATTGCTGGCTAATGTGTAATATGTTTCGCATGATACAGCTATTCTTATCTCTGGTGCTAAACCCTCATAGAAAGCAGCAGTGTGTATCAGTTTACTTTTAAAGACAAACCATTTTGATTTGTCTAGTTCATCTAATTCTTTACCACCAACTTTTGCAGTTAGTTTATAAAACTTTAACGTTTTAGCCAAGCCATATTTTGCTAAAAGGTAATGTATGAGTAATGGTTTTAACGGCGATCTATCTGTTTCTGGGTAAATTGAAAACAGATAACTACCTACTGCATACGGGTTAATTTCCATGTCGTTTACCAAACAGGAAATGTTGATTTGCCAAAACCCCATACGTAGTCGTGTGGAAGGCAAGTAAATGTTATTTTGTTCTATATTAAAAACCCTCCCACTGATAACTGGTGTCACGCTATATTGCGTGTCACGAATAAACATAAGTCCACCATCGTTTATAAACGGTAAAAAGATATGTTTAGGTTTTAGTTTTACACCTTTGTATTCGAAATCGTATCGCATTAGATATACATCAGACCTAGCCATGTCATAGATACGGTTAGGGGAGCCTGTTTTAGTTAGCTCAGTAAACGTTTCTCTTGGTGTGCACCGTCTACCACCCTTATACTTTAATCCCTCAGGAAAGCCTTTAGATGCACATTTCCATACCCAATCTATATACATCTCCACTTTGTTTAATTGAGTAGTGGCAACACTGGTGATAATATCTGTATTCAGCTTTGCAACTCGTTCGTTACAGTAATCTAGCATTTTCGAATCCATACAACCCCTCTATAAATGTAATTTAGACAAACACATCATGGTTAACGTCCTTTAAAATTTATATAAGTTTTGCAACTAATAACCCGAACCCCAATGCAGCTCCTGCTAATTTATAATACTCCATCGTACTTTTCGCTTCACCACTCTTAATTGTAGCTTCCTCCTTAAGTTGTTGTAACCGTAAGTCATAGTTAAATTTTATATCCTGTTGTACTTTCTCCTGTTCAACTTTATACTCTTTAAGTTCAGTTTCTTTCTGAACTCGTTTAGTGTTTAATAACTGATTCTCTTGTTGCAATAATTCTACCTCTCGTTTTATCTCAAGTATAGTCTTTTCGTGTTGCGCAGTATCTAACTTATTCTGCGATGAGTGTACTATGTTTTCATTTACAGCTACTGTAGCCTCCGCCAATGTAGTAAACAGTGTAAACGATGCTTCTTTAGAAAAAGCTTTTTCCAAACTAACTATTTGAACACAACGTAGTTTGTTTGCATGTGCCGATTGAATTTCAGGCATACCACTTATATAGAAACCGTTACCCTTTATCATACTCCTTTCGCTTTTTAAATGTACGATGTTATTATTTAGAACGGTGTAATAATCTACACCAGGTTTTTGGTTGTCGATTATTTGCAATCGAATGCTAATTTGTGATGCGGTATCGAAATCCTCTCCATGATTTAACATGGAATTAAGTGTATGTTGGTAACTGTATGGGTGAAAATGTATACTCTCCATTTGGGTAGCTATCCCAACATAGACGTCTAAATTTGAAATGTAAACACCACCCCTTGCTTTAACGATATCTGTAATATCGACTCTTTCTTCCCATGTAACATGCTTCCCGTTTGATTTAGTTAAATTTTCTTTTATGTGATTTAAAATTGGGTCCTCATCCCCATCTACAGTTAAAATACCATCTGTGAAATTTGTTTTGTTATGTTCAATTACCAAGAGGTCGGCACTGACACTGTTTGCATTCGGTGACAAAATAGTATAACACCCATCTCTGAAACAGACTGCTAAGTAATGTTTTGAAAAATTAACATATGTAGAACTTACTGAACATCCCCTATTGTTATTTGTTATTAGTTTCTTTTCTGATAAAACACTTTTTAATACATCCATTTTAATACCCATAAGCTAACTAGTGTCATCTAGATAATATATGTTTGTGTCATTGTCGAAAAATAATACGTACTCCAGGCAGAATATTCTGCCTGGAGTACGACTACGCCATGAGGTTAAACGGTTTAGAAAACTTTAATACGTTTTGTGAAAATACAGCGGTCACCTGTTGAAACCTTTGGACTGAGGCAGTGTACCTGATGTGTCGAATTGTAGAATACAAATACCCATTTATACTTTCAAGTGTTTCCTTATTAACACCGAGTTTTAATAATTGTTCTTTATATGGACTTTCGTCATCTAATAGATAATACCCAAACGTGTTATATAAACGTAGAATATTTATTTTTCCACGTATATATGATTTTATCAACGGTACCATTTCATACTTAAGTATTTTACACAACACTAAAATCTGTTCGTCCCCCAATGTAGCTAACTTAGCATCGTGTGAGTTAACATCACGCATCACACTTTTTAAAATATGTATTTCGTGCACACTGTTACTTGGTTTTATTTTATCCAATTCTCGCGTATATATCGTTGATACAAACGCGTAATATAAACACAGTGCTGACATATTACCATTTCTACTATACGCTATATAAAACCTTATTATAGCTAATTGAAATATAATCGCCATTGTAACTTTTTGAATTATGTATCGCATAGGTTTCTCCAGTTTGTTTAAATGATAAACTAATAGTTAGCTCAAATAGATAATATATGTTTAAATTAAAAACGAATAGTGCACACACAGCTTATATAAGCTGTGTGTGCACATATCTACTTACTTAACGGTTAAAACTATTGTGCAGGTGAGCTAGCGAATGTATCCAACCCACGAATAAGAAGCACGCCTAACACTGGTAAATTAGCATAGGGTACTACACGTGGCATAGATTGAATTTCGCGGTATGTCGCACCACTACGAGCCATAGGTACAACTTCATATGTGATGTTTGGTGATTGTAATCTGCAACCGAATGACATAGGGTGTACCAAATCACCTGAACCTACTAAACGGAACGAGTAATACACTTTACCACGAATGTCTTTGTTGTTAGATTTGGTGATGATATATTTACGATTATCACCAAAGGTTCTTATATCACCAGGTTCCATAAAGTATTGCGCAATCAATGGATCAGTAACAATGATTGTTTCATATGCATCCAAATCAGACAACAGCATTTGCATCGCTGAAGAATAACCAGACTCCATATACAACGCTAAAGAGTTGTACATAATACTTGTTTGGATAGTGGCGCGAATGTTAGCCAATGTGTCTTTAGACTGCCAGTTTTTGCATAATGATTGCAAATCAACAAAGTCTTTACGAAGTGTTGGAATAACAAATTCGCCACCCATGATTGGACACTGGTTAGTCATTACACCGACACCCATTGGAGTGCCAGAAACTTCAGTTAACCAATCTTCCATTTGTAATAACTTTTCAACACATTGTCCAGACACCCACAACTGTGTAACGTTAGCCAAAGTTTCAAATGTAATTTGGTCAGTTGTGTTTAATGCAGTACGTGCAGTAAATGGAGGAAATACGTTGATAGGCAAACGGTAGTTTACAACGTTGCTTGCATCAATGATTGTTCCATTGGTACGTAAGTTTGAGTTAGTACGTTTAGCAGATGGATACCACCCAACCATAGTGATAGTTACACTGGTAGCTGCGCTGTCCAATGTTGAGATATCATACGTGATTGGTAACTGACCAGATTTAACTGGACCAAATGCGGAAACCACTTTTGGTTGTGCTTGGTCAACTACCATACTGCCGATTTCAGTATCAGCTGTAGCAGATAAACGAACTACACCTTGCAGTGTAAATTTAGCTGATGCAGCTAGACCCATGATATTGCGAATGGCACCAATAACGTCAGCATTTGTGTCGCCAGAAACAGGAGTAAAATCGCTACTTAAATACAATGGTGCTTCGGTTGTGGTTTGTAAGCCTTGTGGACGACCTAATGTCTTTTGTTGCAACAGTGTACCGACTACGTTAGTAACATCGTTTTTAATTACCGCAGATTTAACAACTGGTGTAGCAGTATTCTTGCCTGTAGTTACAGTTACTTTAAAGTAAATGTCTTTAATACCGATGTTAGTATATAAGGCATCTGTGGTGTCCATTGTACCACCGTTCTCGATACCTTTAAAGGTAGCAAGTTCGATTAAACCAACTTCTTCACCAAAGATGATTGGTCGAGTCTTCATTTTCTCGCCTAGGATTTCTTTTTCCCAAGCAGGAACTAAAGCTTCAACAACTAACTGAGCAGGTTCTGTAGCAGAGATAGCGATTGGAATAATATCAATTCCGTTAGACGCCATAATCGATGGGTTGTATGCAGCTTCAACTAAGTTCACTTTTTGCAGAAGCATAGGTGCGCCAGATGAAGTATTACGATAACGTGTAATTAAAATCTTTGGTACTTGAATCTGTACATCGTAACCAGCCTGACCAGGTGGTAAAGAGATAGCAGGAAACCACGTGTCTTCAAACCCACCAGGGATAGAAGTTTGTGCATTAATCATTGCAGAAGCGGCAATGAAATCCAAATGTTGGATTGGATCAAATGACTCCAATCCCCATTTCTCACCCCAAGTAGGGTTATCTAAACCAGCTAAAGATGGAGCACCTTGAAAAGAATGTGCGATACGTTCACTGCCAGCTTGAGGACAGATGTTATTATACTGTTTTACGGTTTCGTGTGGTGACATTTGTGACATTAATGAAACTGCTAATGTTTGGAATGCGTCGTCTACCCAGCTGTCTCTAATAGACTCCATACCAGCTACAGACTGTGCAGCATTAGTACCAAAGTATACGGCGTTTCTATCTGGTGTAGCTAAGCCAGTTACCCAAGTTGTGATTGCTGGATCGCGTTTTAAAACATCAACCACTACACCAACTTTGTCAAGGAACTCTGGCATTTTGCGTCTATCGCTAAGTGCTTCCAAACCACAAAATCCATAGAGGTCGTCTTTCCCAAGTAAGCTACCGTTACTTAGTACGATGTTTTTGATAGCAGCTCTTGCTGATACAGATGCGCTATCTAGTGTTTTTAATCCGAAGTATGCCATTGTTATTTTCCTTCTGCGATAAATGCAGACTTGAATACGTTTAACTGTTTAAGTTCTTTAAAAATCATGATTTTCGTTAAAGCAGACAAGATGTTTAATCGCGAATGCTTGCACATATCATACTCATTAATATACTCGGATTCCATAGGGTATAACAGTAGAATTTTATCTGTTGTACAAATGGCACCAAAGATAGTTCCTAAGGGCGGTGTGGTTAAACCATGTATGTCTGGTTGTGTAGTTCCTTGATAAAAGCTATGACAGATGGTGGGTAACCAATCTGTGTCTAGTTCTAAACCAAGCCGATTAATAAAACTAAACTTTGAACACATAGTAGCAGTTGTCTCACAAATATTTATAAAGTCAGAACCTATAAGTGAGTCTTTTAATTTATCAATCGTTAGAGTATTAAGGTTAACGCCCTGCTGTGATAGTAATGCGAGTTGTACGCCGTTTAAATATAATAGTTTCTTCACATCCTATAGCTCCTAGTGTCGAGTTAATGGTTAACAGTTGTTACATAAATATAACAAACAAAAAAATAGAGGTAGTTCGGTATTATGGATAACGAAGTTTTAAAGTTGATTAAAATAATTACTCTTTTATACCTGTGTGGTCATAAAGAAGGATGTTCACATCACATTAAAGATGAAGTAAAACGAATATTAGATAAGATTAAAATTGACCCTAAATTTACAATGGGTGTTGGTAGTGATGAAAATATCGTAGAAAACCTTAGGGATTCAGCTGAATGGATGCTCTACACTATTGACACCAAACACCACGCAGAAGATGTAATTGGACGAATGCGCATTAACTGTAGAGATAACCCAGAATACATGGCTGTAGTCGAAAAAGTATTACGTGTTGAGATTAACCCAGATATGTTAGATGGTCGTATTGCTTCTATTATTAACGAGTTACGATTCATTACTAAAAAAGACAATGCAAGAAAAGCGTTACAGAAAGCAAATGCTAAAATTAGTTTTAGTGGTGAGTTTTTAGAAATGCAGCCTTTCTTATCAGAAGTAATTGCCGAGTTGTCAGATATTAACACAGGTATGAGTCAGGAAGAGATTCCGGGTGTAGAAACCATTGTTGATTTTGGTAACATTGCAGATATCACTAAGGCGTTAGACCGTGGTATAACCATGAACGATGAGAAGGGAATGTTAAACACTGGATATCAAGGTTTAAACGATGCTATAGGTGGTGGGTTAATACGAGGTTGGACTTATAACATCGGGGCGGTTTCATTCGGATATAAGACTGGACATTTATTAGACTTAACATTAAATGTACCAAAGTTTACTAAACCTTGGTTATTTGATCCAACTAAAATACCAGCAATTGTTAGAGTTAGTGTTGAGACTACAACTGAACAAGATGTACCTGTTTTGTATCAGCGTGCTCACTGGAGAGAAACAGGGGTATATACACCTTTAGGTAAAATTGTAAAAGAAGCTGCTGGCGAATACATACGGGAGTATTTTGATGAAACTGGATATAAAGTCTTTCTCATCAAATGTAACCCTAATGTGTTTAGTGTATTTAACCTCATTAGTCTATTGGATAAAATTATTTCTGATGGGTATGAAATACATATGTGTAACTTTGACTATGCTACAAAAATAGCAAAGCACACACCTGCTCCTAGGGATGATATAAAGTTAGCATTAACCTATGACATAATGAGAAGTTACTGCTACCCCAAAGGTATAGCTTTAGCTACTGGTGCACAATTAGATTCACAAGCTAGAGCCATAGCAAAAGAAAACCCTGGCGGATGTACAAAACTGTTTGCTGAGGGTAGCTGGTATGAAAACTCTAAGAGTATATATAGTGAACTCGATATGGAAATTTTATCAAATGTGTGTAAGCATATTGATGGTAGTTCATACTGGTGTGTTTCGAGGGGAAAACGAAGAGAGGGTGACTTTATCCCTATGAACCGTAGAGACTTTTATTATAAGTTTGAGTTAGGTGGTATTAAACCAGACGTAGGTATGGAGTCCACAGCTTTATTTAGGTTACCAAATTCCAACTCTATGTCATCTTCTAGTTTCTTTGATGATTAAACTGTGTGGGTTGTAAACTTAAAAAAAAAAATAGTTTGATTAGTTAAAAAATAAGCCATTAGTATAATACACCACGTGTCTATATAGACACGTGGTGTATTTACCACTTTTACTTATCGGCCAGAGTAAGGTTGTGTTCAGATAACGCTCTGATTATTTTGTAGACACTAACTTTTCCCACGTTGTATGCTGAACACAGTTGTAATGGCGTTAGTTTAACTAAATCTCCTAAGGACATATCGGTTCTACGTTTGCCACGATACACTGTTCCAAATGTAGTTACCAATGCACGTTTAGTTACCATCGGTATATCTAGTTCATACACGGATAACCCAGTGTGTACATCGTCGGTAACCGGGGGCGTTAATTCAAACGTGTTTTTACTTAGACTTGTGTAACTCCACCCCTGTTCATACAGTGTACATAATCCGGAAATTCCAGAAATCTGTTCAGTGTGTAGTTGGATTTTTCCAGTCTCCAGATCTATCCGTATAAGGTTAACACGTCTAACATTGTCAACTACCCAAGCTAACGTTTCTAACAAATTTGCTTTTTCTTCTGTAGTTAGCATAAGTTACCCCTTGTGTGTAGTTAGACGATCTTCGGAACCAATGTAAACATATTTTCCGCTCGTTATACGTTCATGTAACTCAAACCATCCCAACTTGTTACGTTTAAAATTAATCATCACAATAAGTCGCCCAGAGTGCTTTTTACATTCACTCAATGCTTCACCAGCGGTTGTATACTTTTGAAGCACTACGACTTCGTCTGGCTCATTTATTTCGCGTTTCTTCTTACTACACAGCAAATATGGGAACTTACAATCTTCCAACTTTAAATGCTGTTTAAGTACCCACTCTGCTTCTTCAGTAAAATCCTTACCGTAATCGAGAATTTCTTTAATACAAAGATTCCCCAACCTTAATTTTGGTTGATTGTATCTAATGTAATCTTTTGGTTTTTCATACTTTACAAAATCGATAACTCCTTTCAGCTGAGTGTGCACTTTGTCAATAGCAGTTTCTATCAACTTTAAATCATGTGCCTTTAATATCGTTTGAAACTGGTAGATTGTAGCCACAGACATAGTTCGTTGTAACCAATCTTCATAGTCACACGTTGAACTTTCTGAAACACTACCGTGTAAAAACAGTGGGTTTCTTAGAAAGTGTTTTAGTAAGGTGTCGTTTGTAAAAATTACACCTAACTGAAATAACACTGGGTGCACTTTGGTATGTGATTGTTTCACAAGTGCTGCGACCACATCCAGTGGAACGTCATGTCCTTTCATTAACATCTTCTTGTGTAGTGCTGAAATGCGGTATTTTGTTAAAATACCACTCTGTATATGCGTCATACCGGTTAAATAGAACTCCCCGTTATCATGAGTCACTACAAATCCAACAGCACGAAACACATCCCTGTACTGTAAATCTTCTTCTTTTAAGAACCCGCCATTTTCAATAAGTGTGATAATGTAAGCTTCTTGTTCTTTAGTAATATTGGTAGTTGATGACATACTGTAAATCTCCGAATAAAGTTAAATGTTTTAAACTAGTGGTGGACTCCTGACATTTCTGTCAGGGATCCACCATATAAGGTTTATGCAGGTGATAAGTTTTTATTGTTAACTATGGAAATAACGCCTAACTTATCAATGGTTCGTAATGCACCGTTGTTAATTAAACCTCCAGACGCACATTTTAGTGTAAGCGATAAAGTAACTATATCACCAAGATAATATATGTTTTTATATAAATTGAACTTTCTAATTACTAGCTCGTTCCACAGTTAGTATTAACTGAGTTGTGGACTTGTACCTGTGATCTGTTACAGACTGCATGGGTGTTATTGCCTCGGTGTGATGTCCTGCTAAAACACCATGTAACATATGTGCAGTCTCTCCATTCTTATAGATGAATTTAACTGGCATACCTGGGTACAATAAATCTGTATTAGAATACTCCCACGTTACCACAATTGTATTAACCATAGACTTAGTTATTTTTGATGCTTCATTAAAACGATTACCAGATATAGGCTTACTAGTTTTTACATTGTTAATATCACTAGAACGAGAATCAAAGTTGACACTCATTAAGTTTTGTCCTTTAGGAATAACTAATGTACCTTTATCGTTCTTAACAAATCCGTCCAGTAGGTTATTTGGATTTACAGTGGTAAACCCAGTACCAACTTTATTCATTGCTCTATCAGAGTTATCAACGTGTGATGTGTCACCTGTAGCGTATACATATAACTCATCGTCATTAGCGTCCAAAAAATAACTATTGTTATTTCCCATCATCTCATTTCTTGGAACGTTTATAATAGTCATCTTTTTAGAACCATTAGTGTATCTATCTACGTTGTGTGTTGGGAACACATGCCACATAGAGTTTGATAAATACGACGCTAATCCGTTTCCATATACACCCACCGTATTCTGCATATGTCTAGGAAACTTATAAATTCTAATCCCAGCTGGAATTTTACGCTGAAAGAACTTAACATCGTTATCTGGTGGGTGTATAGTACACCCGTATCCAACTTTCATGTTTGGGTCTAATGACTTAAGTGGGGTTGACATAAACCCCTGTAACAATGTAGTCAGATTACAGTTTTTATACACTCTAGCTGGAACATCCCAGTTTCTAAATTCATTTAATCCTCTCTCTATTAATTGGACTGTAAGTTCATGAAATCCACCTAAGTCATCCCACTCAGTTCCAGTTAACTTACCTGGTCTAGTTTCTACTGCCTCCGAAGTAGTATTAGTTAATGCTACATCGTATAATCTACTAGACGATGTAGCATTTTGATTTATAATACCAGTATAAGAACATTCAGTTTTAGTAACTCGTAACATTAAGCTTTTACGATTGGTTTTCAGTAGTTTAAAATAGTTACTTTTAAACATATCCATAGTGTAGAAAATTACATCACTAAAATGCTCAATGTAATTTGCAGCCACTTGCAATCGTAAAACATTGTGTACAGGAATTACACTATTGTTCTCATCTACAAACTCCGCTTTATATGTAAAGTTTACTGGTTTCTGTTTAGAAGTTCCCACTTTAAGGAACTGCTGCTGAAATACCTTATCGTCTATAATCATCTTGAAAAGTTATGTGGGTTAATATGAGTTCTTGGGTCATCACGGTATTCTTGCTGTCTACGTAATGTAATAGTGTTGTTTATCGTACTTGCAGAAGTAGTTCCGAAACGTAAAGGTTTGCGGTTACTGTGACTTCTAACTGGTGCTTTTTCTAAGAACCCATCAACTAACGCTAACAAGTTTCTTAGCCCCTGTAAATCTTCTTTAGGTGGACGTTCATAATGTAAATCTACTCTTGCGTATTTTTCTTCTACTTCTAAAAATTTACTTATATTAAAAGCAATTTCTCTTCCGTCATTAACCGATGTTAAGTCAACTCTACCATACCCAGCCACAATCTCAGCAATCTGCACTATCGTGAAGTTGTGAGATTCTACACTGCCCTCACCTTTGTGTTGTGAAAACTCATATCCACCTAAGTCACGTGACCACCCATACGCTGTTTCTAACAAATCGTAAGTGTTATTAGTTTCACTTCTTACCACACCTAAATTAAAACCATGCATACCAATCGACTCAATAAACGGCGTATCAGGTATATCTAACTCAGGTAACTTTTGTATAACCGATAAGCTCACTAAATCACACATACATCTGTACGTGCGGTCAAATAAAAGCTGTGTGTATTTTTGTAAAGATTCATACGTCGGAATATCTCCACTCATCTCGACACCTGTAACAATGATAAAATAAAAGGTATGTGATAGAACTGTTCTAGTTTAGTTCCAGTTTTAACAATTTCTAAAGCTTGGTTAACGTCTTTTGTAGATATAGTCTTACGTGAAATCACGCTTAATATTAACTTTTCCAACAATGTATCCGGTACTCCACTATCATAAAAGTTGTTACTAAAGATGTATGGTGTCGGTAACACGATTGGATCAGTTGGTGGTATAACTGGAACTATTACCTCTGGTTTAAACATAGGTGCGTCGTCCCAATCTATGTTCATCGGCGGATGTAGTATATAATCTAACCCAGTTGCAAAAGCTGTTATTTTTAATAACTGTGCAGAAAAAAACAATGTTGATATTTTATCCATACATTTTACTACATTTTGTAGTAATCCGATTTGTTGCTTCATGTACACATCAAACACAGTGGAGTATTCTTTTTCATGAAACGCGTTGTTAGTCTGGTATTCAATTGGTGCTGCATAAGGAGAGTATTCATTTACACTTATAGTAGAATTCCAAAAGTTTACAAGATATGGGTCGTATACAGTTCCGCCACCACTAATTGGAACTATGAATGTACCAATCGGTTTGTTATAAAACGTTCGGTAATATAGGGGTATTAACTCAGCTCGTATCTGTTGTTTAGTTTGTAACTTTAAGTTAGTGACCACTGGAACTAAGGGGTTTCTACCTAACTCCAAATTACTAATCTCAAAATCAATTTCATCAAATACAAATGGTTCAGACTCTTCATCTTTAAATGACTTAGAGTATCTGATTTGAGAATATGATATCCCCCAAGAGCTCATGTGATATGGAGATTTTCTTTCTACATTGGTTACTTGAAAAACACCATATGTCCCTTCTGTGGAATCTATGTCTTTTACAAATACATCCCCTATGTGTGGAGTGAGCACAGGGTAGAAGTTTGCTGTACCAGTTACAGCAGATGTATTACTTGAATCATCAAGTGTCATGCTATCAGCTTGTGTGACCCTTATTTCAAGATGGTTAATCCTTCTATACTGTTTTATTGTCCTATCGGAAATATCATCTGCATTAACCACTAAGTCATCTGACTGGAGTAGCTTTGAGTAATACGTTACGTTGTTAGGGCTACCATTTAAACTCAGTAGTACCGAACCATCGTACTGTATATCTCTAAACACGCTGGCGGTATCAATATCCAAATCTATTATTTCATTAAATTCAGTCGGTGGGATAGATTCTACCTTTAGTGGTACTTCCGTATAGTAGTTATCGTTTTCGTTGAATGTAGGCATGCTCAGGTTCCTTTAATGTTGGTTTCTAACAACAGTGGAAGTGAATGTACCGTCACGTAATACTTTATACGGTACATAGTTTGGATTATCCCACGGCTGTTGCAGTAATGCTAACACATTGTTCATTTGTGTAAGTAAACTATCTGTAACTACATAACTACCATTTCCGATAGTAATCAGTTGTGTATTTGGTATGTAGTTATTAAATATTTGAGTGAGTAACACAGGGTCTTTGCGTAACACTGATAAATCCACAGTACCCAATTTAAAGTTTTTATAAACACATAAGTAATGTCTACTTCTGGGGTCTAATGAAATCATAGATTTAATTTCACCAGATTCAACATCAATGTAAATTGGAACTATGTTTTCTGTTTCATTAACCTCATATAAAACAAATAGATAAAACCACTTAGATGGAGTTACTGGAGCCACTATATCCGTCATAACTACATTTAACATCCAGTCAGGAAACCCTAATTCAATTAAATCTGAAAAGGTTATTACGCTGTGTAAATCATCTAAGTCTAATCGAATAGGAGTCAGTGTGTAAATTTTGTGTCCTGGTTGTACAACCTCTGGTACCCACCCATCGGATTCATTAACATACCTTGCTGGATACGTTACTACATTTTGTTGATTTTTTGTTTGGTCATACACCACTCCAGCTAAACTGTGTGTTCCTCGCATTGGGTCATCGTGTAAGTTTCTATCTGCAAACTTATATAGTCTCCGAATGTCTACAAGTCGATTATGGACGATTTTCTGGAACCGTAGTATAAGTGCAGTAGGTTGTTCAAAATTAAGCGTGTATGTAAACGTAATCTCTGAGAATGGTGGTTCACCTTGGGTAGTTGGCACTTCGGGTGGTAATGTAGTATACATCCCTAAACACGCTGTGTTTTTAATTGCCACTATTAGTTTTTCAGCAGTTTCACTTTTATTTTTTCTTAATGATAAACCAGTAACAAACCCATCGATTAAAAACTCACGAAACGTATTACCATACGGCGCAACCGTTTCAGTTAAACCCCATACATCATATAAGTAATCGTAGACTTCATCTGGTATGGTTATGTTATACAAAATGTTATGGTGTGAGCTAGCAGATAATCGCATTGTGTTTCTAACATGGTTAGTCAGCCATATGAGTAAATCGTCATAGCTTTGTGACCTATATGTAACATTCATCTCTAACACCATATGTGCATGCATAGGTGTTAAAACTACACCTAGTTTTTTGTTATTAAAAATAGGTAAGTAGTCTCGTAGATACTTATCGTTATCTGCAATTGTTGTATCTGGTTTTACACTATATTCGACCTTTATTAATTCGTTAGTTTCTAAACGTAAAGGTTCTTGTATTTCATTGGTTTGCTTCTGTGTATTTTTGTTAGTTCTCTGTGTGTAAATGATATTTCTGATATGTTCAGCTTCAGAAAGAAACAGAAATTGTTCTACTACAGCTTTAACTATAGGTAGTGTTATTGAACTACTACTTTCTCGTAATGGAATTGTTACATTTGTCATTATATACGCCTGTTGGGTTTGAGTCTATATGATTTTTAATAAAAATAATAAATGACGTAATAAAGGTAGGACCTACGGGAATTCCCGTAGGTCCTACCTAGTTACACTAATCGGTATTAGTCTTTTTTGTGGTTACTTAACGATTTCAAACAGTAGTTCAACGCTGCATTAATAGATGTTAATGCTTGAGACTGGTAAGCTTTTGCTACACTGTATGGTGAAGAGACAGTGCTAGCCATACCACCAATGTAAGCTGAGGTAATGCTTTTGATTTCAGATGTCGCTTTATCGGTTGAGATATCACTAACGTCTTTAATAATCTCATCGACATGTTTCTTAAATGAAGCTAAATCACGTTTACCGTCACGATATTGGTCTTTAAACTTAATAAGTTCGGAACACGACTCTGAGCATAAATCAGCCAAGCTACTAATGGCGCCGGTTGATAACGCATCCACTTTCCTATCACCTTTAGCTTTAACGTCAATCTTAACGACAGATGTAGACATACTTTTGAAGATTGAGGCTCCATCAACTTCTTTACCGTTAATAGTAATGACAACCATTTGGCCGCCAGAAATATTTTTTCCACGTACGTGCATTTGTGTACTAGATTCTTTAAAACGCGTATCGTTGAAAACCACAAAGTTGGGACCCATACTTGAAGCAACTTTTGCAGCTTGTTGATGCATTGACATTACACTTTTACCGGATACGCCATCTTTCAGAGTGCCTTTCTTTGCGGCTTCCAAATGTGTTCTTAGCAATATCAAATTGTCCTTAGAGGCATCAACGATTTTTTCGCAATCAATGCCTTTTAAAGCATCCATAGTTGCTTTAATAGCGGGGGCTGGTTCAAATTTACCATCGAGTGATAAATTCAACGATTCAGTTTGGTTCATTTCAATTTGTTCTTTCTTTACTGAACCTAGTTCTTTGTCTGCTTTTTTCTTAATCGCATCAGCTTTACGTTTTGCAAAAGCTGCACCAGACAAATACTTATTAAACCAAGTGGCAACTTTGTCGAACCATTTGGTTAAGAATTCAACGATGCGAGTCCAGATACGTTCCAGGGTATCCATAATGCCCAACATAGCGTATGAGGCATACGCTGTACCAGAAGCTTTGTCTTCAAATGCCTCTAGTCCATATTTACCCTTACCGTCTAACGCTTTATCCAAACCTTCGCTAAAGTTACCGCGAATGTTACGTTCAGCTAATTGAATAGCTAAGCCTGCAAACTGTGCAGCTTGTGGATTCATCGCATTTGCAGCCGCAGCCATTGCCAACATATCGTGACACGCTTCAAGACCTTCAGCAATTTCACCAATGTCTTCAACATCAGTTTCTAACGCTTCATCTGGAGCATGTGCATCCAGTTCTTCTTCTGGAATAATTTCCAGAATATCGCCATTAGAAATATCTACGTTCAATTCTTCATCATCTAACAAACTAAATCCGGCCATGATATTTTACCTTTTAACAATTGTTTAAATAAAAATTAATATTAATTTGCACTTTAAGTACATATAATTACAAAATCAGTAAACCACTTTATTAGTTTATTGACTACGATTCCATCCATTCACCAACCGTACGTATAGTACCAATGTTTTCGTTGGTATCATTCGCTCTTTGATCTAAACCTTTCATACGTTCCAAACTGTTATTTCCTCCAACCGGCCAAGCGTTTTGGTCAGCTGAGTTAAAACTACGATCTAGGTTTTTCACAACATCATCGGTTGGTGTACTAGCATTAGTGCGTAACCCATTTAGGGTTAAACAGTTTACATATAAAAACACACGCATTAACGTGTGAGCCATTGATATAAAGCTATCCTCGCCATCTTTACGCATCACCCAGTGTAGTTTAACTAAGTTATCGTTACCTGGTGATGGGTCTAGCTTTAAACGCTCACATATACGTTTACGTTTAAGGAGGTATGATCCATATTCTTCATTCACCCTATGTTTTTCTAAACGAGGAGTGTTCTTTGAATCACATAATGTTTCATACCACATACGCGGTAACATAGTCCAAAATCCGGTTTCCATGTAATCTAACCAGTTGTTTAAAAACTTCCAGTAAAAAACATTATCCTCTAACGTAGGAATCAGTACGTTATAGGTAGAGACCATTTTGTTTAAATCCAATATGTCAATAAAATCTGGATTTGAAGTATTACCATCACTATTCCGCATTTTTAATGATGCGGTGTATATATCGTGGATACGCTTACATGAGGGTTCAGTTACAGTTATCATACCGCATACCGTTCCTCAATCTTTTCCATCGAAACTTGCAACTTATTAATTTGATCGCTTCGATATAAGATTTGTTTTTTTAGTCGTTCTGCTACAACTTTATCAGTGGTGTTTTCTTGTTGGTCTTTCAGTTGTAACAAAAGATACTGTAAACGTTCATACTCGTGTTGTGTTTTTGTATCATTCTCTGAAGCCCAAGTGGAGAACATTAACTGAGCGTGATATAACGGATTCCATCTAACTGGTATTAACCCAGACTTAAATGCGTCTACACGCTTTGCTGTTGCCTCAGCGTTAGCTTTCCAATCGTACTCAACGAACTGATGTCCCTTTAACGATTTTATTTCATTAAGAAACTCGTGTAACGGACGATTTAACTGATTACACACCTGTGCAATTTGAGCCATGTTGTCATTATCGGTAATAAATTTAGCTGACATTTTAATATCTGGTAAACTTAAATACTCTTTGTCAGACATAGCTTCAATTACAATCACACCGATGTATTCAATTGCGTATTTAGATAAGAAGCGAAACGCCTCTAAATACTTGAGTATGTTTAACTTGTAATAGTCACTGACTTCTTTTGGATTTTCTTTATTAAATTCAGTGGATACCATCTTTAAGATTAATGCTCTGTTATCAACCACGTTTTGAATAGTGTCAAATAACAAATCGTAAACTGTTTTTTTACTGGATCTACCCATTATTGCACTGTGGATGCGTTGTTCAACGACACTCGTTAAATTAACACCCTGGGCACGCTCAAACATAGGTAGTGTTCTGTTTTCTAACTCCCCTATATCCATATCTACATTACGCTCTAACTCACTACGTAAAATATTTGGAGTTAAAGAGTGGAAGAACGCTTCGAAACTATAATTCATAATCGTCTCAACATTAAGTTAGTTTAACATATTGCTGACTTTACCAAGTTTGAACATTTCCATAACTTGATTAATGTCAACGCCTTTAGGGTTCTTTGCATTACCCTTAATGTGCACAAAACTACTGTCAACCGTATCTTCAATCCCACGTGTATAAATAGTAAATGTTTCACGAATAGAATCAACCACTATCATCCAAGCGGAAGAAGTTCCTTCAAAGATTTTTTCTCTATCGTGGAAGTTCTGTAACTTATGACCAGTCGCGTGTTGTATATCCATAGCTGTTTCTTTAGACATAAACATCATTGCTGAGATTGCATTTGGTGAGGCTCTACCACTGATGATTGCAGCCCAGATATTTTTAGTACGGCTAGACTTAAGGTTCATTAATAAACCAGTTTTATCTGCATGAAGACCTTTACGATATTCTTCAATTACATCTTGGTTCAGTAACCAATCTTTAACAAACTCAATTTCACCAGAACGCATAGCGTGCCATCTAGCAGCCCAAGATAAGTCTCTGGAGTTATGTCTACAGATTGTAACTAAATCGCTACTAGCGATAGATTTGGGACGTAGAGTAACGGTTGTTTGAATGGTTGTAGTGTGGTCACCGTAACTAATTGGTACGTTTAATATTTTACCTACAACTAAGTTTGATTCGTCCATGATGTTGTGGATAGTTTTGTCAATGTCAACACTCTCCTTAACGTTTGTGGCCTTAGGGTCTGTATCTTCAGCGACCCCGTATGCGTTTGAGACATCTCCCCAAGCTTCTAATCCATAGGACGCGCTATTCATATTAGCATCCAACGCTAGACTAAGTTCTTCTGTTGTTGGCATATGTGTAAAGTCACTAACTGCTTTATCCAACAGTCCTTCAAAAGCCCAGTAAACTGAGTTACCTGCTGCTAATGTTAAACTTCGGTTTGTTGAAAACTGACTTAATATAGTCATAGGGACAATATCCCCGACTTTCATTGTCATGCCAATTGCCATTAAATACATACCGCTAAACACAGACACCATAGTCTGTTCTAAAGCTACAATTTGCTCCACACTCAAACTGTTCATTAGGCTTTTGTCAATTAATGCAATTGGTTCTAATCTTGCTGGTCGTGTATACTCAGCAAGTGTATTACTCGTGATACTGTGAGCAGCGTGGGCTACCGACGCTGCTATTTCTAGTGGCGTATGGGTCAAATCATTTCTCGTACTCATATAAGTGTCCTATCAGATAATGGTGTAAACTATGACGTTAAGTATTGATGATTTTTTAAATCTAAGTAATTTAGAACACGGACTCGGTCCAACAGGGAGTTCTGCAATGACCATGTTATATGGTTTGAGCATTAACAAAGGTCTACTTCCAATTCCACATAACACTGACCACCAAGGATATGTATTCTTTACAAAACCCGCGTGTAACCTAACATACAATAATGTTAAGGCTATAAGCGAATTAAACTTCTTAGCGGACGATAAAGAGAACTCTATGTCAAACGCTATACGTTGTATGTTGTCACCTAATTTATTTGGTGAGCCGGACATTAATGCATTAAAAGCTTCTTCTTTAAAAGACTCAAAGATTCTTCAGAGGTCAAACCTTATAAACGATAAACAAGCATTCTTACCGATTAGTAACTTTTTAGAATCGTTAAGTGCTATGCCAGATACACAGATGGACACTTATAATAGCCCTGAGGGTAAACGTGGTGAACAAGTTACGTTTTACGATGGGTACTCAGAGTTTAATGGTGTATTTGATATAACTGCCACGTTTGATAACATGGATGGAGATTTTATATGTGCTATGTTTGGTGCATGGATAGAATGGGGCAATAGAGTGGTTGAAGGCACAGTGTGTCCGTTCCCTATATTTCTAATGTGTAATGAAATGGATTATACTTCACGTTACTACAGACTAATTATGGATAAGACAAGGACATTTGTGCAAAACATTGCTGCACCAGGATACTTTATACCAACTACTAATCCAGACGGTGCTAAGTTTGGATATAACCGGTCAGATGTATACACTAGTGAAAACAATAAAGTGCAGATAAATCTACATTGTGTTGGTGCAGAAAAAAACAGGAACATTCTGTTGTATGAATTCAACGAGACTGTGGAAGCATTTAATGTTGACATGAAAGACAGTAAATCCAATATGGTTAAGCTAAACCAAAGTAAATCTGAAATACCGTATGACCTTAAACTGATATTTGATTACGAAGCATACCCTTATATTAACATCGAAACATATGAGTTAGAGTGGTATGTTGAAAAACAAGTTTATGATACTAAAATAAAAGAAATTAAACGTATATTAACTGGTGTTGATGAATTACTTAAAAAGAAATCCCCTCAGGATACAGGCGGTACACAACCTAAGACACAACCATCTGGAAACAAAGTAGGTGTACCTGCACTAACCAGTATGGTACAATCGTCAACTGTAGGCTCATCTATACTAACACCGAATATAATGCCACCACCAGATAAAACTGGAAAATAACCAACTACTATAGGTAAGTAAAATGATAACAGAAACCACACTGACAAAATATCTGGTAGCCAATTTAGACAAGTTTTATATGAACCCTAGTAGTATGATGCAAGTGGCTACCAATGGGTTAGCATTAGCGTTAAAGGGTGTCGATATCGTTGACCCAAGTAACCCATTTGTTTATCTATTAGAAACAGCTATGTGTGCCTCAGCGGTATCTATAGCTAAAAGCGAAGCACTTTCAAGAAAACAATACCCTTACTTAGCACAGGTTATGGATGATTTATATCACCATATGTCGGATACCGACTACGTTGGTATTTTTGGCACTGGTGGGAAATCTACATTAAATTGGATGATTCCGTTTTATCAGTTATTAAATAACGCTATACCGCTTGTACCGGGGTCAGCAGTTAAAACCGTTATTATCCCAAGAGATACTAAGATTTATGTAAATGACATAACTTTGCAAATTGGATACTCTGTAATAATTAATATATTACCTGGTGAGTTAATTCAAGTGTACTATGACACCAGTGTTGCTAACCCACTAGTGCCATATATAGCGAATGTGGTAGCCTACAACTTTATAAATCATGGTAATACTAAGTATTTACAGTTTGAAACGCCAGCTATACAGGTGTCTAGTTTTAGTAAAAAATTTACACTAGGACAAACTGCATCGTTTTATCAAGACATTAGTTTTGTTAACTACTTCTGTTATGCTAGAGTGTTTATGAGTAACGGAACTAGTTCATGGGTTGAGTTACTCACTACATTCTCTGATAAAGTATACGATATAGAAAAACCCACTATGTTACTTTCACTCACAGATGGTATTCTTACAGTTACATTGCCAGATATATATCAAACATTAAACACCGTTGATACAGCACTACGTGTCGATATTTACACTACACTAGGTGATATTTCAACAGACTTAACCCAAGTCACATATAACAACTTTAGTGCCACATTTGATAACTATGATACGTTAAACACCCAAGGTAGTAGTGCTGTATCTGCACTTAACAAAATTAATGATATAGTTATAAACGGCACTGGTTCAGTTACAGGCGGTGTTAACCCACTGTCCTTTGATGAAGTTTATCAAAGGGTTATATACAGAATAAACTCTACGAAAGCACCTATACGACCAACTGATATAACCGCAGAATTATCAAGTAGAGGTTACTCAACTGAAGTTTTACTTAACAATGTGTCTAGTAGGATGTACTTAGCTAGTAAGAATTTACCTACAAACACAATGTCTGGGTTTGCGGCATCTCCATTAGCTACTAATAACGTGATTAAAGTTTTTATTAAAGATTACACACTTAACGACACCAGTGGTGAAGTTATCGTACATTCGTCTGGAAGAACTAGCATTCTACCTGGTGCATTATTTTCAATTTCCAATGGGGACGCTAGTTTACTTACTCCCATTGAAATTAGTGAAATAAACGCTTTAACTGGAGCGGCATTATGTGATAAACTTAATAGTGGTATGTACATGTACAGCCCATTCACATACGTTTTAGATTATAGTGAACACGTGTTTGTAGGAAGAGCATATTACTTAGATAGCCCTAAGGTGATTGGTAGAAACCTACTGTTGCAAAACACACAACGTGTTTACAACATTGCTACAATGGAAAGTGTAATATCTTTATCTGGGAACAAATATCGACTAACCCTGACGGCAGCGATACCATCTAATTTACAGTCTGTCTTATGTCAGTTATCATACTTTGATGTCGGTAGCGGAACCACTGTGTATTTAGATTCCACATCGACTGTGCGCTCTAGTCAAGCTATTTTTGAATTTGACCTAGTTACAAACTTTGATATTAACACAATAAACCAATTGGAGTTTTTAAACTTTAAAAACGCATCTGGTTCGAATGAACCATTATTCTTTGATATGTCAACTGTATTTAATGTTTTTTATTTAGTGCCAGGTGACAATAGTAGTTTACACACCACTTTTGATAATCTATTTAGTACACCTAGACTGAATAAATCTACCGGTGTAATTGGTGCTACCTATGAGACTATAAACATTTACTTTGGTAAACATCTACCTAACCTATATTGTCCAGTGTATGAAAGTCTCACCACAGGAGAATACTTAACTTATATCGAAGACGTACCCGCTGTATACGATGAAATTGTGTATGTAAATGGTCCAGACGGCCCTAGTTTTACGATAGATAGCAGTGGCAATGTGAATTTACAGATATTACATAAATCTGGGGACGCAGTGTTAGACGACTTAGGTAATCCCAAGCTGCTCCATAAAGCTGGCGAATACATACTCTCAAATGGTTTAACTATACCGACACCAAACTTTACTAACGGTGTGGCATACAGCATTGGTGTGACTATGGTAGATGCTAAATACAAATACGCGACTAGCATCGTTACAAAATCTTATGCAGATACCATACCCGACACTCTACTATCGTATTTAGACAACGATATTCAACCACTAACAAAATTGCTAAATGAACAAACTAAACTATGGTATAAACCATCTGGAGAATCATTTAGTGTAAATGTTAACCTAGGTAATGGGATTGTAACAAATGTCATAGGTTTACTTGATGTACAGATAACTGTATATATGAACCAAGATGGTCTCGAAAACACATCTTTACAATCACAGACAACAAATTTATGTCGTCAAGTAATAAGTGCTGAGTTACAAAAAACAACCCTAAGTGTTTCTCAGTTAATGGAGTTAATTAAAAAGATTTTACCAAAACAAGCTATATCGTTTTCGGTTGATAAATATCTACCCAATGGGGCGACTATGGTAACTCTACTTGACAAAACACAAACCTTTTCGATAGGTAGTAAAATACTTGTGCAAAGTGATAATTCGTTAGATGTAGTTGATTCAGTTTCAATACTTTACGATTCTGAAGAATAAAAAAAGTAGTACGCCACCATAGTGAGGTTAACCTCACTATGGTGGCGTGTATTTATTAAGCTGAATTAACTCTGTATTTTTGGTTATACAAAGCTTGTCTACTAAAATCAGTTATCATTTTGAAAGTGTATTGTTTCTGTACTGGTGTTGGGTCTTTGGTAAATGCTGAGATAGGCATTTTGTCAGTTATAAACCCAGGAATCATTTCATCTAATAAACTAGCCAGTGTTATGTTCATACCCTCTAAACCAACTAACTTACTAACTTCAATTAATTTTTTCATATCACTGAAGTATTGTTCATTAAATACTTTCTTTGTTTCTAACATAGTTAATAGCTGTGCATTGTCATCAGTTAGACTTTCTAATGAGAACCCTTCGACTTCACCAACCATATTTCTAATTTCCCAATCGTCGTTTAATGTAAACATTGTTATTTCCTAAGTTTATTATTTCTTTTTAGCTTCTTCTTCTTCTTTTATGCGTGTATATATCATAGCCGCTTCATTTTTTCTACAGTTATAATATTCTTGCGCAGTTGTTGTCATGGCGGCTATTGCAACTGTAACTTTATGTAAGTCATTTACAGAACTAGCTATTTGTGCTGCTGCATGAATTCTAGAACGTAGAACTCCACCCGAAATTACAGCAGTTATAACTTCACTTGCATTCTTTCTAGTGGAAGTATGCTTGTTACTAGGTTTTAATGAATCCCACGGCGAGTTGTTTTTCGCATATTCTGGTGGCCAACTTATTACTTGGTCGCCACCACCGTGTTGCAACATTGCTTTTGTGGAATTACCACTATGTTCATTTTCGAATTGCTTTTGTAGTTTTAATGCAGAGCTATTTAGGGTGTTTAGTTTTACCATTTCACTTGGTGTAAATTGTGCCAGTAGACTACATCCTAATTTTAAACCCTCGTGGTTTACTGGCTGTACAGGGCCAGCGTAGCTATATGGGTGTTTGAGACTATCTATGACCCTAGCGGCACCTTTATCGTTCTTAACATTGTATCTAGCTGACCAGAAATCATGTCTTTCGACTTTAGACTCATCCAATGAGGTGTGTCGCTCTACGTCTAGGTTAATGAGTTCTAACATCTGATTACTAGGAGAACTCCACGGATAGTGTCCACCTTTACCTTTAACGTACTCGTATAGTGGTTTTCTGGAATATTGTATTTTGTCAAAATCTTTTGATTGGAATATTGTTTGAACGTTAGATATCATTGTCGCACACGTTTCTCCCGATGGCTTACCCACCTCTAACACTGCGTTCTGTAGAATACTATACATTTCTATAAAATCTGATCTACATTCTTTTATCGCATCTAAATGCGCAGTCATCGTCGCTGTTAAACCAGGTAAGTCGTATCCATCCTTACCATGTAGTAATGTATTGTGGAGTGTAGTAGAATACGCTTTGTTAAAGTCGTTTGCTATATCTTTACTTTTTTCAACAACACCATACTTTATATAGTTGTTTTCTACACTTACGCCAGACAAAGACTCTATCTTTTTCACTATCTCGTTGTATTCTTTTACTGTTTCTTCAGCTTTAGTGCCTCTAGCATCAAATTTCTTTTTAAGCATATACCCCACTACACCTATGACTAAAGCAATTACTGCACCAAAGATAACACCAGAGTGTCTTTGCATTAACTCAATAGCCTTTTGAAAATGTTCAGCGTATTCTTCAAGACTTTCATACCCTACGAATTTTTCATTGTCAAAAATCTCCTCCATCTGCCTATGGTCATCTGAGTATGATTTAAACGAGCTTACTACAGCTCTAGCTAAATTCTTGAGGTTTTCTCTATCGATAATGTCCTCAGCACCATCGGAGTAAAAAACCAATTCTTCTGCACCTTTTACATCGATTCCCTCTAAGCCAATAGACTCTGACCCACAAGGGTCTTGTACAATAGAAACTAATTCCAAAGTTTCTGAAGCTTCAATGTAATTTTTAATACTTTCAGCTGACCAAACCCCATTAGCGTTTTTCAAATAATACGCTACAAATGTGGCGGTAATCTGCGTTTCATTTGGTGATTCTATACCAAACTGAAGATTAACCAGATACGATTTAACACTGTGTATAAGTCGTCTCCAGTCTGCCACTGATAATTCGAAAGAAATATCATATTTTAAATTATTAATTGCTTCATCCACCAAATTACAAAACGTTCCATCTTGTAAGGTGTTATATTTATATTTAAACATTTCACCTTTTTGTTCTAAGATATAATCGTATATCCGTAATACAGCTCCACCTATAGTTGTCATTACACACTGTTTTTTATCAGAGTCCATTTCATTAGGTAACTGAATGAATGATAACCAGTGTTCCTCATTGTCTGAGAATGTACGATATAAATCGTTACGAGTTAGTTGTAATCTACGAATGTATATAGTTTTAATATTGTTTAAAACTACAAGGCGTGGGAATATTATTCCTGAATTAGTTAGGTCATCGAATAGATTAGTAATCTCTGGTGTATGCACTATATCGAAGTCTTTTGATATTTCCTCGGACGATGCACCTATTAACGCAGCGGTAGGTTTAATACTAACACCTACGATGTACGTGAGTATATCAATTCTACACTTTACATTTACCCGCGATAAGTATTCTTTTACTCGATGTATGTTCTCATCGGAGTCTGGTATTTGGAAACATTTTAACGTATACATTTGGTTCTACTCCCATTGATTTTATTGACATAGTATAAAATGCAAAAAAAAAAACGTACAAGCACAGCCATTGCACACTACTGTGTGCAATGGCTGTTACGTTTACCCAAATATAGATTTAAATCTTTCTATTTGAGCCTTAACCTCTGGTGACTCAGGGTTAAGTATTGGTCCGTAAGGGTGTGACACTATTACATCCGGTATTCCTCGAATACACCGCTGGACAGAGTAATCTGTATCATCCACCCATCTACCGGACCACCCAAGCAGCATATCTGTAGATTTTACCGCTGTCACCAAAAGCGGTAATGCCAGTTTTAACACATGGGTAATGTCACCCATGAATGGTTTTAGTTCATCTACATCTGCTAACTTCAACAGTACGGAGTCCACTGCTGATTTTATCAGTGTGCTCAACTGCACACGACCAACAATGTATTCGAGGAATACAACTGCTGATTCCTTACGGAATGTCTCATCCTCCAGTGCTTCAGTTATCGCTTTCGCGATAACCTCTTTCTGTTCATTGGACAACTTGTCCAGTTTAGTTTTCAAACTGTATCCGAGTTTAATAACTTGGAACAAATCTATGGAAGAGCTCATGCCTGGGACTTCTTTTTGAAGTCTCATCCACCACCCAGCCATTAGCTGGACTTGAACGCCTTCATCTTCAGACAACAACACTTCTGCTGTTGCTGTGTTAAATACATTCAACGCATCTGCGTCGTTGTTTTGTACTAAAGTTTTCAGTAAAGCGATTTTATTTTTCATTGTAAATACCCTAACTATAATTAACTATTAAATCTTAATAGCAAAGAGAGAAACATTATTGTTTACTCTACTAGATGATATATAAATAAGTATTTATTGAATTTACATATCCACGCATTAATGCGTGGATATGTAGGTGTATCAAATTGAAATCAATGCGACTGTAGCAAACAAATCGTTGTTAAGTAACCCTTCTACTTCTTGAAAATGTTTAGCATCCTTAACATCTTTTTTACCCCAAGGAAACATAGTGTACCACATATACCACACTGTTTCAGATTTACTATTGAGGTCGTTAATTAACCTATCTATTGTTTCGTGGTCTTCAAGAAACTTTACCCTTTGTGACCTAGATAGTTTTTTATCTTTTAAAGCATCGACAGTCTGCTGCTTAAGTTTCATAAATCGTTTATCTGGAGGGTCGTATTCTTCTGAACATGGGTTACCTAGAATCAACCCAGTCAGTAACCCATATCCTAATGCAAACCCCATAGTTGGAAGTGCATACAGTGGTAGTATCCAACAAAACACTTTTGTTATCTCACAAAACACCCTGTATGTTGGAGAGTCATATTGTCTATTTCCATACGTTCTATACACCTTATCTAAGAAGATAGCAAGGTGTTTAGCGTAACCATGTCTTGCTGCATAATTGTCAGCTAACTGTTCCCATGCACGCACATCGTATACATTTACACCCAACTCATATTCACTAGCTTTAGCAGCTTGTGTTAAAACTAAAACACTATACGCTTCACCAGTTCTTGCCATTGTAGCAATATCTGCTTTCTTAGCAATTTTAGTTTTAGTGTTTTCTTCTAACTCTGATAATAAAACAGTTCGTTGTTCTTTTGATTCCACTTTTAACATCTTTGAAACAAACTCATCCAATAAGTAATTTGTTCTAAGAAATCTCCCTAACATTTCTAGGTAACTAAAGAAGTGTCCTATCTCATGTAAAACTCCTGCTACGAGCTCCTTAATTGAGCACCACGACCCCTGTGATAGTAGACCTATACCAATGTACACGTTAGCTTCAACTTTAGTGTAGTCACCAGATACAGTGCCATTTTTTAAGTTTACTCCACCTGATAAAAAACCTTTCTTTTCTAAGAATGGTTTAGCGTCATGTTCTTCATAAACCATAGTTCTAATCTGGTCATGTAACACATGGTTTCTATTTAAATCCGGCATAAACACATACAGGTTATCAGCTTGTTCCATATCCACATCAAACGTCACTTTCATACCATCTGTACAACTAGACACTATTGCAGATAAACCCGAGTCTTTTAAAACTCTTGATGTAACGTTACGAGATTTTCTAATTTCTGTAAAACACCCCTCTAACCTTGCACCCAATTCAGAATTATACTGATGGTCAATTCCCTCAATGCCATACCCTTCTATTTTTAATTTACTCATAACCGCTCCACACTGGTGTATTTACTTAGTTTCTAACAAACTTTAAACATATCATTCGTCACTAAATTTCTAATATATCGTTAATAGCTATAATGCGACTAGTGAGAGGGGATAGTTAACATACCTTTTCAATATAGACTTTGACTTCTCACAAAATAAAACATTAATGTGGTTATGAATATGAGCACACCGAATAGTAAAGATGATATTAAACGCGAGTATGTGTTTTCTACATTTGTAAGGGATAGATATAACAAAAATAACGACGCATTAATTATAAAGGAAATAATACACAAACCTGGTTCTGAACCTAAACGTAGACTTCGTACAATTGAAAACTATAAACGTCCATACTGGATTACCAAGAAACAATACAGAACCCACAAAGACAAACGTGAGTTTGAAGAAATTGATAAATTAGATAAGTTTTACAGCACTCAAAGTAACTTAACCAAAAGTATATTTGAAAAAATAAAAGGGTTTAGGCCAGACCACGAACCACAGTTAAGAGATGTTAATAGTAGTCCGTATGTGTACGGCTCAGATATAACATCGGAAGATTTACTTAAAGCAGACTATGCTGAAAGATATGGTAAGATATTTAGTAAAAGTACAGTCTGTGTAATGGATTATGAGTGGTCTATGGAAGACCCTAAAGAGCCAATCATATCTGGAATAGTCAGTATGAAGAATGTAGTGCACATTGCAATTAGTGCTAAATGGTGGGATTGGTCACCGGACTTAATAAAGAAAAAAGTAAGAGAGGTGTGTGAGTATCACCATAAAGACCTACTTAAGAATAGAAATATTGACCTTAGAATTACAGTACACGCTAACCAAACTAAAGTAGTTATTGCTTTAATGAAAACTGTTCACAAACTCCAACCAGACTTCTTAGCATTCTGGAACATGGAGGGTGATATTGAACATATGTTAGCTGCACTAAAAGAAGAAGATATAGACCCAGCATTAATATTCAGCGACCCATCTGTACCAGACAACTATAAACACTTTAAGTGGAATAAAGAAGCTCCATTTAAAGTTAAGTCTAATGGTGAACGAATGGCAACTGTTCCATCTCAACGATGGCACACTGTTTACGCGCCAGCTAGCTTTTACTGTATTTGCGCAATGTCCACATTTAGAACAGTACGGGCTAGGGAGCAACAAAGAAATGGATATGGTTTAGACGCAATCTTACATGAGTTTTTACAAATTGGTAAGATGAAGTTTAAAGCTATCTCTAGTAAGATAACTGGACGTCTGTGGCATCAAATTATGCAGAGTAAATACAAACCTGAGTATATGGCGTATTTATTCGGTGACGGTGTGTTTATGGAGCTTCTAGATGAGAAAACAAAAGACTTGTGTGAAACCATTAGACCTCAAGTTGACACATCTAGTTTTGATAAGTTTAAAAGTAACCCTAGACGACTATCTACGGATTTACATATAGAGGAAATGGAAGAGGGTTTAGTAATCGGTAGTACCGCTAAGAATATGGTTAGTAAGTTGGACTCATTAATCCCAACTACTGAACGTTGGATCAAATAAGATATATGTTATACACGAACATTTTATTGATATAGTATATTTATCAACTATATGGTGTTCGTTATGTTTAATAAAAATGAAAATGTGTATGGGTTAAAATTCTTTAACGGTAAAGTGTATTACAAAGATGCTTCTTTACCTGTAATAAGTGTGGGCGGTAAATGTTACGCAGATTTACCTGAGGTTGGTAAGTTTGAGTATGGTAGTTTGGTTGCGGTGTGTAAATATAACATATCGGTACCTATATCTCAATGGGTTTATATAAAGTCCATGTACCATGACAGCAATCCGAACAATGTAGAATTTGACAATGTGTATTACGCGTTTAGTCAACCAGTGGAATGTTTAAGTGGTGTTCATTTTATTAAATATTATCTAACAGATAATTTAGGTCCCCCTATCGAGGAATCGGTAGATGAAAAATGTACTTAATTGCTGGAATAACTCGTTAGACTAATCAACTACAATAGCCGTGAAAACAGGCTATGAATGTCTGAAAATGATTAGGTAGAGTCAATCAGCCGCGAAGCTCCTAAGTCACTATGTGATATGGAGAACGTTCAACGATCAACCCGTAACTGGGTGTAGAGCCTCTAGTTATAAAATGAGGAAGAAATAGTACACATCCCACCTGGGTTAATCTCAGAGGATGGTGATATGATCTGCTCCTACACGAGAGTGTAGGCGGGTGTCTTAGCACACCGCATTAGTGTAACGAGCTAATGGGACAAAAGGCATTACTTTAGCTGCTGAGTTAGAAGAAGGACTTGGACTATGTGTAATTAAAGAGTTTCCAGAAATGGCAACTAACATTATGTTATTTGCATCTGACATAGATTTAACAGGGGCATATCCTTCGGGTGGTGAAATTGGCAATGTATCAAAAGGAACAAATGTTTTTGTTTTATGTAAAATTGAAGGACTGGAAGAATATCAGCAAAGAGAAATTGGTATCAACTTAACCTCAGTCGTAGCAAACCCTGTTTCATTAGCTATGTCCTGCTATGGTATGCCATCACTAGATGTATTTTATGCCGAATTTGAAAAAGAAATGTGCAATGTAAATTAATAGGTAACAGACACTACTCGATTAAATCGAGTAGTGTCTGAATTACATTATTACTTTTCCACTAACCACCATCCATTTATTAAAGCACCAGTTTTTAACTTATTCAATACATTTCTCTTATCTACGGAAAAATACCTACTGGCTGAATTTACCGAACTAAATTCCATTATTTCATTAGTCAATTTATTTACAGCTGTTATTATCTTACCAATCGACTTAGGTAGTATGGAGTTAGTGTCCCAATCTTTTTCTATAGTATACCAAAACGCATACCCTGAATACACATACTGTTCCCCTTTATTTAACACCGCTAATACACTACTAAAATTAAGTGGTAGTTCTCGACATAACTCTCTAACTGATTTAGCTGTAGTAATCTCCTTAGTTTCTATGTTAAAGACCTGTATAGTCTTAACTGGTGCAATATAGTTTAACTCAAACTTTAACACTGGGTGTTATCGGAGTACAAACCCATTTTACGAGCATGTAGCATATTGCCATTAGCATCAGTCCACTCTAAGTTAGAAGCGTAGTTATTTAATTTATCTCCATCTAGATGATTTACTACATTAAATTTACGAGGATTTTTATTCTTTACTCACGCTAACGCTAGTAGTCTATGCACAGTTAAATCTTTATCACTAGATATATCTTTTGCCCAAACTGTTATCCGTCTATATACATTATCTCCAGTATGCTGACTACACAGTTCCCCTGCACTTACTTTAATTACTCGTCCATCTATAGAAACTGCATAATCTGTGTAATTAGGAACTATCCTAAATTCATCGTTGTAATAGAATGGTTGAGAAAAATACATTCTATCTTTTACTATCTTATCTTTTATTACTATCTCTTCATTAAACCAAATATCGTTTATACGATGTTTTAGGTGCTCTGGTAGACGTGTTTCATAAAAGGCATACGGAGACAGCCAATCTAAGTAAACGTGCCTTAGAACGCCATATAGGTGTATTCCTACCTTATCTTCTAACATAGGTAGTAAACACACTCTATTATTACAGTCTACAACTACACCACCTTTGTTTATTTTATACTCTTCATTGCCAGATATTGGCTTATACATTAAGTCTCTCCCAAGTAAAATAACAACCGTTTATTTCAATTAGATAATATAGGTTTGAATCTAATCTGGTAAATTTATACTAAATTAAAAAAAAAAAAACAACAATGTGGACGCAGAGTGAATATTCACTCTGCGTCCACATACACGATCCCAAGTTACCACTTTTATTATTTGTCAATTTGTGAACTAAAAATTATTTCGGGTCAGTTGTCCAAAATAAAATCTAGTCTTCTATCAGAATACCATCGAGCTTTTAAATCTGCGACAATAAGTTTCCTTGTCGCTACACACAAACTAACAGTGGGTGTGTTTATAATAAAATGTTTGAGTTTACTGTAGTTCCACCAAATACCTTTCATAAAGACCCAACGTGTACATCTACATATGTGTAGCTTACCGTACCGTCTGTATTTGCGGTGTTTCATATTACACACACACCCAGTTAAATGTGAAGGTTGTATCGCCTTCAACTAATTTATACTCAGCTTTATACTGGTCTGGGTGTAATGGTGTTGCAAAACGATAATGTATCACTTCACCATAAAGTCCAGGGTAGTACGAGTGATGTCTATCTTCCTTACTCACACCTAGGTAGGTAGGCTCTAGGTCTAAACCTAGTTCTTCTTTTATTTCACGGATAATACCCAACCTTGGATTTTCGTGCATACCCAACTTACCACTACACGGAATATTTCGATTGAGTGTTCCGGTGGGAGATACCAAGTGTGTCTCTATCAGCTGTTTACCACCAAAATAAATTTCACACGATGCCACTTTAGAATTCAATGAAATATTGCCATTTGTATACGACAAAGTTCTTTCACCTTTAGATAAATCCATAACGAGATTATCTAAAGTTTTAACAGTCCACGACTTCCAATCCACGCGGTGATGGTCAAATAACTCGATTAAAAATTTTACATCAACAGTTACTCTTGACTCAACTACATTTGTTTTTGGCATTAGGTTACTCCTAGTTAATTAGCTAATCGAAAGGATTAGCGACTTTTAATAAAACTGTACATTGTGTTTCATTCAGATGATATATAAATATATAAAAAATGAATACTAGATAAACTAGTGACACACAGAGACAACTGTCTCTGTGTGTCACCGTATTATCGACTTAATCTATTAGAAATTTGCTTGAGTCTTGCCATAACAGACTCTACGTTAATAGCAATACTGTTAGTGCGTAGGTCTAAACTTAGGTTATCTTTTTCGATAACACGTAATCTGCTATCGTATTCATCTTTATACATGGTGTGTAATTTATCCAACTGTTCACGAACTTGGTATAAACGTTCGAGTGCCACAACGTTAACAACCATTGATGAAACTGCTAGAATGCCGATTAGAACCATCGTAAGCAACACAGTTACACTTCCTCTGTTAATGGTAACGGTTTATTTTCTTCATACACTTGACGAAGCTCGTATGTGTACCTATGTAAGTTGTTTACATCAGCTGTAGGAACCAGAACCGAAACTTCCACGAATTCATCGGATTTCATTAAACTATTTGTTAACTGATCTAAGTGTCCGGGAACACCCATTAAGATTCCACATAACTCAGAATCTAACACTGAAACGAGTTCTTTAATTTTATATAAGTTGTCTACAGCCAACTGTGTATTATCCGATGTTTGAACTAGGTGTGAATGTTCCAGCAAATCCTTTATTACAAAGCTTAAACTACCTCTCCACAATAAACTATGAATGGTTTGGTAAAAGTTAACGACAGCAGTATACACGTCGTTTTTGTACTGTGTATCAGATTCCAATTTCGTCTTTAGTGTACGTAATGTAGATTCAGATAATTGATAGTTGCGGTTTATTAGTTCAACGTGTTTTTCCAACGCAGCAGCGAGGTTATTCGATGCAGTTAACTCTTCCTGCAATATACGAATATCGATTTTCATGGCGTTATCTGATATTTCACGGTCAATCTTTAAACGACGAATTTCTCGCTGTGCAAACAAATAGCTAGATACAATTTTAGCGGAAATATAAGACGTTAATATTACACCTACGATAATCACAACCCACCATCCACATTGTGTTACAGTGAGTCCATACGTGTCTGCAATGTACTTAATTAATTTAATTATTGACTCGTTCATGTTAAACCCTTTCGAAAATATTGTTGAATACACTAACTGCTAACTTTTGCGGATGTGACATACCGTTTACAGAGTATATCACAGTTGTTGCAGTTGTGTTAATGATAGATACCAGTGTTTTTTGATGTTTTGTTTCTATACGATGCACCTTTTGTAAAACCTGACAATTGCTTCCTTGAAGAACGGTGAAGTAATGCTATACACCGCTAACGGAAATAATACCAGTGACAAATACAAAACGCTAGTGTCCAAATCCTCGACACTTGGATTTAACCATAGTAGCGTAGGAATCAATGCGAATAGTATAAACCATGTGTAAAAATATGATTTTTTCATGTTACACCTATATGGATTAAAAAAATGGTTATTTTACTAACCAACTATGCGAATGTAGACTTATCTACAGTTAACCTTAACGCTAGTTAACAACTTTATAGTGAGTGGAGATTTGTAGTACCCAAAGATAATATATGTTTAATAAACCTACGGATTCTACACACTATAAAGTTGTACGTTAAAATTTAAACGATGTTAAAATACCGTTTAAATTTCGCAGTATATGCTTCACCGTGAGCCGGTGTAAATCCAGCTGGAAAAGTGCTCCAGTTAATTTGCTTAGCAGTCACGCCACGGCTACTTGGGTTTTGTAGAGATACAAATAAACTCATCAACTTAGTGTACTCAAGTTGTGAACTTTTTGACAATGTACAAAATGTTACATTTTGCAAAATGATATTTTGATGACAATGTCCTTCGCTGTAACGCTCCATGTATTTGAAAATGTTATCCAGCGTAAGTTTTGTATCTTCCCAGGAAAGTAAGGTTAGTGCACGAGACAGTGCGTTGTATGTATCCACATGAAATGGACCTACATTTGACATTTGACCAGATTCAAATAGTTCACGAATACCCTCTAACCCACGAACTAACTGTTTATTAATAAGTGTATCTGGACAAAGAGTCAGTTCTTCTTCTTGAGATTGTTCTTTGGTTGGTGTCATGTCTTTTATCGATTCCTCACCAGTGACAGTGGTGGTTTTGTCTTCCACACCTTCGATTTCGGTTTCATCGACGACCACTTTAGTTTCTGGTGGTGTAAGTGGCGGTACTGGTGGTTTAGTTGTATCAGTGACAGGGGGTTGTTTATTGGGTTGTGGTTGTTGTGCCATGTTATTTATCTCGCTGTGGTTGAGGTTGGTGGTATTTTCGACTCTTGTATTTCAGTGTAAGGCATAATTCTTCCTACGTTATTCTTGTGGTGAAATTGTATTTGGATGTTTTTAATCCAGATGTATGCATAGCTGACATATCAATTAACATCAGTGTACTGGTAAGTGTATTAGCTAAAGCGGACACACCTAGTTTAGTGGCATAGATTTTATCACCCGTGCAAATAGGGCACACAGTATTACCTGGTGAATCACACCACTGATTAGAGCGTAAATGTATTTTTTTCCCAATTAACTTGTGTAAATCTAATTCACTCAGCGGTGTGTTACCTCCTACCAAATACCTACCGATGTAAAGTGTGTAGTTGTCAGCATTCATTTCCCTGAGTATGCCACGTTTAGTTTTACAGTCATTTGGTAGAATGGTGTAGTTAGCTAAAACTCGTGTTGTTTCTTTAACTTTAGCACCGCCATTAGCAGTGGCTACAGCTCGTCTACGTGATGCATCTCTAATAGAGTTTGCCATCATAGGTATATCTTTTAACTGCATACCCTCCTGTAAAGAGTTTGAAACTAAATTTGTATTTGTGGAGTCAAAGTAATCTTGCTCTCCACCGAACATTAAATGTACACGGGTTCTACTAGCCCTAGCTTTCTTTGTACTGTAGTAAAATTCTGATGGATCTCCCTTTAGATATTCAGTATCCAATTTCTCTAGTTCAGACTGTATATTTGCTATAACTGCTCCATCATTTAATTGTCCCTCGTTCTCTTTTAATAATTCATCTCGTCTAACTGCAATTTGTTTATTGTTAATAAACGATTTCTCTGTAGCTGGAACTAAACAACACTCCACCAACGGAGTTGTAGAACACACTGCGTTTTCAAACTTTTTATGTTCAGCGACTGTGGCTTTATCAGTGAGTAGCATATGTAGCGCTACGTCGTTTAACTGTGACGGTTTAATAGATTTCCCAGGCGGAGGATTAATGTATTCACACTTTCCACTATATGGATACTCTATGTAAAACGCGTTTATAATCGCTATGCCGTAACTGGTAATAGTATCATGTTTAACGCATTTAAACTGGTGCGCTTTAATAACGAGTTGTTCTGTCGGTTTATATAAAGGTTCCCCAAATACAAAATCGGTTATCTGTGTTTCTTTACCATCGACTAAACCATACATTTTTTTATCTTTTAAATGTACGCCGTGGTCATGTAAATGGCTAGCTGGTGAATTTTCAACTAAGATGAAATATACACTCTCTATCCAGCCACGATACAGATATAGTTCTGTGTTTATAGAATATATAAAAAAGTCGAGTTTATTCATCGTCGTGTGCCATAGTTCTAAGTTTATTAATAACTAGGGTAGTTAGTTCCATTTTTTCACTTAACGATTCAACAAAGGTGTCTATAACAGATGTAGTTGTTTTTTGCAACTCTGGTGTAACTGTGTGACTACCTAACATAAGTAGGTATATTTCATCTGCCATTTCGTATTTATTAAGTTCAAGTAGCTGGTTACGTATAGCTTGAATGAAAACAAATGGACTATAATCAAAGTTGTTAATCGACTTTATCATGTCAACCACTATACCGCTATGTTCGACATCAGGTAAATGTTTAAGAAATCTGTCTCGGTGTAAATTAACACTATGAACTTCAACGTGTGGAAGTGGAATGTTTTGATGTAAATATTCAATCGTAGATTCTGATACACTTTGTACAAGCTCTACGACCTGATGTGGTTCCAACGTAGTAAGTTCTGAAATTATATTAGCGAAATACTCCTCAACAACGACATCGCTATCCACCACTGTGAATGCCAATAGCTCATTTAATGGCCGTGTACCTAATAGTGTACAACCTTTAAACAACTCCACTATATCCGATAGTTTTGCACCAAATGGGTCTGCTAAAAATACACCTTGTTTTGCTAACACCAAATCTATATTGTCACGATAAATACTAATCGTCATATTTGCCCGCTCTGACCCAGATGCCGACGGATATGTATTATCTAGCATCGTTATGTCATCAATGTGTCCATCGTAATCCACATCGGTAAATATATGTTCAGTCTCATATAAGAGCTGTAAAATGTATTCTGAAAGAAAGGTTTGCATTCCTTCAAAATGCGGTAAAATTAATTCATTGCCACTATCCATCTGTACCACCAGGTGTTAAAAAAGAAATACTCACATCGTATATATAAGCGTATTTATAAATAAAATAAAATGGTTTACTAAAATTCAGTGTACTAAACACTAAACGTATAATATCCACAACGGAGAATATAGAATATGAACACACCACCAACTGAAGTGCCAATTGAAGATGTAGCCACATTATTCAAGGAGTCAAATCTACCGAAAGTAACACCCAAATACGGTGAAGTTGACCCAACTATGGCTATCAACAACCTGAGTCCGTTAAAAAGAGAACGGTTAGAAAGGGCTACTATTAAAATAACAAAACGTAGTTCACCAGACATTAGTCATAAGCAAGCTAAAAAAATGGTTGCATCCAGTGATAACTGGGATATCCTAAAACGAGATTACGCTAAACAAAACGCAATTGTACAAGATGTATTACGAAGTGCACATTACTTCACATCGTTACCACCAGATGTATTAGCGTTAACCGAAATAACTAGTTCTACACTTAGAACTTACTTAAGTGACATTCAGTATTTCAGTAATAAATTAGTTAACATTAAAGTAATCAATGACCATGGTCGAGTTACAGCTGAAAGTTTCTTACGCTATAACGCCGCTATGTCAGACCTCGATTCATTATCTGATGACACTCTGAAAATATTAGCCCCCATGCAGGCAGCGATGTATATCGCTCAGTCTATAATTGAAAGACACTATAAAGAACTTGAACTTAAACAAAACCAACCTGTGGAGAATACAGATGACAGATCATAATGATAACGCTGGTAAAGTCGGCGGCAGAAACATTCGTATAAAAGGTGAAGAGACTTTACTTGATGAACAAGAATACTCATCTAATGTCACAGAAGAAGTTATCTATGAGCAGGAAGAAGGTTTAGTTGATGACAAACCTGACGAACCTGTTATCACAAAGATGGCATATGAACCAATTATCAACCCGTATACCACTGACGGAGTTCGTGATAAAATTCTATTTGAAACTACTCACGTTCTAGCTAAAGATGAAGATACCATTAATCGCATAAACGACATCTTTGAACAATTCATGTCTGACATGAATAAGATAAAAGCATTAAACCCTAAACGTTACGCTGAAGATATCGAGTATCAGAAAATTGCACAGCTAATGCAAGAATACGTTGTACTTAGTGAAAACTCTTTTCCTGAGGGTAGTAACTACCACGAATGGTTTAAAGAAAACGGTCACACTAAACAACGATTGACAACAAACACTGGTAGTCAGTTAGGTGTAAACTACTTAACACAGAGTGCTAAAAATACTCCAGAAAACATGGAGGGTGTAACCGCTACAAATCACGCGTTACAAACTAGTGGTTTATCAATTGGTGCAGGTGTTTGTTGCTTCGCTAGTGGAGTACGACTTATCATTAGTCCGTTCACCACAACTGAACTTAGTACGTTCTGCACTATGCTATCTATGTCAGATGACGCTATCGGTAAATCTACAGCTGGTGCATCTTATACTGGTGATGATGTTGTTATCAATATGACAATCATTGAAATGTTTCTTGATAAAGTCACAGGTACAAATGTTGATGAAATTAACAAACGTATGTTTGATAAAAACAGACTGAAAGAACTGATACTGTTAACTGATATGTTACAGATTAAAGCTGGGTTATTAGCAGCTATTTATCCACGTGGTTACCCTGTGTGGCATCCATGTTCTAATTCTGATTGTGATTACAACCTAGTGTCCGCTAAAGGACCAGATGGAACATATTTACCAGATTCGTTATTAGACTTCAGTTTAATTACACATACACGTATGGAATTATTAACGGCAGAAGATGTTGAACACTGGAGTAAAAAGACGGTTACAATTGATGAAGTTAAAGCTTATCAAAAACGTCGTGAAGATGTGTTTAATGTGGAGTTCAATAGTGAACAGGTGTTCCTTAAGAACTCTTCATATGGAGTTGATACCACACACACTGTTAAGTTTAAAATTCCAAATCTATCCGAGTATGTGACTGAAGCAAACAAGTGGGTAGCAGGTATTGAAACACATATCGCTATAACAATAGACCAAAATAGACCGGCTAATATGCCAGAACGTAGTTATAGTAATTTCCGTAAAGCTAGAGCGTTAAAATACGCTACAGATATTTCGTTAGGTAAGTACACGCCTTACATTCAGTATATCGAAATTAAGGACGCTCAGAACCCCACCACTGGACGTAAAATCATCAACAGTAAGCAAGCTATACTGACACAGTTAAATGAAGCGTATTCAGCAAATCCTGATTCGTTACAAACATTAACTACGTTAGCTAAAACTCTAAAAGAAAAATACACTATGACATTTGCTGGAGTTCCTAACTTCCCATGTCCTTGTTGCGGGTATGGTCAAACTTCAAATGAGGATGATGCTAATAAGCTAATAGCGGTGAATCTGAATAGTTTTTTTACTACCCTAATGTTCTGGAGATACCAGAGCTAGGTAGTCAGTGTGTAATAAATATGCGCGGTGATAGGTCTATACGGCGTATACAAGGTGATACACTACTTGAAGATGTCTTATGTATAGACAACGTGCATTCGATTACAAACCAATTGCTGATAAAAGAAATGGTTAGTGAAAGGCTCGGGTTGATTGTAGAAAGTAAACCTTTTGCACTTGTTACATTTTCTGAAAATACAAACTACTACAAAGATACAATTTCACGGTTAGTGTCAAAAAAAATGATGAAATGGGGTATACCTGAAATGACAGGTGAATCTATAACGACATTATTAAACCTACCTATATATGAGCTACATAATTTAATTGATGTAGCTAGAGAAGTAGCAATTGAAAAAGCTAAAACAAAAAACAATATATTAGATGGTGTAACAAAAGAATTAGGGATTTAACAGTAGTGGATACCACCTACCTATTAATAGGTAGGTGGTATCACATTATGTTACGAATATAAACATAACTGAGTTTTCTGAGTACGGTATAATGTTTTCTAATATCCAATCATTTTCCTCAATATTAGCTATGAGTTTTTTCCCAGGTGCTGAATTAAAAAACTCATCTATAACGCCGGACACAGGTAGCAAATTGTCATTGCAATTATGTACCTCTGTTTCTAATGAATCCATCTCCACACTGTTTCCCTCATAATCAGTATCTTCAAACTCCTGATTATACACTAGGTACTCTGTTATTTCACTAAATCTATTTAGGCGTATTGCGTTTTGATTTTGGTCATCAATTACTTGCCCAAATACCTCACCATATACTAGAATTGAACTTATGTACTCAATTAAAACCATTTCAAATGTATCAGACCCTAGTAACAAATCGTGTATTCTAGGTAAGTCCACTATTACTTCAATGTCGGTATCAGACATAACACTACACCAAACTTTCGAAATGTAGAACTACACTGTTATTGTAAACGGAGCTTACAGAACTCAGTGTTATCATACCGTGTTGTACACGTTCTGCTAATGTAGAAGCCACCTTAGTCGATAAAAACGAATCTAAATCACCCACTATTAACATAAGGACTTCCATAGCCTCAGACACCTGTGCGGCGTCAGCTAATACTTCATCAGCTGTATCCTCCTCCCTAAACTGTATAATTAAATCGTGAATCTCATCGTAAGTATATAAGTGGAAATGAAATACATCCATGTCGCTAAATTCGTTAAATTTAGTTGTGTGTAATCCAGCCTGAATATACTCTATCACCAACCACTCTAACAACCCTACTAAATCTTTACACTCATTATATCTCGTTAATGGTATAACCACCTCAATATCTCTATTCATTTACAACACCTCTCATACTCTTCAATTGTGGTAAACCACATTCTTGTACCACCGTATACTTTTCCAATGTAAACGATTGTATCATAATTGTTTTCACGTAAATACGATAAATGTGAGTCTAGATAAAACATCAACGCACTATACATATTTCTCGCATAAGTCTGTAATTCATTTACAGCATTGCAGTTTAATAAATCGTCTGCACTATATCCAACAAAGTAACTATCATTTATTATAACCTCTAAACTATCCACATCGTCGTTATAAAACAAGACACGAAATACTTCTTGGTTAACGTCTTCTCTAATGAACGAACCTATGTTGTTTGGTACAGTTAAAACAACTCCACATGACAAGTTGAATAACGTATCTAATTTTTTATTCATTCGTTTCATTTCACTACGTATTACAGACCTAGAGTCGAATTTGTCATCGTAAAAAAACCCATCGTGTAATAATCCGAGTTCTTCCTTTTTGTTTAAGATTTGTTGCTTTATTGTACCCATGTGTTACCACTCTATTGTAAAGCTAATTGTCACACCACCCATACATTTTTCTAATGTCACGATTTTAGTCATTTCGTATTCTCGCATGAACGCGAGTTCATTACATAAACACGTTCTGAATACATTAAATAAACGTTCGGCTAACGAACATATATTTCTGTAAATCCTGTTATCGGAAGACTTATGTAGATCAATGTTAAACACTAGTTTAAGTTCTTCAAGTAAGGTATCTAAAGTGTGGTTATAATACACTGACATAAAAACTGTTGATGTAAGTTCACTATTTGTAAACAATGTGTAGTCTACTGGTAAGGTGTATATAGCAATTGGATATAGTAATGTGAAATCCATAATGCCATCTACATCTGTCCAGTTTTTATCTACGTCCATAAGAGACCTCATTTATTAAATTTAATTGCATTCCACCGGGACACTCATCAATAGACCAGAGTGTTTTGTTGCAAATGTCAGTTATACCATCTCTACCAAATAAATACATTTTGTAAACAGTATACTGAAACTTAGCACGTGTACAGTTACGAGTATACTCTACGCTGTCCACTGCCCGATTACATTTATATAAACTATATGAAATTAAATCCAGATACAGTTCATCTAAAGTAATGTTATTTGCAAATGCTTTAAAAATAGCTATATCTACAATTAATCGACTGGTTGAAAAATCACTTAGACGAATAGGTAAAACTAGTTCAAACATTTCTGGTTGAACTATCTTAGATTCTATTATATTCACAAATACCTCACTTTGGAGGAATACCAAAAACAAACTCAACGTTGTTCCCAAATAACCTATACCCGAGTAACTCCTGATCCAAATGTATGCAGTCTACAACCACAACCGCAGTGTAATATAAAAGTAGACTATGTGTATCTATAAACTCAAAAGTCTTTAGGTCGTCTAAATGTATTACATAATCGTATCCGAAATCAAATGTAGCTATCTGAGCCATATAACTAAGTTCATCCAACGTCATATGTTTCTTACATTTTAAACGGTTTATTATAGATGTGAATATCGAAAATATTAAATCTCTATGCGCCCCCTCTATACACTCAGCTGTCAACTCGGATATAACAGACACCTCCTCTAAACTACCCACATCTATATTCACCCCAGTAGTAAAGGTAGCAGTCTTGTGTTTTCGTCTCGTCGTTTCTGGCATTTTACTGCTACCCCTGTGCTATTTAAAAACTTTGCTCTAAACGGTACATATGTTTCTAAAACTTTACTTACATTTGGATCTAACCCATAGGGTAACAGTTCACATTCAAGAAAATTTACAACTCCTGTAAGTTGAGAATCCATTTCGCTATCAACTTCAAATGTTTTACTATCCACCACACGCACAGTTCTACCAAGTATACAGTTTGTTATTTCAGAAGCATTACCTGTGTATATTTTAATTAGTACTCCAGGAAACAACTCCTCTAGTACTTCACGCGTTTGATATTTGTTAGTCGTATGAATCGTGAACGGTAATATAATTTCAAGTATTTCGTCATTCATTGTAGTTCCTCCAGAGAGATAATATATGCATGAGTGCATTTCCAACTGGAAATGCACTCTGCTATACCGTTATATTTCAAAATTGGTGTTATGTGTGGACTGTCGTAAGAATTGTCGTTTAAATAGTTCTTGTTTTGTCTGGTAATACGACATGTGTTTTGGGATAGATGTACACACTAAATCGTAAAATGTTGGTTCAACACCAGGAAACAACTTATCGATTTGTCTAATTCTTCCAGACATCTGTGTGACGGTTTGTATTGACTGAATAGCCACGGTTGATACGACTGCTACCAACCCCAATATATTTCTACCAGTACCACTTTTTATAGGTGTGGAAATCAGTATATCGTTTTCTGTTAAAACTAATGCTTCATCAGTTCCTGTAAAGGATGATATACGCAAAGTTTTATTTGTAATATTCTTCCTAACATATTCAGTAAACTTATCACACATTTTTATAGTCGCCATATAAACTAGCAACTTGTGGCCCACGTTATAATTTCTAACAAAACCTCTTTCCATAAAGAAAAGAATCATTCTAAAATAATTTTCTCTTACAGTTCGATTACTCATTATCCACTTCTCAAACCTAGTGTGAGAATACCCCTTTGCTCCGGTGTACTGAGCTCTTCTTGGTTCACGTAAAGAATACCCAAGCGATACACCGATAATGTATTTTTCCCATATCAACCCGAGTAACCTAGAGTTTTTAGGGTACAGTATCGAATATAATAAGTTTGTAAAAGGGTCTAATGATTCAATTGTGGCTGACAGATATACAGACTTGTTTACATGAGTGTGTATATCGTGTCTAAATTGGAAGTGTATATCCTCATGGGCTTCGTCTGAAATTCGTATACCTACGCCCAATAGCTGGTATAGGTTTTCCGGTAAACACCCATAACTACTTTCACCTGTCAATTCAAACTCTTTAAAATAGGCACGTAGAATATCTAAGGAAAAAATAATTATATTGAGATTTTGTAATTTGTCATTTTTTGCGTCTTCAATTATTTTGCGAAACTTAGTACCACTATCAACCACTAAATACTGACTAGTGTCATTATGAAAAAACTTAGCTAAGTCATCAATCCAAGATTGCATATACCCCTTAGACATACTTAACGACACTCTAACTTTAAGTAAATACACCGAATATAGTGAACTTGCTGTGTTATGTGTAACTATAAAATCATCAGTTACATATAGGTGGTCTGGATGACTTATTGAAATGCACTGAGTTTCTTCTCTACCAACAAACTTTACACACTTAACCCTTAACTTTAATGTTTTAGCATATTGATTATTATCATTCATTAGTATTTTTTTTCTTGGTAACCTAAATAACATACTTTGTTCTTTATGTCTGATATTTACATTGTAACTGTTTCTCCCTTGTTTTATAACGTTTAAATATGTGTAGTTTGTATAACGACTTTTTATGGACGCTATGCCACCTAAGGATCTAACTAAATACTGTACATCTTTTGCTAACTGTTCACTAGTTGTGCTATATGACACAGTACCATGTGAAGTTACAGTTCCATCAGTATCTAATAGCCCTTGTAGTATAGCTAAACGTTGTTCTCTGGATGCACGTAAATAAACCTTTGGTATAAACTTCATAAAACTTAGATGTCTATATAAACCAAATGTTTTTAATGCTTTATTAAAGTCATTCGAGGTATCGTTTGCTTTAGCTGAGCTAAACTTATATGATGGGTACCTGTCAGTTTGGTTATCTCGAACTAACTTAAGTTCTGGCGGTAACAGTCGTGATATCTCTTCAACTATAAACTCATCCGGTGTAGTTATATTCGAATAGTTTTTACCACTGTGTCCATCGCATAAAAAACACCCAAGTATATAAGGTTCCATAGGTAAATGTATATCTACGCAATCCTCTGAATCGATTAAGTCTATATACACCCTTGGGTTAGGCATAGATATTAACCTAATTACTTCAAGTGTGTTAACGACTTGCCATCTGCGAGCAACTGTTGTGTCTATATAAAACACTTTCCACAAATGCTCAGCCCCACATTTAGTGCTTCTACCATCGGCAAATGTTATCTCATAAACATCTTTTATACCTTGTGGGTACACACCTGTTACTTCCGTTACAGTTCCATCTTTTGCTGTTACACTATCTCCAATTTGTATATCTCCCATCATTTCCCAACCAGTGGGGGTTTTTATTAAACTATATAACGGTTGACACTTGCCCATACCTGTCTGAGCCGGTATTACAGCGGTCCTCAAAAGAATCCCATCACTGCTACATATGTGATTAACCACTAACGGTTGTTGTCCACGCAAAGGAAACTCGTCTACTTTAAAGTCCAATCTGGATTTCGCTGGTATGTAGCTAACATTTTGCTCTATCTCAAAGTCGTCTAAAGTAACAGTCCCTTTTATTAAATATGACATCAATTGGTCATATAAATTACTATGATACCCAAATGTACCAGGTGTAAACATCTCTATGACGTAACATTTGTCAGGGACTACATACGTTTGTTTTGAGTGTGGATTGTACGCTGTTTTTGTTGATGTGTATTTCATATTAAAATCCTCTAGTGTCGCTATGTCAATGTTACTAAATGCCGTTACGGTAAACCCGTGGTTCCGCATTATTAATTTAAAACGCATGTGTTTCACCTTATAACACAGATGACCTGTAACGTTACAGGTCATCTGTTGTCGCCTTTTAATGGTTGCGTATACCTCCGATGAGAGGACTCATCATATGGTGTATTGTTTGGTTAGGTTTAAGGAATTGTAAGTTATGAATATGTTCAAACTGCTTCTGCATAGCTAACATACCTCCGAGTGAGCGTCCTGAAATCACATTAAGTGTACTATCAAAACGTATGTTATCGTGTGGCATTGGCATACTAAAATCTTTAGGGTTGTCATTGTCTATCACCATCAGCCCTTTAATTAACACCTCAATGTGCACTAGATTAAATTCACCATCACCACCCATACCATCTTTCATAATCTCAACTAATTCATTTATAGCTTCAGCTCTAGTTCTACAATTAGAAACTCTAGCCTTATCTTTAGCCGTACTACTACCCTCCAAATAAGCTTTAATATCGTTAAACAAAGTCATCACATTTTTACCCTTATTAGGAGTGATAAACAAAGGACTTTTTATTTTCCATTTATCTAGGTCTATCTCAATAAAAGATTTATTAATGCGATACCCATGTTCTTTAATGTAATGTAAAACGTCAGTTGTAAGTGACACACCAACACCACCAATCTGTAACTTTAAAGTGTCGTAGTTACCCAATACATTTCCATCACTATCCACTATCGCAATTTGCATTTGTGGGATTTTTGTAATGGTAGTTGGGGATAACTCTAACACATTGATATGTTGTATTTGATTAAGTAACTTTGCATATTTTAATGGTATGCGTAGTTGTACAACGGTTTTGGTGTGTTCTGGTCTCATAAATATTACACCGGGGACATTGTGTTTAACCTGTAACCATCTATCAGACACTTTATCCAATACCATCTTCGTACTAGTTGAAGACTTTGTGGAGTGTTTAGTTCCAAGAATACGACTAGTCATAATCTTACCAGACTCTGAGGCAATCTTGTACCCAACATTTACACCCGGTGGTTGGATTAAAGAACTCCACCCTAAACAAATGTGACAAACGTGTTGTGGATTTACTGAGCCACAACCAGTCATAGATCGGAACTGTACTATCTTCCCTACATATTGTTGCACATTGTCATACCAAAGTAATTCTGGTTTATCGTCAACCATATGAAATTTTCCAATAACAGAAGATACATCTGTTTCTGTTATTAAACTTGGAACTGTTATGAACCCAGTACATCCACCTGCCGTTAGTGGTGCGTATTGGACTCTATCAGTTACTTCTGTAACCACACAGGCGTTCAGCTGATTTTTTCTATTGAAATACTCAGATAGTTGTAAAGGTGCTTCTTGCATACGTTTTGCATTAGCTGCATCTCTACTTTCACAAGCAATTTCATATAAGTCCCGAAACCCCTCAGCATAAGCTGTCTCAACAGGAAATGGAAATACTCCATCGTCTACGTCTTTAACATACCCACGCATACCAACTAACTGTAAAAGTTGGTTTTCATTACATAAACCTAATGTAGCTAACCGTTTAATTGCATTATCAGGCAACAACTCCGGACTACGATATAAAACATCACGTAATACGTTATCCAACGCTACCATTGCTTTAGATGTAATGTGTTCATCGTATCTTGATTCGGTGGCTGCTTTCTTATACTGCTTCTTAGCTTCCACAACACGAGGGTGTTTTAATATACCGACTATATCGTGAATCGAACCAAGTGGCATATACTCGACAAACTCAACGCATGTCACATTGAATATTGAGTTTGACACCTCACAGGCAACACCTGAGATTTCCCAAACACTAACGCTGTGTGTTTCCAATAAAGTAAAGAATATATCCCAATGTATAAACCCTAGAGTTCGTAAATGTGTACCCCCAGTATAAAACTCTGTAACAGCAGATTCACTTTTAATTGGTATTTCAGGGAAGTGTCTAAACAACTCCCAATAATACCATGAACCGATTAGTTGATTCTTGTGCATCAAACATAACTTATCCTGAAACTGGACATTATACCAATCACTTGGTAAACTCCAAATGTCTATTTGTGAAAACCTATACACTAACGTACTAGCGTCTAACACTTCATGTTCCATTATCGATCTCCATTGTGTAATTTACCAGAAACAATTTCTACTCCGTAATTAAGTAGAACGTCTTTTACTAACTTTACAGCCCTTGACATTTCAATATCAGATGGAACGTCTCTTAGCTTCATAGGGTTTTCCGACTCTAATATTTCTTTAACTAGTCGCTTATGTGCCTCGGGGTCATTTGTCAACGCGATATATTGCGCTACCAACTCCCCACCCCATACAGCAGCTAAGAATCTGACTTCAGTTTCAGAAAGGTTTCTAAGTGCATGAACTTTATATGCTCTAGAATCCCTAGTGTTTTTATTTGCACCAGATGGTAAACCGTGAATCTGCCGTATAGCACCACTCACAGCCATAGGGTCTAACTTTGTTTTCTCCAAGATTATAATCTGTTTTACTTGTATCATCCCTTTCATTTTAAGTGGCACTTCTCTACCTAAGAAATCAGTAAAGTAAATGGTTCCAAATGTAGGTTCTATTACACCACCTATGTCATCAATAATACCAATTCCATTTTTAGGGTTATCCAATGGAAACATTATTCTAGCGGTAGTTTCGATGATTGTGTTTAGGTGATACATTCGGTCTACGTTTGTTAACTCTGGAGACTGTGACCACCCGTACGACATTGGAGAAGATTGTTCGTAGAATGAAACTATTCTATCCCAAGCAACCTGATGTTTACCATTCCATTCCCCTGTTATTGGAACCCCGTTATACATATCTTTTATTTCAAAAGATATATCGCGGATACTAGCTCCTATATAACCCTCAACTAAACCACCACTATTTAATCTAGCAACACCAGCTCTGTAATAATACAGTAAATCAGCTATGTTTCCAGCTTCATCCCTAGGCATTTCACTACGGGGGCGTATGTTACATATAACACCTTTTCCACCTGAAAGGTCTGTTAACTTTGCACCCATGCCTAATGGTTTTGGTTTATACAGTTTAATGGTAACTGTATACTCATCAAGTTTTTCTTTCTTTCTAGCTCTACGGACTCTACCACCTGCGGCAACTTTATTAGCTGGGGCGTTTGGTTTGTCTGCAATTGCACGAGTTAATAACTGTGTTAACCTTGGGGAGAATACTACGTTCTTGATAATACGACCTTGGGGGTCTTTAGATAATTTATCATGGGACTCTAATAGGCTAGTGTAATATGCACTCAGGCCGCCAATGTACTTTTCAGACTGTTCGGCTATGTTTTTAGGTGTTGTTGGTTTACTTGTTGTTTCGCCATTACCACTTTCAATAGTAATATCGTAAACAATAAACCCTGGTTCGCAGTGCACTTTTGTGTCGTGGTCGTGATCTATTTCCATCAACGCTTCATTCGTGACATCTAAGGCATCAAATAACGCGTTCTTGGTTCGAAACGCCATTAGGATACCATCTGTTCCAACTGTGTCACCGATGTCCAATAGCCCCTTAAATACCTTTGGGTCTTTAGAATGTGTATTTAACAAATATTTAAACTTACCCCACGACCGAGTAATAGATTTTAACTCTAACAACCCAGCTCTCTCACAGAAACTATCAGATGCACAAAAACCATCTTCAATTGTATCTGGGCTACCAACCGCTAATACATTACACGTTACACTAGTTGAGTAAATATCCCCCTCTAACTTCGATGGACTTCTTGCAAAGAGAGTACCTTTCTTTATACTCATACCCTCATGCAATGTTGCGACAATAGGTTGCAGTATGTATCTAGCACCATAGGTTTTGTGATTTGTATTAAACTCGTGTATATGTACACAATCGTATTCATTCGTATGAAAGTTTTGATACACAACTGTTATCAGTGGGTTGTTTTTAACACTAGATGAATCAAAAGTCTTACGATACTTCCTATGTATCGATACGATAACTCCGTCCTCAGGCATACGTATATCGTACGCTACTAGTTGGGTTTCATTACCATTTAATATCAATGGTATGTCTGGTTTTAAAACAGGTGGAGCCTGTCGAATATGATTATGCAACATAGCTAAACGTGGGCTACTATTGTATATTGCAAATGGGTTAATTAAAGAGATTAATCCAACTAATGAATTTTTAACCTCAAAGAATTCACGGATTAGGGTTTCCACCTCTGCGCTTTCTACATCTTCTTCTACAAGAACTTTACTCATTTTCTACCTCAGTTAAAAATGTTTAGATACACCTGTGTGTATCATTTAGATAATATATGTTTACCTTTAAAACGAGTGTTAATAATGAACATCATCGTACCAAATAAACTACTAACTTTATCCGTTAGCGATTTACAAATACACCCTGGGGACACTAATATGTACAGTGTTGGGTTTAGGAATTTAATAGAAAACCACCTTAATCTTTTAAGAATATTACCTAGTACAAAACGGTTACCAATTGACCCAAAAAAAGAACATAGTTACTGTGGTGATTTTTACAATCTACTATATAACGAATTTGGTATTGCTCAAGATATACTCTGGGTAGTTATGCGTGTTAACCATTTAAATTCACCACTGGATTACACTGGTACACTTGGTTATGTTACACTACCTAGTAGAAGTGAAATTGAACAACTGTTACGGAGATATTTAAACTCCACAACCATATAACTGTAAGTCGGGTAGGTGACAATTGTCACCTACCCGACTGAGTGTTACCCTCTACGTCTACCTAACGGAAGTGTTCCGCCACCTAACACAAATGGCGGTGGTGCTCCATAGTTAGAACCAGGTTGAATGGTTGTACGTGAACTTTGATTGGTTGATAAATTTAAGTTGTTAAAGTTTGGTAATGGTCGTCTAGGTTCTACGCGGTCACTATGCCGAACTTCTTGACGATAATTTTGGTTAGGTTGACGTGAAGTTAATGGGGTTTCTGTTTTAGAGAATGTTAACCCAAATGGACTTGTGTTTAAACTAGGTGCTTCCGAAATAACAGTTGTAACTTCCTTATCACTGTCCCACGGTGGTGGTTCTTTTGAAACTCTTTCTTGTAGTAAAACTGGTGCAGTCGGAAGTTGATACTCTTCCTTCTCTACAGACTTAGGTTGTGGTTTAGTGGTACTTATTACATCACCTAAATTGCCAGCTAATGACTGCGGTAACCCCTGCTTATACAACGTTTGTAGTTCGGAAATGTCATCGTGCCACGTTATGTTAATCTGTGGAACCTCAGTATATTTACCTAAGATTTTGTTTATAGAATTTAACTTCTGTGCTGCACGATAAAAGCCCTCCAATAACGCAGTTAGATACGGCTGATGTTTACTATTAGTACCAAACACCAATTGGTCCGGTAATAAGTGTGCAAACAATTCTTTGACTGATGTCAACGCTGACTTACTACTAGTTGTACATCCACAGATTGATTTTTCATTCAAATTAAAATGTGGAATTATTGTACATAGACGTGAATACTTAACATCACCAATTGTACCACCTCTATCTAAACGAATTGACACTAGTGGAAACTCGCCAGTAAACTGGGTGTTCTTTTTTGCTACTTGTCCTAGTAAAGTGTATGCCGCTTTATTAAAGTTAAACATCGCAGTGAGTTCACTTTGTGCTAACGATAAAGAACTTCGCAACTCTTCCTTTTGTGCTAGGGATACAATGGTTGCAGCTGTATCAATCATTGTACGATATATCTTTGAATTGATTAAATCCAAAAGAACATTTAATATTTCAGATTGACCACCAAGGATACTTTCACACGCTGGATGGAATGCAATGTATTTTTCCCAATCTGTATTAGAATCCAACAGTTCTTTTGTTGGTAGGATTAGGATTTTACCCGATTTAGAATGTATCAGTTCATTAACTTTGTTAAGTTTAAACCGAATTGTAAAATCCGGAGAATGATCTACGGCGCAATCTACGGAATGTAGAATTGCTTTATAGAGTGATAATATTGTTGTCATATGTTTACCTTATTACTTATGTGTATCTACAATTCGACCCCATAGACTATCGTCTGCGTTTCCGAAACTTAATTTTTCATTACGGTTATTTTGGACACCCCAAGTGTCTGGAATGTCTACGAACTGTCCGCTGAGTCGAGTTGGTTCAGGTGAAAACTCTGGCAACTCCCCATATCTAGAACTATATGGATGACTAGTGCCACTAATTAGCTCTGTCATACCGACTATGCTATCTGAGACATTATTTATATCATCTTGATTTGTCGCAACCTGTGGGGAGTATATAGATGAACAAAACATTGGTGCACAATACTCACTGAATGGACGACCATCTAATGATATACGAATGTCACTATTTGTACACAAGCGAAATGTCATTTGTATTGTGTAATCGTCAATGTCACAGTTTTTCAATATACCTTCAACCACTTCCATTTGAATAGCTCCACACAACCATTCTTCACGAGCTATTGTAAAGAAACCTTGTGAGATTTCCATTGGATCAAAAACTGTGATATTTACACGGTTATCCATAGTGCGATTCGTTATGGTGATAGTGAGTTCAGCTAATAGCTGTTGCATTAGGATGTACGGCATGATATGCGTAAGTTGATACGCTATCATGACCTCCTCGTTTGAACCATGCCAAGGTTTAGTGTCCATTGGGTCAATTAAACTCATTGACGATTTTGGATCATACACCACAGTTCTGTCGTCTACATAATTAAATGACCATGTGTCACAGAGCATACTGAATGTAAACTGTGCAGATTTATGCATAGCCGATTTACAAACTGATCTATAATACAACGATTCAGCTCCAGACTTACACGCCCCATCCATAGCAGCCAACTGAGATATTGTATCTGTTACTCGGTTGCGGTAATTGCCGTATGGTGAGTCTTGGTTTAACTCTGGGTCAGCAGCGCGTAAATGTGCTCTGAGTATATCTGAAACATACTGACTTGGTGAATTGTATCGCGCATATGCCACAGTTGTACCGACTACATTAGCTCGCATATCTATGCGTTTAATTACTCGTGGTGAGCCGGTAGCAAGACGTGTTTCCTGGTGACACAAAACGTCTTCTGGGCGAAGTGTGCAAATTGTAGTGTTACGATTACCTTGGGTGTGTACTAACATACACGGTGCTTCTAAATCATATTTCACACGAGCAATAGAACCACGAGCACTGTGTCGTGAAAAACGAATACGGTTATTCACATAGAACACTAGGTCTGGTGAAATGATAACGTTATCGTCATTCATAAAACTTCTTTTGATTCCGCCGTCTTCAAAATCACTACTAGTGTACCCAGAAATAACTTCGACTTGTTCATCACCGTCTAATGCACCGTAAAGTGGGGCTGTAATTTCTAAGAAGAAAGCGTATCGGATGTTATTAAACCCGTGCGCTATGTCTACTTTTGCACCATGCTGAAATGCTGGACGTATAAACTTACCAGCTGAATTTGCAATCTGTGAGGCTTGTAATCTTGAGCCACCCACAGTACATTGATAAAACACATCTACATCGCCACTAGCCACAAACGGTCTATGAAACTGCTCTTGTTGAGCAGGCGTGTAATACAGTGTCAACTTTGTCATTGTTGCATCGTCGTGGAATGTGTCTTTCTCTTCTAACAAACTACCGTTACCATATCTATTATTCATATCAGTTAACCTCTTAACCTATTAAATGTTTAAGACTTTTTAGTCTCGTAAAATGAGTTTAAACAACTCATTGTTAAAATCCCCAAGGTTTCCCCTTGTAAACTTCCAATCAAAACACGTTAGTTCTTTTAATAACTCATCTCGCAATTCAAATAACGCTGTAGAGCCACCTATTACGCTATACTTTTGATTCGCTAACTCCTGTAACTCTGGTGTAACTGGTTTAATTAAAACACCGCCACCTACTATAATTGATGCATACTTTACAGTTGGTATAAGTGTAATAAACTCTGCAAGCGTTGGTAGTCCCCAATCGTATAAACACGCTGCTGACATTGCGATTAAATACTTAGTCGTCAAGTAGTCAGTGTACTGCACATCTCGTTTAGGTATTACGTGTTTACAAACAGCTGCACATATAGTTAAATGTGAAGGTCTTACATCCAGTGTGTCAATAAAAGAATGTATTTCATCAACTTCACGAGCTGTTACATTAGGGTTAAGTTTCTTTAAAAACCATTTGTGTCGGATATATGTACAAATATCCACTACTGTAGCTGGTGGTATTTCAATTATCAACTTATAAACATCAGCTACCGATTGGTCTTCCTTACCAGCAGATGTAGAACCCTTATGGTATTTTTCTGTTGGTCCAGCCGCAGATAGTTTATTTAACTGGTCTTTAAACCCGTTATAAACATTTCTAACCAATGATACTTGTGAACGTACATCGAATAAGATTATTCGTTTCCATAAAACTACAACGACACAATAGTCTACCAGTTCATCGGTTGACAACTCTGTTAGTAGTACGTAATTAATGGAATCTAACCTTTTAGCACACAATGTAACCGCATACTCTGATAATCTCACGAATGCAACATTGTTAGAGATTACATCATTGCTAATCAATGTAAGTATGTTTAACAACACTTGTTCATCACCTAATGATTGTTTTTGCACCGAATGATACATTCCGAGTATCGGCATTAATAATTTTACATATGTTGAAAACACAGCAAGTTCAGTGTAGTCTTTTGTAAAATATGTGATGTCAGCTGAATCTGTTTCATTAAGCGTTTCTTTAGTACCAATCGCAATATTTATTTTACCATTTAATAAACACCACTCCCTAAATAAATCATAGTTAACTAACATACAAATTTCATTTATAAGAGTATAAAGTATATTGTTTAAATCAAGAATCGGTACCCCAACCGAATCATTTAATAATTCGTTTATATCAGCGTAGATACCCTTAAGTACAACTATATCCTCTTCATTTAAAGTGAGTAGGAAATCGTTTAATACTGCAAATACTGCATAGCTAATATTTTCACCCTCTATGTCTGCACCACCTTTTAACTTAGATTTAGACCACGCATCTGCATTCCATAGTAACTCCCAATTTTCATCTGAAATCACAATGGAGTTATTTTTACCATACCCCTGCCAACCAAACTTCATAACACACTCCGTTAATTATAACAGTTAGATAATATATTTTTATAACACTAATGAATACACATCACACACAGAACCCTGTGTGTGATGTGATTGTGTTACATATTTACATCATCGTCATAATCGTCAAAATTACCACCACCACTATTAGCCATAGTGGCTGGTTTAGAATTGTCGTTTCCACCATTATTATAACCACCACGATTTCCATTACCGTAGTTGTTAGGTTTTTCTTCCTTTGGTGGCGGCTGTTTCAGCATAACTGCCAAGAATGAATTTATAATACCTCGTGTCTGCTCAACCCACGCTAGTGCCATTTCTTCAGACTCATCCATAGTAGAAGTGCGTTCACCATTAGCCTCTAACATTACAAAGTCTTCGTTACAACGGAATGGAAATGTGATGGGTTCATCATTTCTAACTTGGAACGTTAAACAGATACGTCCTTTGTCATCACGAACTACACTAATAACCCCTGCGGTTTTGGGTTTTTCATACCGTACTTTATCACGACCAAACCACTCTTTACACTGATACGATTTCACAAGACCTGTATTACTTCTATCTTTAATAGCAGCTTCTAATGCGATAAGTATAGCGTGTAGGTTTTGTGGTCTACCACGACCGCTACTACCGAGTGTAAACTCTAGTGGTTTTGAATCCGTACCGTTATTTGGGTAAATCACGAATTTAGTATTACCACCATATGTAATGATAAGACTACAACTCGGTGCACCTTTTGAATTTGGTGGACGTTCACCATACAGTGTTAAGTTGCTACATTTAAGTGGAGACCAATGTTCGTTTTTATTTACAAATGCCATAATGTTTATGCCTCTATTTCATAGTTACAGATAATAGCAAACTACTATTATTTATTATTTACTTCAATGTGATATTTAACATTTCTTTAAGGAGCATTTCAGCTAACTTATCGTTCATTCTATTAATATCAAATTTCACACGTTCTTTTGTTGTAAGTGTAGTCCATTGACCAGACTCTGCTAGTTTAGTTAACACCCCTGTGTATTTGGAACCCATAGACCCAAACATTTTACCGTCACCAAGTATTTGCAACGTAAGTATATTAAATGGTAAATTGGAATGTTCGCTTTTGGTAGAAAGTTTGGTAAGCCATTGTGGTTTATCTTTAATGTGGCCAGTGTGACTTTCTAACAATGTTAGTTTACGAAAGGTTGTAAACGACAGTAGATCTATCGGGTAATGTGTAACAATTAATGCTTCTGAGTTTGCACCGGATAACTTACAATTTGTTTTTATCACAGTTGGTCTTTCTTTAAGCATTCTTTCATAACACTTTCTTTCTAACTGGTACTTTTCACGCTGTAGTTTTGTTATTGGTTCCTTTACATTAGCACGTGTAAACAAATCTACAACTGAACCATACGACGGATAATACAATGTCACACTAAAGCCGTTTGTAAAGTAAGTCTTAGCTAAGTTTAATAGCGTATCTATCTCCTCAATGAATGTATCAATGACAGCACCTGTCTCAAAGTTAGTTGGTGCTTTCTCATACGCACCAATTAGATTTCGTAAAACTGTTCTAACGTTTATATATAGTGCATTGTATTTACCTTGTAACTCCTGGTTATTAATTATAGTTTCAATTGGTATAGCCGTTCCTATTGAAACTGGTACAGTTTCACCAATTACTCTACCGTCCTTTATTAAAGGTACGTAATCTTTATCACTTTTACTTACCATTAACCCTTCTCCAATCGTCGTTTAGTGTCAGTTACCACATTCATTACGGCTGATCTATCAACGCCTGATATAGCTGAAAGTAAATCTTCATATACGCCAATTATAGTGGTCTCTGTTAATGGAGTTGGTTCAAATGCAGATTCTTGCACTTCAACAGATTCTACAACTCGAATAACTTCCTCCTTTACAAAACTCCAAGTAATCATAGCTTTATATCTCTCTTTAAAAGAAATAAAAATATCTTCAAAGTCTTGAATTGGATTATAAACAACTTTAACAAATAACAATGGGCGTAATACTACATTCGGATATGCATTTCTCCATTCCGATATAACATAGTTTACCTCATTTTCAACTTCTGACTTTGTATTACAACTACCAACTCTCACAGTTTTATACTGGGTGGCATATTTGTTTTCATAAAACGTGTAGTAAACGTCGTATGGGATACTAGTGTCAAACTGATACCCCATATACCCCTTAGGATAAGTCTCACCGTGTCGGGTACAATCAAAACTACCGGGCGCTCGTATGTTCTTCCATTCTGAATAAGTATGCACGTGACCAATGTTCACGTAGTATCTAGTGATAGAACTATAAAAGTTTTCATCGTGTACATTTTTATCAGGCGTTTGCCAACTAAAAAACCCATGCATCAGTGATATATCCACCATATCCAAATCCATTTCATACATTAAATCTTCCACTTCCTTTTGAGTTTGTTTACAGCTACCGCGCCACTCATCCGGTATATAAAGAATGTGTATATTAAACTGTGGTATATGTTCGATTGATAGTTCGTTGACATATCTCACATCGCAGTTGAATTCAGAATCTACATTAATGGTTTCAAACAGTCTAGCTTGATTAAAATCGTGAGAGTGTGTACCGTGTAACACTCTAAGTAGAGTATTAGTAATTGCACAGTCTCTGAGTAACTGATACATCCACGAATATATCACGTCTGTATCAGGATCAGATAACCTGATTTGTTTTTCGTAAATATCCCCAGGTATACAAAGTATATCTACGTCCAGTAATGTTTTTCTGTTAAACTCCCTTTGTAAATTCTCAACGATACGAGACGTCGGTGTAGTTGGGTGCCCTAAATGGATATCGTTTACACAAAGGGTTTTTATTTTCACTAAAATGTCTCCCACACATCTAGGTTTATTTCTGACACAACGGTTTTGGCAATCGAATGTTGCTCAATCATTTCACCAAATCCACACTCAATCAATAACTTACGCCATCTAAGCTCTAACTCCGGAGTAACAGATATATGTAAATCTAATTTATTTAGTGTATTTATTAAACGGTTTTCAGACTGGTTCTTTTTAATCGATTTCTGTATACCGTAGACTTCTAGTTCAGAAGAAAGTTCTGGACCGAGATTAATGTTTTTTAACGTTGTTACACGCAATGGTGGAATGATTGATAAAATGTTTCCTAGGTTATCCACCATTATAACTTCATGTGTAGGACTACTAGCCACTTCGGCTACCCAGCGTAAATTGAACACGGATGGGTCTGTGTCAAATATCAAAGGCGCATAGTTTCTAATAAATACTTCCTTTGGTATCCGATTTAAGGTTTCTAGTTTTAATGCATCTAGGTCAATTGATTTAGATACATCTGGATTAATTTGAGTCATAGTGTCATACCTTTCAAGGCTTCAGTTAAAGACGACTTATCCAATGCACCAGTGTATGCTAGTGAATAAGTCGTACCATTTTTTATTACTTCTATTGACAACTGTACAGAATATGAATCATCTGCATTCATTGTATACGTTGCATCTACACTAGACGAATCGTAGATTCTATTGTAAAAATTAGTGTAACTCTCTATAATAGCGTCCATTAGCCTATCTGGATCGTGTTGGAATCTAATTAGGAGACCCATAAGAGATGTTATTCTACCAGCATAAACTATTGACTGGAACCTATCCGACGTCAAAGTGTGCGCAAAGGATAAATTTAACACTCTAGTTGGATCAGACACCCACCCTTCATTTGTACTTAACGTAGGCCACGCTACATTCTTACTCATTTTTTATACCTCGTATAAATAGTTATTGTACCTTGGATGATACAGCCACAATATCTAAATATACAAAAAGATAATATATGCTTAAAAAAATACAGAGTGTGAAACTCAGAAATTTCTGGGTTTCACACAGTTGGTATTATTCAGAGGGAGTTTCGGCAACTGTCGCCACACACACTTCATTTGTGTCATCAGAAGTAGTCTGCTCACCAGTAGTTTGTACTTCCGCTAACATTGCAGCTTGCGCTTCTTCTCGAGCTTTAATTGTTTTAGCAAGAAGTATTTCGTGCTGATGTTTAAACTGGTCATGGTCTGCCGATACAATGTCAATGTCAATTTGCTGTTGTTCACTTAAATCAATTTCTTCTAACTGTAATGTCAACGACTGTGTAGCAAACGTTTCCAGAATGTTATCTATAACAGCTGTATACTGCTTGACTAAAAGCTGGGCAACCATTGAGAACTCTGGTTCGTTCAGCGTGTTTACAAATCGAGATACGTCCAATCTAGCGCAGTACAAATCGTAGAGTGGGTGCAGTATACAGTCTGGCATTTCACTGTCTTCTAAAACAGTTGTTCCTGGTAACACCTTTTGTCTTGCTGTGTTAATGTCCATAGCAACAACTACTCCACCAAAAAGCAGCTTGGTTAACATTTCGTTCATTGGTTCAGAAATGTAAACTGGCGTAGTGATAATTCCATGCTCTTGAAAGTACGTTTGCACATACACTTGTTTCATTCTGTCCAGTTCTTCTTTGGTGTCGTATGTCTCATCCACATGACCACACACTCTACGACCATGTACATCGCCTGGTAAAAGTAAAAATAAACTCATATCGTTTTCCTGTTGTTTTAAATGACACACCCTAGGTGTCTAGGGTGCTATTGGTTAAAGTGTCCCACCCCACATAGAGGTTGGATCTTCGTTGTTTCCTGATTTAATCGAAGCTTTAATTACATCCCAGGAGTTAAGGATTAAAGCTTGTTGCGTGATTGATAAAATGTCTTCTTCTGGAACTACTTCGTGAAACCATTCAGTAAAACCTTTACCATCTTCATCAATTTGAGCCACCCCATTCATTACACGACGATAATCGTAATGGGACACTCCACCTTTCTCACCTGGATACAGATTTTCAAAATCTTTATCGTACCCAGATACGGCACCTGCATTATATCGGTCTCGCATTGTTGGCTCTGCCATAACCCAACGACGCATTACATTTGGAGCTGAGCGGATTGCATTTACAGAATTAACTTTTCGTATCATATCTATATCAAAGATATGTCCGATTTTCTGTCTCATTAAATCCCCAATGTTAAGAGCTCTGTCACTTATAGACTCATCGTATAAATTACGCATAGATTCTATAAACCCATCACCTACATCTCTGGCAACTTTTACAAACGTTTCAAACTTCGAACTAATGTGTCTCTGAACATTATCATCCACGTTATAGAAAGTTAAATCACCAGCTCGATTAAAATCATCTAACACTACTAGTTTCGCCATAATACCTCCAAAAATTATCTTTTTATAATTCTAACAGAAACATTAGAATTGGCATTCCTTTTAAACTTTAATTGCTTAATACCATTTATATCAATGAAAAACACATCCATACGTATATGCTTAATACCAAACACAACTGCCCTAACTACACCATCTCCTAAAATTGGATGCTCTACACTATCTCCAACAACAACACTATTGATTGACATAGTACCGTACATTCAAAAAATTAGCAAATGTTTCCAGTGTTGGGTCTGGGAGTTTAATGTTGTTATTAAATCTACCCAATTTAATAGGGTCGTGTATAGCGTATTTAATATCTAAAACTTCCATAGAGCTTATAAATTTAGCCAAGTGTGTAAGTGTAAAGTTCATTTCATCCCCATCATGGTCACAATTATAACCTGGTGCGACTAGGTCACTCAACGATATAGATTTGTCAGTTAAGTCTGTTTTAAACTTCGTAACATACTGCCTTTGCATAGAGCCCAAACCTAAGGTCGGATTTCTTTGGAAAGCGCAACATATTCCGTAATCTGGTAATCGTACCTTATTAATCTGTTCTGTTGTTAGACCACGCCATATGTGGAACTCTTCGTCAAACTTTAAATTTCTTGGTAGTTTTTCACCATTGGCTATTAGCGACCGTAATATTTCGTCGATTATTGGATCGTAGTTACTACCAGCGTAATCCAATAACGCTACATATTCTTTACGGGAATATCCATATTTATTTCGTAATATATTAATGATATGAAATTTAAATATTTCAATACCCATTGTCCACGGTAAATGTATTTCAGCATACCAGTGTGGTGTTGGTATAGATGTAATTACTGCTCGTCCGGTAAAATCTGACCTGGCGCGATATACGTGTCCACGTAACCACCCACTTTTAGGACAAATGTTTTTCTTAAACGTGTTAGCTGAATAAATGGTTAAGTTTTCACACACTCCAACAATTTTACTTTCCAGATATTTAACTGATAAAGGTTTCATTGGAGGATTACGTGGCATACTAATAATGCCAATCGTTTTAGCTGCTGCAACCGCATAACTCATGGTTGACGTATCAGCGTAGTTACCAAGATTTGTTTTCTCAATAACCATTAATGCCTTTGTTGGAACTGGTAGATATTTAGGAAAAAACATTGCTTTGTTCTTACTTAGTAAATCTAACTCAGAATACATTTTGGCTTTAGCTTTTCCAACTAAAGTTTCAGCCATAATAGTGAAGTATCTCTCCCAGTTCTCTATAAAATAATTTAAACTACGTTGCCACCCAGCTCGTTCCAAAGCATCTATTCTCAACTTAACTAACTTCGTTGGTTTCCGTGGGCGTGGTACACTTTTTGGGTCGATTGCCCATAGTAAAATATTGTAACCTGAATTCGCAGTTAGATGTTTGAGTTTAATCCACAGGAAGGGTGATATAAAGCCATGTACACCTTCTGGACACTTTATCCACACCTTTGTATCAATAATGCTTTCATTCTGCAACTGTACGGTTGTATTGCAGTTATCACAAACGCGTCCTTCATTGTACCCATATGTGTATTTTCCGCACTCACAGGTTGGGACACTACACAGGACGTCTGTTTCAGTTTTTGTTACTAATAGAGAATTAAATAACTCTCTATCTTCCTTTGTAACATATGGTACTTCGTTTAACAATATAGAGCTTTGTAAACTCTTATATATCACATCGTAATCAGGTAACCTTGTATGTAAACCCATATTGTCCTCTCAATACACAGAAAAAAATATGAGTACCAGTGCAATTGCACTGGTACTCAATTTAACTACGACTAACAGTAACGCTTAGTAGAATCTTTTACGACTGTTCATTGGTTGGAACTGGTCACTGCCGCGTGTATCACCGCGACGAATTCCAGCTGCACGGAATGCAGACGATTGCTCATTACCCTCCAACAAGTAATCGCGGTTCAAACCGAATGAGCTACGAACATGCAACATACTTTCATCCAATTCAAATCCAACGCCGTAGTTTGTCAAGTAGCGGTCAACCACATATAGAAAGTGAGGGTTGTAGAAATACCGCATTGACTTACCGGTGATTGTACGGTGTGGTAAGATACCTGTAATCAACTGTAATCGGTTGTCCAAATCCAGCAAAGAATTGTCAGATGGGATACTACAATTGGCGTACTTAGCTAGAGATTCTTCACTTACGTTATCGTCGTATAGAAACGCCAACAAGTCAACTTCATGGATGTCATGTAACAAATGGTCGCTACCAACAAACGTACCTTCCCATTGATCCACATGACCTTGTAAATCATGGTTAGGGTCGAAGATTGGTGACTTGGATGGACCGCCAAATTCAGTTTGCCAGAATCTGAAGAATGCATCTTTATCGATTTCATGAGTACCAGCCGCTTCATTGTATTCCATAACAAATGAGGATAGTTCGGTGTTAACCAAATTTTCAGCATCTGTATACGTAAACAATTCCTGAATATATTGCATAGGGCCTGCACGAGCGACGTCCATCGCAATAATTGGCGTTTGCGAACAGTATTCTTCGATCATCTGAATAACTGTTTTGGTTTTGGGTTCAGTTGAATATGAACCGCGTGGCAAGATTGTAACTACGCCTGGGATTTCGTTTGACACTGGATTTGGGTCACCTAGTTTACCAAGTAACCCAATGTTGTTAATGCAGTTCGACATAGTTCCAGGTTCAAACAACTGACCCCAACGTTGTGGATCTTCCGAATACGCTTTGACCATACTTAACGCCAAAATCTGCGTTAAGAAAGAATCGTTATTAGTTGTTCCTAATGATACCGTTGTGGCTTGGCGAATAATAAACACTGGAACTACTAACGGATGTGCTTCTTGACGATTAGATAGACGGATAACTTCACTACCTGGTTTCATAGGTAAGAAATCAATAGTCAAACTAACTTGACAAAGAATTTGGTCAATCTCTGTTTGATGCAAAGAATCTGGTCGCTTTTGTGACCGCGCCACTAATGTCAACTCGATGTCACACGCCATAGGTTCCCCATAGGTGTTCGTAGACATTCCAGTTGGATTAATTTTGTGACGCACAGCCATTGTGTAACCTGCATCACGCAAATCATCTGCTGTAAACAGAGATGTACCTTCGCCACGCGACAATTTGATAAATGCTAAAATTGAAGCCATTGCATGGTCGAATGGTACTTCGCAATCAGCTGTGGTGATGTAACGTTTAGTTGGAGATAGTCTTTGTACGCTGGAAATAATAATCAGCTTTTCAAGCTCTTGCATCGAGTAGTTTTTGTCAGCAAAGTATGTTCTTGCTAACAGTGCATATGCACGCTCTTGCATAATTGGAGATGTCCACAAAGACTCTTCGGTTTGGGGAAGTACAATTTCACGACCATAGCCACCGCGCTCTACAAAGTCTGGAATCTGTGCACGCAGAAGATGTGAAATCAGGAATACGCCAACGTATAAACGATTACCTTCCCGCACCACTAACATTTCCGCAGGAATTAGAAGCGATATGTCATCAAATGCAATAGCCTCCACAGAAACACCAGTGGTAGCAAAATAGCCCGTGCAAAGCGCACTAAACGATTCGTGGATCTCACCCATATCTGCTGACTGGCGGTTACCGCTCATTGCAGCACCAAATAAACTGTTTGTGTTTCTCCGTGTGCCAGGTGATATTGGCGGCGGTTGTCTTTGTTGGGTTTGTTTTGCACCTGGTTGTGGTCTTCTAGCAGCAGAAGCTACAGTCGGTTCATCAATTAATTCATTGCTCATGTTTTTTTAACCTCTAAAAATTATTAATATGAAATACACTTACCTTTCGATAAGTGAGTGTAACACCCTTTACAGATTATTGATATCTGTAATATTTTTTTATTTAACACCTCCAAATATAAAACAGTGAGTTAAATTGTATCTAACTCACTTAGATAATATATGTTTAAAAGATGGATGGGTTACTGACCAAGTACACCACAGGTGGGACAATACAGTCTAACGGTGCGTTTATCTTGTACAGAAACAGGAAGTGTACAGTCGGTATCCCAATTTGACACGGTATGTTCACTTAGTAATAAAAAAAATAGTGGTAGTAGACTCATGAATTCACGAGTCTACTACTTAGATAGTATAGTTTTTTTAACCAGTCGAGTTTTGGGACTCTTCAGATTTTAGGTACATATGTAAATAGTGACCAGTTCTACTATTTAACATGTAATCATAATACCATTGCGATATAGCGTATTTGTTGAATGTACTAAACTCATCTGCATCAGCAGTAAAGTCTACCGTGGAAAAACGTGGTTCTTTTATAAACAGTTCTTCTTCAGCAACCTCACGCTCAGATAAGTTATCCCGCATAAATTTATGTAAATGTATTTGTCGTAATTTTTCTATTAAAGTCACTCCACCCACCAAGGATACATGTCAGTTGTTACTCCAGTTTCATATCTGCGATTATCGTTGTTTAGTATTTCGTAACCTACACCATAGTGGTGTTTACATTTAGGATTGATACAATACACCCAATAATCCCATTTTTCAGCTGGAAGATTTGGGTTAGCTTTAATAAACTCTTCATCACATAAACTATCGTAGACTTGACTGTTACAACATTCACAGTTTCCAACATGGGTGCCGTGTCTAGATTCATATTTGTCAATAACTGGTTCTTCTAACATAACTGGCCCATTGTGTTTAGGTGTTTGTAACTCTTTTGATTTACCCATAATCCGCTCTATCTCTATTACTGCTTCTGTCGGATATAGTTCCGGTGGAGGTGGTTCGCATTCACTCATAGTAGAGTTAACACATTCTTGTAACTGTAATCCAATCACTCGGCTTATAACAAGTTGTAATTCGGTTACCTGACCAGCAGTAATGTGGTCTACTGCGATAGATTTACTTGGAATGGTGCTAAGTAGAAACGTACATCGTTCCATCAACTCTTCGTACAAAACAATTAGACTACTCATACACGTTTACCTTTAAGTAATAATTGTTGGACTCTTACAATACACAGTGCCAATTCATGACATCGTATATCGTATTCTGGGTTTGTTATTGTCCCAACTTTGTAATCGGCAAGTAACACTATTTCACGATCTTGTAACTCTTCATAAAGTATTTCTAACGGTGACATTTTCGCAACTCATGTAATACGTTGATATCTTTGTAGTGAAAGAAGTTAAACGGTGAGTCACCGTAACTAACCATACCAAGGGCACATTTTCTTCCACGAACTAAATTTTCTAAAGTGAACCTTTGACGGTTATAAAAAAACCAACGTAGTCCGTTATCTAATTCACTATCTTCCAGTGCACGTATATAACCTATTGTTAAGAGTGTAGCATTGTAACCTACCCCTTGTACTCGAGATAATATATCTCTAATTTCAACACCTAGATTACGTTTATCGTTTTCAGATAAACACTTGTGTAAGTTGTCTAAGTTCTCCACTATATACCCCCTTTTGGTACACACTTTGTATGTGATGGTTTAGTCTGTGTTTCTACAGCCTCTTTAACAATATAAGCTTCAGCGTTTAGACATGCTGACTTAGATGAAAATTCTTGGAAGCGATAATCGTCACCTCTAGAATTATTTAAAATTACTATTAGAATCCATGCATATGACATAATAGTTCTCCGAATTAAATTGGGTTGTTTGTTACAAGTTGTTTTTGAAGTATCTGCGCTTGTGCAAATCCATTATTCACAACAGCTATATTCACACCATCTCGCTCATAGTAATAAAACACCCCAGCTTTTAGACAGTCCATACCAGGTTCTTCCACTGTATAAAAATCTACATCAAATTCATCCGCTTCAGTAAGCTGGTGTTGGAATGAAAACCGCAATGTACTTCCACCCGATGGTAATGGGTCAACTGATAAAGATACACCCATTTCGAGTATCTTCATATTGTAAGAAATACAAATTAAATATCCGTAAATTGTCGCGTATATATCAATAGATCGCAGATATGGCAACTCTGCTATATCGGCTACAGTAGTTGCAGTTTCTGAATCTTCTGATGATGCAAATAAATCCACTACCTTTTTCATATCTACGTAGGTATCCTCACGGTCATTAATGTAAGAATCAGCAAACTCCAAATATTTTTCAAGGTATTCGCGCTTTAGATACTCTATTGCAGATTGTTCATCGTCAAATAACTGTTTTTTAAATGTAGCACCGTATCTACCATCTGATAAGTAAAATAACTTATCTCTAAATAAGTCTTTCATGCTATCAGTTTCATCTGGATCTTGTTTATCCCACAAGTAATCAATTTGATATGGATATGTCCATTGTCTTCCACAGTAGCCGTGTGCATCCCAACTATCAAATAGATTTAAACCATCTTTCTCACTGTATCCACGATCAGTAGAACTACTGAGTCTTGCAATAGTCCAAAGTTTAGATGGTACTGCTTTACTGGAAATGTCTGGATGTCTTTCTTCTAATTCAATATTCATTGTAATACCTCTTTAAATGTTTTGTTTTTAAGCCCTAATAGCGTGCTGACTGAACGATATTATTCTACAGCACCGACTACCCTTTAATTACTTTAATCACACTACCATCCTCTCTCAATTCGTATTTGTCACTAACAACACCATAAACACATTCCCACTTACCAGTATCTTCCAAAAACAACCCCGACATTAAATCTATTATGAATACACCTGTGTTCTCAATACCTTTATCAACAGTATCGTAATAGTATCTAACTCCAACTAAATGTTTACTCTTAAGAACTTTATCCTTAAGTAGTTCAATATGAAAGTTTTCTTCATCTGAAAAGAACAAAGTCCCAGTTCCATTAATAACCACACCACGATATGTGTTATCGTACATAGTCACTACCTTGACCGTTCTATAAAAATCATTAAATGATTTAAATGTAAGTCGTGTATCGTTCTTTATATTTGTCATAATACTACTCCAGTAAATTACTTATTAAATTTCTCTTCTACCAATTCTTACTTTGAAAATATCTCTATTTTCCCAACTCGTCATATAACAGTGTTTCTACTAACACAGGTGTCCACTGTACCATTTACTATTTCCAATCTAACTATAGTTAAGTTAGCTCCTAACACTCTCTAATTCAATATTTACATTTACCAGTTATCACTTTAACGAATGCTTTGTTGCATTCGTATAGTAACAAGTAATTCCTTCTTTAAGAACACTGAAGGAATACTGCTAATGTAAGTGAAAGACTATGCTTTCACTGAAGGAGTGTTGACTATTAGATTACAAGCTTAAACTAATCTCAAACGTAATAGCAGATGCAGAATCTAATGATTCTGCATCTGTATAGTTATTACTAAGTATTTTCTTTGGGGGCTACGCCCCATATTACTATGATATTTTAGATTGTTTAGACAGATAGGGTACTAGGGTTACAGGGGGTTTATAAAGGATACTACACACTATAGTTAAGGTAATAAAAAAATAAATACACAATGGAAACATTCAAATGAATCAAATTCAAATTGTAACAAATAAAGACTTTGGTTCATGACCACGAAGTCTTGTAAAAGATAATGGATTAGTCAATGGAGTTAGTTTACCAATGACACCTTTGTATTCTTTTCTAACGATATCGAACTTATCAAAACTTTGTTCATCTAAACATCCATTTAGTAAACTTTGAATTGACTTCCATTCACTACCATCTTCCAAGACACTATTTTTACAAACCATGTAATCCACAGTGTCGTACACGTGTGTAACGGTTCCAGTGGCAAACCTTGGGTAACACTTAAATGTAATCTGCACACCCAGTGAGAATCTTTCAGGGAACCGACTTAAAGCTAAAGCAATCTTAGCTACAACTTTAGCAGACAGTTCACAATGTGATCTAAAGTTTAAAGAGTTGTAATAATACATTCCTTCATCAGTATCTGATTTCCAAAGGAAGATATCGTATCCAGTGTACGTAACTCTAACAGCTTGTTTCTTGGGACGTGTTGGCTCACCTTTGTAATGTGCCATAATTTAATCTCCTAGTAAAATAAACGATTGTAATCTAGTTAGGATTACACACAGATGATATATGCTTCACACTTAGTTCAGTTTCTAATCCTGTGTCATTATTAGGAGGGTTTATGTACCGATTATTTACGAGGTCTATTGCGAATACCGGAACATTAGTTTCCAGCCAGCTACCAAGGTTAAGGGACTTAATCTCTGAACGAGTAGATTACCAAAATTCATTACACCGAATGTCAGGTGGGACATTATCAAGTAACCATCTCCTGATAAAACTGTGTTATGTTTTATCACCGTATATGGCACTAAACGATATATATGGAACTGTTGATAATTCGTTAGATAAAATATGTAACCCATTAGCTATTACTAATCGTAACGGATTTGGTAAGTTACACCCTAAGTTCATATATACCGAAAATAGTGCCGTAATAGCCACTACGTTCGACGATCAGTTTACAGATGTACCTTGGGATAAGATAAGAGCTTTACGAGTCTTAGACCATCCGTTTACATCTATGGAAATATTCATAGCACCACTAGGTGTAGATATCAAAGACAATGGAAACTTCTCAGTTATTGGAATTGACTTACCACTATTTGCGTATCAATTACAGCAGTGGAATAACGCACAAATGTTACTACCTGAAACCGATAGGGATAACTTAGTGGATTTCATTATGAAATGGGTGATTCCAGGGTTAGTGAATGAGTACATCGACATTGCAGTTAGGAACAGACTCTATTATATCGTAAATCGTGAGCCTATGCCTTATGAGAGACACGAAAGAAGTTTTGTGATAGGTTATGAGGGTGTGATTGAAAAACCGCTTAAAACGATTATTTCGAGCATTAAGACTAGTAATAAACCTTACATTAAAGGACTCTCTGAAATACCGTTAATCTACAGTCCAGATTATTTAACAGCAATGCCAATGTGCATTGGTTCATCAAACAGTTATACGTATTGGGTAATGTTCTATACGTTTGTCAATTGGGCATTTCCATTAACTTTTATGGTGGATAACAGTAAAGGGAATACAACCAATGCAGTAACTATATTGCACAAGGTGGATAGGTTTGTAAACGACCATAGTAGACTTACACACATGAGCCCTGGAATGTTAGATTCCACACTTGTAAAGTACAAAAAAATAAAAGAGTTCTTTGAAAACATATAGTGATAGACACCCACTGGTATTAATACCAGTGGGTGTCTATCACAAACGAATTAAGGTATCTCGACTGGCGAATATGCGTACGCCAACCACTTTCTAACTCCTACACCAATGTTTTAAAAAGTTATATTTCGTTACGTCATTAGGAAAAACCCTAATGACGTAATTGACACTCTAAGATAACAGCTAACGACTCTGTAAACACACGATAAACTAAATTACAGTGTTTTTACAGACGGGTTTAAAAAGTATTCTCTGTTAACTATTCCCATGTTTGTAACCCCATAATAATTTGTTGTAATCGAAAATACCAATCTCTTTCTTCAATAGAATCTTCCCAGTCATCATCACTTAGTCTTCTTCTTCCAGTTCTTCTACTTCAGTAAATTCAGCAAAGACATCTTCTTCATCGTCATCTACTTCCATCCCGACACCAATAATGCTTTCGATCGTTCTACCGCCTGGTAAACCAAACTCCTCACGATACGGCATTCTATCTGATACTAGCTGTGTGTTATGAACGTTATCAAAATAGAACCCCATCATTTCCAAGACTATGTAATATCCGGCCGATATGTCTGCCACTGTACTACGTAAATCTAACATAGATAAAAACTCCTTAGGAACGCCACCAGCGACGATTTCTAACGGAAGTAGTATCTGCTTAAAACAATCTTTATTATTCTCTGCCATCCACGCCATTAGAGGCTCTGCTATATGTTTCTCAGCAGTAGCCAACCATTCTGCAAATAACTTCTTTTTACCAACTACAGTTGAAACCTTAACCGCACGATATGGAGGTTCTGAAATATTACCAAATATTGGAGCAAACACTTCAGTCCACAATTTGTAATGTAAATAGTTACTCGACATAGGGTTTTTATACCCCTCTTTTGTGTTTATATTCACACCGACTAAATATGTAATGTCACCTTTCAATAAAGACTGATAAATCAAATGTTCAAAGTTAGCAATTCTTTGCATAACCGGAAACGCTTCAATTGTACCATCGTTAGATAAGAGAGTCATAATCTTTACAAGTTCATCATCTAATGAACTCATAACAAACTTTGGTATCTTTGAATCTTTTAATCCAACACCTTTAATTTCAGACCTAGGTTTACTAAATACCAGTCCCTCTTTAGATGTCATTAATGTTGCATAGTGTTTAGCTCTATTTGCACGCATATAAACGTAGAACTCAAACTCATTCTTCATTCTTAATGTAAGTAACTCAGAATCAGCCACTCCCATTTGTTTACCAACAACAACTAAACAGTGGTCAACTACCATGTTGTTAAGAAACGATATTGTATTTGAGAATTTAGGCGTATCAGGTCCTAATTCTAATCTACCGTATTTCCAGATTACTTGTTGTTGAACAGTATACATTACAGAATCGGTATCTGACCCAATAACAGCTCTACGGATAGATGATGGAAACGAAAATATTGAAGAGGGTAAGTTTTCAGTACGGTACAATGTCACTAACAAATCTTCATATTTCAACAGAGTTAACTCGATATGTAAAATCGTATTAACGTACACTCTGTAGTTTTCTGGAGATTCAACTTTTACCTTAGTTACCATAGAGCCTTTTAAGAACTCCATACAGTAGATACAAGCCAATGAAGCAATACCTGTATTTGTACCTGCAACAATATCGTCTAAGTTAACATCTGTATAGTTGTCGATAACGTTACGAACTGTCATTAGGTCATCTAAGAACACCCTTACAAAAGTATCATTTAACGTGTACAAGCTATAGAAATCACCAGTATACAAAAACGCTACCATTTGTAGTCTACTCAGTTTACTAACTAGATGTCTAATATCCAGTAGCTGTTGTTGACTATACCAGTAGAACGTAGTTGACCGTTCTATCATTTCCATTACTTCGTCAGTAGTTGGAACGTGTAAATTATATTTATCAACGATTTGTTTTAGCGCAACGTAGTTTGTGTTACGAGTAATTGTTAAAATATTTTCTAACACGACATCCTTAGACCAGTAATGTCTATTACCCATAAGGAAACGTTCAGTGCTGGCATTAGAATACGATACAAACACCCTAGAGATTGAAGTGAGTGTACTATGTGCGGATTCGTTCCATAGTGGGTTGTATTTAGATGCGTGAGCACCAGATAGACTGTTAGTTAAAATCTTAATAGCGTACTCTAAGTTATTGTTAATCGCAAACTCTTCATAGTTACCAAGTTGCTCAGCAATCTGTCCAGCGCGTTTAACTGTTTTACGCTTTTTCTTTTTACCTTTAATGTATTTAACCAGAGGCGATTGCTTAACGTCAGGATGAAAATATAATGCCACATTCGGTGTGAGTATATGTCTATTTCGTTTTGTCGCATTTATAAATTTGTGAAAGTTTATATGCGCGACTACCCTATCACCATTTTCATCTTGTTGCAAACCCATGAGTGTAATTGGCTTTAATTCAAACCTTTCACCAGCTGATGTTTTTTTACGTATGTACTCAATGCAGTCTGCCATAGGTTTACCAGACTTAAGGTGAAAAAAATGAGCATACGTCTGTATAGATTCCTCTAGGATATCTAAGTTTCTATTGTAACATTCTGGCGCTTGTATAAATAAATCTCGATTGTGTAACATAAATACTCCAGCAAATTGCCTATACCATTACAGTATAGGCAATTTGTATATTTGGTTATTGTACTGAGATTTCTGTTTTCACAAACCCTTTAGCTGCTAGGTAGCTTAATAGATTTTGCTGTTGTGTTGGGTCAAAGTCATGTATGACCACTGTGGCAACCGAACGTACCATACGCGATAAGCTAACTGGATTAATCCACGGTTCTGCAATTTCAACTTGAGAACCGTCAGATAGTTTTAACCTAAGGTATCTGTAACTAGTATAGTCTCGTGATAAGACTATACCCGGTGGGTTTGGTATAGCTGGGTAAATGTTGGCGGCATTAACCGCTGCTTGAGTTGGGTTTATTAAACCATCGCCACTTTCAACCGCTAACACCTTAGCATTCACTACGTTTGGTATAATACTACTACCGTACGTTGTAAATGAAATAACGTCACCAGACTGCACTTGGTTTAATGTAACTGTTTCAGCCATATAGAACTCCTTTTTTATCGTTGTATACATAGCTCACAGTGTGAACCAGTAAGTTGTTGTTTTCCAATGTGTAATGTGTTATTATTACACCTAAGTTTCGTAGGTTTTCGTGTGCTATACGTGAGACACCATCAGCATAATGTTCAATTTCTTTTAAGAAGCATGTTAGTACATCTGACGGTAGATATTCGTGTAAACTAGATATGTTAATAGTTCTCTCTGAACGAATATGTAAAGCTTCAATAAGGAGGTTACCTAGTAAGTTTTTTATATCAAACCCAAACCATGACAAGTTACAGTGTGGTAACACTACACATTTATAAACGTTATATAGCGAACTGTATTCAAATAGATAGACGTCCTCAATAACCTCTGGTGTAAAATTACACGAAAACATATCACCACCTTTTGTTTCTTAATTGACGAAGTATGTCCATTTCAGCCACCCAGCTAGGTTTAATAGTTTTTGGGTTACGGTTAACCATCGGGTGTGCTAAACAAGCAGCGTTGACGTCTTCAATAACCTCTTCGTTTTCCATGCTATCTATCGTCCACTGGGAAGCTTTACGTGCAGCCTCGTATACGTCCGCACACCAGACACCGTTTCTATGCGTTAAAGTTTCCCATTGTAATATTCGAATGTCACCAATCTCAAGTATATCAATCCTTTCAGAAACAACAGATACTCTCCATAGTGAGTGTATTCCTTTTTCTTCAATAGCGTTACTTAACTCAATGATAGTGTAATAAAAGTCTGTATAGTCATAAAAGATTTCATGTACAAAATTATACAGTGTATCTCCTTCACGTACACTAATGCCAATGTGTTCAAATAAAGCATCGTATACGTTTTCTTTAAGAAAACCAGTTTGGTTAAATCCTTGGGAGCCACCTGTTGCATCTTCAATTTCAATTCGTATTAAATTAACCACAGCGTCACGAATAGCCGCTGTTAATCTTTCATATTCTTCTTTTCCTCCAACTAGTCTGTATTTATTACGGAAGTTCATAACTATCTGTTCAACTAATGCTGGCCAGTTAAAGCATAACGTTTCACTAATGTACTGCATATTCGAATTGTCCGTAAAAAAATAGAGTAATAAAGGAGTGGGTTAAACCCACTCCTCTAAAGCTTACTGGTTATTCATCGTCACCGAAGTCGTACGATGCTTCCTCCATAGATTTTAAATGTGCTGGAAAGTGTGAAATATATTTTTCCAGTTCAAGCATGCGATTCGCCATAAGTACAGGCGTTGTGATAAAGTGCATATCGGTCATAGGCACTTTTGTAGCATTGGTAGTAGATGCTGGGATGAACGCATTCTTACCCCAATGTTTTATGATGTTAAGCTGTGGTGACTGTGCATCAACCAGTAATGAAATTGCTGAGATAGCACCGGAGACTTCCAATTCATTACCGAAATTAATTAACAAGTCAACAAGGCGATGTTTCACACCGGGAACGACCTTAGTGTAATCGAGTAACTTTTCCATATCACTACTATCGAGACCTACGTTTTGGTGACTGCATAAAATCATCATCGTGCGTAACTCTTGATGAATAGCTTTGTTTACAGTTTCCATTGTACAGTCTGGGCCGAAGTTGTCATGGAAACTAACAACAACTGGCTTTTTCAAACGGTTAGAAATCTTATTCAGATCACGGATGGTTTCCAATGTGTTACTGGTTGACTTTTCACAATCTGCCGCTTGGACAACGATTGATACAGTAGATTTACCAAGTCGGTTTATGGCTTCAACCACCATAGGTCCAATCACTGAACCAGTACCACCAGATAAAGAAAACACTAAAATGTTAAATTCAGTTGGTGGATTGGCTCGTAAAAATGGATCTACTGAATCGCCCAATAAACGTTTTGCTTCTTCACGGTCTTTACCGAAACCATCGGTGCCTGAGCGAAGCGTTACATTGTTTTCACCACCAGGTAAATTTGATTTAGACGAGTCAAAGTAAATCATATTTGGCTGACCAAAACCACTGAAATCACCCACTTGTTCAATATCGCAGGCTGCACCTAAAGACAGTCCACAGCCACCGAATAGATACACGTTAGTTACATTTTTTGACATGGTAATATTTCCTTTGTTTATTGTTAAAATGTTTATACGGTGTTACCCGCACATAGTAAAGTTAATTGTTATTTGCCAAATGCGTCGTAGCAAACAGCAAGTCTTTTTTCCAGTTCGAACAGACGGTTAGTTAAAGTAAAATGTATTTCTGGATCAGTGATAGCGTCCACTATTTCATTTTCGGTATTTGACATTGTGTTCTCCAATTAAATGAGTTTAAATAGCAAAGTCGATTACTTTACTACATAGATAATATATACCTAAGTAATCTTTCAATCTACACTATTGTGGTGTACCATTAATATTAAAGGCTGCATTTATGAACCATAGAAGCTATCTGTTGCAACGAATTAAACGCGAGATACCACTACCCTTACTAAACATGATTTTTGTACAAGGGATGCAAAAATATGATGGGGTACCAATTACACTAGATGCAAGAATAACACAGGAGATTATATTAGACATTCTCATTATGGATATGAATGTTACAGCTGGTAAAGAAGAACAAATAAATGTACAAGGTTGTAAAGTGGAACATACGACCACTGGGCAAATTTATAAGATTGGATACGGTCCCACTAATGGAAAAGAAATTATGTCCGTTTTAGATGTGGGGTATGGTTACGCTGGGGTTGGTAGTATTAAACCAACTATAGCTTCTGCTGTATCAGATCCAATGATAGTTGGTGATTCACGAGTACAACTAGTAGGTAAAAACACAGTGTACTTAGATGGATATGTGGGTATGCCAATTATGACGATGAGAGTGGTGTTAGAGCACGATTCTTTCTTAAATGATACAAACCCAAGGGTATTACCGTTTTTAGCCGAGGCGGTTATATTAGCTACTAAGATGTACATTTATACAAATGGTGGAATTAGATTAAAGAATGCTATTGTAAAGAACGGGGAAGACTTACCTTACATTGAAGCGTTAGTTGAATCTTATTCAGATGCAGCTAGTATGTATAATGATAAAATGAAAGAGTATATTCCGATTAGTTTCATGGCGGATAAAACAGCATACAGTAGACACATACGTTCAATCGTTCCATCTTAAACAAAAAAAAACAATGTGTGGACTTGAGATTAATCTCAAGTCCACACAAACTGCTATGCTTCTAAATTATGGATGTACTTATGTACCTCCAATATCTTCTTACGGGGCACAATAACTGTAATCGCCATGTACCCCTCTTCAATGTTATCTCTCGCTTTAAGCAAGAGCTGTTTAACTGTATCACGTATATCACGTTTACAGTTAAACTCCACACCATCTAGAGATTTCCAATCTGGAACTTCTCCATTCTTACCTGGAGCCACATCATTAATGGTAAATTTATTAGTGACGTAGTTGTGTGTTGCATAAACGATACACGTCCAACTCCCAGCTCTTACTGGGATGAACGTGACATACTTACTTACCCCATCATCCACGACTACCACGACTACCTCCCACGCGGTCTAACCATGACCATTTTGTTTTTGGGATGATACGTTCCAGTACCGTCATAACATGGTGTACGATGTGTTTACCGAGCTGAGATTCAACTGAGTGAGCTACAGACGAATCTACTTTATAAAGTACACTTCCGATAGAGTCCCACACTCTACCTATGAAACGTGGAGCATTACGCTCCACCAAATAAACATTTACATGGCACGATATATCGTGCCACAATTTATCGATGTCTATCTTACTGACATCAAATTTGGAAAATTCAACAACTGCAAACACTGCTGAAACCGCAGTGTCGAATTCTAACGACAACTCGATGGTTTGGTTAAGTCGAAGATGAACTAAATCTTCATGAACCATCTTTAACAGCCCACCAACCATAAAGATGGTGAGTGGGTTTTTGCGAGACAAACGCTTACCATTAACCCAGTTACGGGTTAACGTTTCAGAATTTGTTGAGGTTATTAAAAGTGGCAAGACTTTTGCCATTTCTAAAGTTTCTGAATCTAAAACAGAATTTAAATTTTTCATAACATTGTACCTATAGAATAAACTATTAACCCGTAATAGCAACGTGAGAAACTAAATTGTTAACTCCCATAGATGATATATAAATAAGTATTTATTGAGTTTACATATCCACGCATTAATGCGTGGATATGTAGGTGTATCAAATTGAAATCAATGGGACGGTAGTAAATCTTATATACAGAACACTCATAGTTTAAGAAGGAAACTACAATGATTAAAGAACATTCCGTTCTAGCTATATTCAATGAACACTGCACCAGACCAATTGATAGAAAGTTTTCACTAGCCGTAGTTACCTGGGTTAGAAACATAGCTAGAAAATCAGATAGATTAAGAGACCATATTAATTTCTTAGGTGGGAACTTAATTGGAACTTATCCATTTGTAATGGTTAATGAAGATTTTTATATGTGGAAACATGAAGTCTTAGAAATTATTGATTATGATAAGTTACAGTCTGACTTATATGACCTACCAGATATCAATCGTTCATATAAGGTTTCATCCGATGCAATTAACTTATCGTTCCTTTGGGTAGTCTATAGGGCATTGATTTCTGACTTACCAGAAAAAGAAAAAATGATATTAGCTACAGCTGCTTTAATGGGATTGCAGTATAAAATCCTTAGTAGTTTACATACACGTAGATTTCCATATCCAGCTGATGAAGGAATAGCTCAGATGGTTTATGAATCTCTGGATAATAAATCTCAACTAAAAAGATTTGGTTCATGGCAAGCTATGTTAGATGACAGAGCAGAAAGTATATTAGCACACGATGCATTACACGCTAAGACGATTAGAACACTTGAACCAGACTTAGGGTTGGTTGCTGCTTTAAATGACATCAGTACACGTTTACGTTCGTTAGTACAGAGTCTCACTGATAAGTTCTATGAGATTAAAGAAAAACAAAGTAAATTAATTACTACATCTAAATTTACTGTTTTAGAAGGAGAAGCTATTCTAAAGGATTCAGTTAACTCTTATGCTCATACAAAAAACGCAATGTATCACATTGTTCCAGATAAGAATAACTTTATTAAAACTGATTTAGTAGAAGCAGTTGTATTAACGGTTAAAACGGCAACTGAATTCTATCTGACTAAAGTGTTACAATTTATGTCAGAGAATTACACAGCTACAAAGATAAAAGGACATCACATTGATATACCGGAATTAGTCGATGAGATTATAATGTTTACATTAACGTTATTAAAACGAGAAAATATACATCTAACAAATATACCGGAAGTAGCAAACAAATTAAAGAATGTGTTATCCTCTAGTAGATTCAAATCAAGTGAATATGATGACATTAAAGAAAAGATAGATTTCATTACAGAACATTCATTGGTTAACGTCCATGTAAACGTAGTAGTTAGTACACGAATAGCTGTAGTCTTTTATATAGCTTTACGTGCGTTGTTAGCAAAGTAAAAAAAAACAAGGTATATGGGGGTTGTGGATAGGTGTTCCCAAACACCTATCCACAAAAACAGTTAGTTACATTTGCAACAGTAACCAGACGTGTCCCCGGCTCTACCATACCCGTAGGTTACACCACAACAGTTGCACACACCAGAGTGTTCGGTCTATTGTGGATGGGTGGGTTTTTCGAGTTTAGTGACTACTATGTCCACTTTGGGACATCTAGTGTGTGGTTACGACTAAAATCAACGCCGGCTTCAACCAGTTGTTGAATTGTGGAATCAACCACATTGTCATCACTCCAATCCAGAAGCCATTCGTAAATGGAACCCTCCCAGGTACCGGGGTGTTGTAACATTTCCTCAATTGCGTCTGCAACCGAAACGTTACCGTTAACAACTTCAGCTGGAACTCCAAACACCAACATGTCACTAAACAGACGGTCGAGTTGAGCATCCAGCTCAACAATACCCGCCATCAGCGGGCTGTATACAGTCTGCACTAAAATAGAATCGTTTATACCGTACAAGCCAATCAATGTGTTTCCGGTTAAGGAAACTGAAATCAATGCAGAGAATTGTGCGTTGTCTGACAGGGTACCGATTTTAATAATGTTAAAATATCTCATGATAAATCTCCTAAATTGAATTTCTATTTGTACATAAAAAAATATGTTGTAGTTAATAGTATGTACCGAAGCGCGTTAAAAATTGTTTACTGCGTGCTTATTGCGATGGCGTTATAATCATTACACCAGCCTGCATTTATTAGCGGCACATAATTCGCGCTTACGGTACGCCACATTCACTAATTGATTAGTCTGACCTCGCTAGTTAATTGCGCCCATGAATGTAATGTTAGATATCACGCCGGTGTACACTTGAATGCCAACACTGTGTGCACCTAATGTGATAAGAATACCTACCTCTAAATGTTTTAAGTGTTTTTACACTCACACCCACACAGCTTACACTGTGTGGGTGTGAGTGCTTTTTACCGTCTTTAGATTTCTAACATTTCAAATTCTGGATCTTTAATTGGTTTGCGTACAATGTTAACTAATAACATAGTTTTGTAATTGGCATTTAGCCGTGGGTATTCACACACCAAAGCTAATCGTAACCTAATACCTAAGGTAGTGTTTGTTATATCCTTTCCGTGGTTATATGCCACTACATTAGACACGTCATTATAGAAGCAGACAATAGGTTCTTCTGGACGATGAGATATTTTTGGGGGATTAAGAGATTTGCGTACAAACTTAAACTCTACAAACTCAAACCCATCTGGAGCATACTCATTAAAGGCGTCTCTGAGTAGCACTATGGTCTCATCTCGCAACTCGTGTATATTTGTGTCACTTACTGAATCATGTGCCCTATACTCAATTATTCTCGGATTAATTTTACTTGGTGTAGCAATAAAATGGTACATTTTTAAATACCCATAAAACTTTTCATCTGACATCAACTCTGTAAAAGTTACATTAGTTGTAGCAGGTGGTTTAGTGATAGCCATGTTAGACTCCTTTATTTTAATTACACTGTAGTTTTAGTATACCACGCCAACACAGCTGTGTTGGCGTGGTATTAAACGTTAAAACCATTACATATATTTTTTAGCTAGTTCAGCTATGTGCTCAGCTTTATCAGTACCGTTAACACATCTACGTGCGTTAATGAAATCTGTCTTAGTTGCATTGACATAATCTGGTAACCTTTTACCACTAAACCCACCATTCTTTAAACCGTGCACTAATATAAACAGTGCGTTTTTAGGCTCTAGTGCTTTCTCTGGATGAGTTAATAAGTCTATACCAAGTAACAATCCGTATTTCTTATAGTTGTAGTCCCATGTAAGCTGACAGAACCCTCTGCCATAATACGGATAGTAATCCGGATGGTGTATTTTTAAATATGCATCTGCATCTTTAAGCCAATATGCTTCTGTAACTGGTTTAAATGTACCACCAGTTTCGTGTTCGGTTGTGGCTAAAACATAAGCTATCTGTGGTTTAAGTGTAAGTCCTTGTATGACACACTCTTCTCTGATAGCAGCTATTGTTCCAGCTTTGGTTGTAAAGTCGTACGATTTAGTATCCATGTGTATATCTCGGTGTATAGTCAGTTGAAATTATCTACGGTGATACATACGTTGTTGCTGTAATTTCACCATACTATTTCTTAAATTGTTTCTACCTGCTTTATTCTCAGTTATCTCTGTCATTATTGAATCTAGAGATAAGGAAGTGTCTCCTGTTAACTTTAACTCATTTAACTTAATAGCTAATATTTTTTCATCCCGTAAATTTTCAATTACAGATGTGCTTTGTTTAAGACTCTCTTTAAGTTTATTAATCTCAAGTTTCAATATGTTAGCTGTACAACGATTTGCTAACTCATGTGTAGTTAACACAGCACCATTATCTGACACCATAGATAAAGCGTATGAAGACGTTATACCGTAATACTGTAAGTTCTTACTATGCTTTATAAACCAGTGTGCTAACATCCACCCAAATACTAAATCGTCATGTCCACCCTTAGCGTGATCCACTCTACGGTTTTTAACAATCAATCCACGTAATTCTTCTGATAGTTGTGGGTCTCTCACTACATGACCAGCTGAATCTAATGCATTCTGAATAACTGTGTCATATAAGAACTGTCTATTTCCTTTATTGGTACAGAAACCAAATAGGTGTTTATACGTAGTGTAGGTGGCTGGGTTTCTCCAATTTAGCTTAATAAACTCATAATCATCTGGCATAGATTCATGTTCACTAACCACACGGTTATATATGCGTTTAAAGGGGTCTATTCCCGCCTCTATTAAACGTAATACAGTAATGTCTAGCATAGACTGGGCAGACTGTTTATTCTCAATGATGAGCGTTATAGTAGGATATGCTATTAACACCGCAACTAACCATTCAACGTATGTAAATATGTTACCAACAGTCACTCGACATCTAGCCACTACAGCTAAGTCTTTAAAATCCAATAGCACTAAACCATTAGCATCTTGTCCAACAATTTGACTAGTATCAAGACCAATACCAAACTGACCATTAGCCATAAAACTAGCAATTTCAGATTCTTCTATAAACCAATCAAATAAGAATTTGTCACTACTAACGTCAGTGTACAGTATGTCCATCTCAGACCGTGAAACAATGTCAACTTGTTTCTTAGTTAAAAGCATAGCTAGTGAACCTTTAGACCATTTGTTTAAAAGGTTGTTTTCTATGTTTTCAATATCAGCTGTAGTTTTAGATATACGATTACGTAACCACGCATCATCTTTACCAGACTGTCTATGGTTAAACGTTCCATTAATAATACATTTTCCACTAGGTGAATTACTTATCACCATTGCTCTAGCTTCACACTTATCGTTACAGTCATATAACCTGTCATTCCAATACATACCTGCCATTAACATACTGTATGCATATGCTCCATGTGGAGTGTCTAAATAACCGGGCGTACTAGTGTACACGTCACAGTTAATTTCACCATTGGCTTCAGCTTGTTCTCTGTATGCACCTGTGGCGAATTGCATCTGTGGAATTGATAAATGTGCGTTAACAGTCCAACAAGGTTCATCCGCGTGGATAAACGGATACTTACCACCACGTGCTACGTTCTCTGCTGCCACCACTGGTTCATGTCCAATGTCAGTGGCTGTAGTGTTGTTCCACATATTACAAGTCACTATCTCATAGTTATCGGCGTCTTTATTTTTACCGTGTTTTATAACTGGTGTGATTAACGGTGGGTATAAATCCTGATACGCTTTCATGTCACCAATTGTTTCTTTTAATAGCTTACTACTTTTAGTGAAAAGAAATGTACTACGATTACGGTAATAAAAATCTCTAAGGTAATTATGCATATGTGTCATAGCCGCAGTCTTACCAATCTGCCTAGGCATAATTAGGAAGAATGTAATACCTACAAATATACACCAGAATAACGCCAATATAGGTCTTGTCAATCTAAACTGCACCGGGTTATTTCCATCGGGGATTCTGGCAATCTCTCTAAAGTAGTACCACGGGTTAGTTTTAATTTCCCGTTGTATACGAAAGATTTGTTCAGCTGTTAAGTCTGGTGAAAATGGGTCTACACCTTGAAGTGTTGGATCAAAAAGTGCTAAATGAAAATAGTAATTTTTAACACCCATCGATTGTAAAAGTTTGGCAGTACGCAACCAGGTTGTGTTAGTGGTTTGTGTATCGACTATAGCTTTTGGGTAATTATCCCAATCGTTTAAGAACAAGATCATGGCACACCGTGAATTAGAGTAATGCATATCTAAATCGATATGCGTATTGTAGGTCACAGTATTGGTGGGGTGTAGGTAAAAAAAACATAGTGGGTACTTGGAATTAATTCCAAGTACCCACTAGTGTCTACTTAACGATTTATCTTAACGAGGCCATTTAAGGTTTACATCTGACCTGTACGATTTTATAGTGCGCGTAATGTATTCTTGTGTAAATTCTAAAAACTTAGACATATAACTTAGAGGCGGTTGTACGTCCTTCCAAACTTCAATGTCTCCATTAAAAACTGATGGACACTCTGAACATAGCCGAAGTAACTGAATTGTTGTCGCAAGCACTTTCCCACCAGACATCCCTTTAGTGTACCAACATCTTATAATGGTTAGTATTATCTGGTTGTATTCAGCAGAATGTAACACCTTGTGTAACTCGATATAGAGTTTATACGGTGTCAGTTTATTTCCAGTTAAAGTGTTATTTAAACCGGTCAACCGATTACTGTAGTTATTACTAAGTGCATTGGTATATGATACGTTGAAATTATGTTGCACCCAAATGTACAAGCCGATAAACGTTTCGATTTTTTGTTCTGTTGGACTAGTCCAATGTAAACGTTTTGCAATAGTTTCATAATCTGCTGAAGCCACACGTGTAACACACTCTGAATAGAGTGCATCCTTCGATACGGTTTTATTTAACACAGAGTTAAACTCTTCTTCTTCCAGTAATTTCAATATTTCAGGCATGGTACTAACCTCTTAATTTAAATGTTTAATATCTACCGATAGCCACTTTGTGTGATATCAGCGTGTTAATTAATGTAGTGTTGTTAACCATAGTGCCTAGTTTAACTGCTAGATTTTCACTATATCCTTGTCGCGTATCGTAACAGTTATTATCAGATTCTTTAATCCAATAA